GAGGTTTATATGGCCGTACAAATGTTTTCTGATCGTCAAAAGATGTCCATCGTTGATTATGCCGAAGCCGGTTATACTCGCACATGGATTGCTAATCGTTTCAATTGCTCGACTGATACTGTTCGTCGAGTAATTAAAGAAATGAAACCTGTTGAAGTCGAAGAGACTGAAGCTCCGGCTCCAGAAGCTCAATACATCTGGAACGCATCAAATAAATTCATCAGCATCACCGATCTGTCTACTCATAAGACTTATCCAGCTGATCATAAAACGAAGGGCTTTAAAATTGCTCTGCAGCGTCTGATTGATGGTGACATCCCAGGTGCACTGGAAATTATCAACGCAGAAAAAGGTCTGACTACTTTCGTTAAAGGCAACGTTAAAATCGATAACGGTGCTTTGTTCTTCAAAGACATCGAAATCAAATCCGGTTTGACCGAGCGTATTCTGGACTCTATGGAAAAAGGTGAAAACTTCGAGCGTTATCTGCCTTTCCTGGAAAACCTGATGTTGAACCCAAGCCGTAAAGCTGTTTATCGTCTGTTTGATTTCCTGGTAGCGAACGATATTGAAATCACTGATGACGGTCATTTCATCGCATGGAAAGTAGTTACTAAAGATTATAAAGACTGCCGTACTAATAGTTTTGATAACTCTCCTGGTGTAGTGGTTAAAATGGAACGCAACCAGGTCGATGAAGATGATGAACGTACTTGTTCTTCTGGTCTTCATGTTTGCTCCAAGAGCTACATCTCTTACTTCCAGGGTGGTTCTGATCGCGTTGTTTCCGTTAAGGTGCATCCACGTGATGTAGTAAGTATCCCGGTTGATTATGGTGATGCTAAAATGCGTACTTGTGAATATCTCGTACTTGAAGATGTTACTGCACAATGGGGAGTTCGCTAATGTTACCGCATCAACACCGCGTAGTGCAAGAACGTGATGATCTTGCTGTAAAAATCGAAGCTTTAGGCACGTTTATCGATAATCAAAACCCGGTATTCAAGAATCTTGATATTGAAGACCAATTTCTGCTTAAACAGCAATTAACTATTATGGTTGAATATCATCGAGTACTCGATGCTCGTATCAATCGATTCTAATTAAAGCCCTTCGGGGCTTTTTCTTTGAGGTTACTATGATCAATCCAATGAACGTGGGCGATTCAAGCATTAAAGAAATTACTTTGCATGGAAACCATTATGCGGAAATTTTATACGCATTAGATGTTATCTTAGACCCAAATGCAGATGGTGTATTGGTATGCGAAGATTCATTTCTTGGAAAGGAAAATGTTGATAATGCTTTAATGAATCTTGAATGTTTGAATTATAACGATCGAGTCTACCAAGGAGTAGTTCGAGTACGTGACTTTTACATTGGTGGTAAAAATGAACAAGCAGAACGTGGGGTTAATGAGACTGAAGAGCCTGCCGACATTTACCCGGTCGAAGAATGATCTTACAGGTGAAGACAAAGTCAAAATAAAAGGCACTGTCCAGTACTCGATGGAAAAAGATCCAGACCAGGATTTAGAACAAGTTAAACGTCGATGCATGATAGCTCAAATGGCTGAGCGAGCAGTTGCAACTTGGGTTGATGGATATGTTGCTAACATGAAAGCTGATTACGAAGATCCATTGACGTTCGCTTGGGATGTGTTAGCTCATCCAAAGTATTCTGGATTGAGAATTGAAGTTAAGACTCATCAGTCTGACGCTAAGTGGATTTCTGTCACTACTGGTTATGGCGGAGACTATCCGTATGGATCTGGGGTTAACCTAGGACCTTTCTTGACGCATCAAGTAGCGGACTGTATTATCATATTAGATGTGGAAGAAAGTTCACCGGGGCTGTTCTCGTTTACCCTAAAGTTCGTTGGGGACCAAGAAGACCTAAAGAAAGTTGTTCGGCGTAGTAACTACACTGGATGGTACTTGAACATTTAATCTTCAGCCGTTTACATCCACATGGAAGTGGTATACTATAGACTAGAAATCAACTAACGGAGAACAAAATGAAACGTTACTACTTGAAAAACCGAGCTTCAAAAGAAATTGTTACTGCTACTTTCGATGCTAATGAAGAAGGTGATTGGACAATTCTTGATTTTGATGGCGAGCAGCCTTATTTTGGTTCTAAAGAAGAACTGGAAAGAATTCGTTCAGGGTTATGTAATGATTCATGGTCTTACGAAATAAGCAAATTCGTTAAACTTGCTATTAAATTAGAACTTCTTGACATCATTGAGGTTGAATTATGATCCGTGTAACTGTGATGGTCTGGTTTGAACTAGAAAACGGTGAGCCTCGTTTCAAAACCTGGGACGATTATATGCATGGCGGAGACGCTCAGTATGTTGCTAAAAGACTTGCCGAAACATATCGTTATGGACAGTGTAAGATCTTTGATAATCTGGATCGTGTCATTGGAAGTGCAGGATTTGAATAAAAGCGGAGGGTAATGCCCTCCTGGAGCATAAAACTTTAACTAATGAGAGAAATAATATGAAAACTTTACTGACTGTATCTGTTCTGGAAAAAGCCGGAGCGACTGTTCTGGGTAAAATCAAAAATGCTGATTGGTTTAACAGTGAACCCGCTCGTGAAGTTCTGAGTGAACCTGGGTTTTATTTTCTGGTAAATCCGGGTTCTTACACTACAGCTCGTTTTTATGTAGGTCGTCAACGCTCTAAATGCGGATTCAGCAATGTTCTATCTCAATTAAGTCGCGGTCGTTCTCAGCTGGGTCGTACTCTTCGTTGTAACGATGTAATCTACGATGTATTCTTTGTTCCAGTTTCAAAAATGAAAGCTTTGACAACTGGTTACAATAAAGGCCAACTTTCTCTGATGTTTACTAAATCTCATAAAGAAGCGTTTCAGAACCTGGAAGAAATGAATCGTATGCTGAATGATAACTTCCTCTTCGGTCTACAGAGTTACTAATGAAACAGATCTGGACTTTGGTGTTTCTGATTATGATTTTGCTTCTGGTGTATTCATCTGGGAGGGATTAATCCCTCCGCCTCGAGTACTTGGAAGTATGTGCTTTGGAATTGCGATATTAGCTTTAGAACGAATTTTTCTTTTATGTGGGATTGATTAAATGAATAAATTAGTGGGTGCATTGGGTTGCGGTATTTGGGCTGGGTTATTTGTAAGTTTTGCAACTGGAGTTGCTACTCCTACGGTATTTTCTTCTAGCATAATGGCGTTGACTCTGTTCATTGTGACTTTGATTAATTTAGTAAAATGAAACGTGTAACTGCTTCTATTGTTATTTTGGCCATCATTATGATGGCCGTTTTCTATGGTGTAGCTTACGGCATTACTGAGATTTTGCTTTTCTTAGTTAATGTTATGATTGACATCGGTTCAATAATTTGGTAATCATATGCAATTAAATCAAAGAAGTCTTCAAAGTATTATTGATAATGAAGCGAAAGAATTCGCAATTTACACTGTCGAGAACCGTGCTATTCCAAACATGATTGACGGGTTTAAGCCGGTTCAACGTTTTGTAATGAAGCGAGCTCTTGACTTAAGCCGTGGAAATAAAGAAAAATTTCATAAACTTGCTTCTGTTGCAGGTGGAGTAGCGGATCTTGGTTATCACCATGGTGAAGGCTCAGCTCAAGATGCCGGTGCATTGATGGCTAATACATGGAACAACAACTTTCCACTATTAGATGGTCAAGGTAACTTTGGTTCTCGTTTGGTTCAAAAGGCTGCAGCATCTCGTTATATTTTCTGTCGTGTATCTGACAATTTCCGTAAGGTTTATAAAGACTTAGAGATTGCTCCGGCTCACAAAGATAAAGAACATGTTCCACCAGCTTTCTATCTTCCTGTAATTCCTACAGTTCTTTTGAATGGTGTTCGTGGTATTGCAACTGGTTATGCAACAAATATTCTTCCACATAGTTTTGAGTCTGTTGTTGAATGTACTCGATTAGCTTTGGAAGGAAAACTTGATAAAGAACCTGAAGTTAAATTCCCTAAATTCAACGGGAAAGTAATTCCAACTGAAGACGGTGGAGTTGAATTGCACGGTGTGTATAAATTCACTTCAGCAACTCAGATGTATATCAGTGAAATTCCATATAAGTTTGACCGTGACACTTACGTGGAAAAAGTACTCGATCCTTTAGAAGAAAAAGGTCTGATCACTTATACTGATGATTGTTCAAAGGCTGGATTTGGTTTTAAAGTTAAATTCCGCGGTGTGTATAATCTTCCGGTGTCAACTGAAATGCGTCATGACATGATTATGCGTGATTTCAAATTGATTGAGAAATTGTCGCAGTTCATTGTTGTCATTGACGAAAATGGTAAGTTGAACGATAAGTTCACTAAAGCGTCTGATTTGATTAAGCACTTCGTTGAAGTTCGTAAGACTTTCGTCGAAAAACGAATTGAATACAAAACAGCTGAAGTCAAAGAGCAATTAACTCTGGCTGTTGCTAAAGCTCAATTCATCAAAGACGTTGTTGACGGAAAAATTGTCATTCAAGGCAAAACTCGTAAAGCGTTGGTATCTGAACTTGAGAAAGTAGATTTATTCAAAGCTCATGTTGAAAAACTTGTGTCAATGAACATCTATCACATCACAAGTGACGAAGCCAAGAAACTGGTAGAAATTGCAAAAGATCTCAAGAAAGAATACAAGTACTGGCAAGAAACTACACCAGAAGCTGAGTTCATTAAAGATTTGGAGGAGCTATGCGAGTAGCTATAGTTCTTCTTTTGTTAACTGTTATTCTTTGGTTCATGCCTGCGTTTATTATAGCGCTTGTTCTTGGAGCTCTCGTAGTTATTGGATTTATGGGCTTCTTGTTGTCACTTCTTCTGATTTTTCTTTAACTCTACACGGCTCTAGTGAATTCTAGAGCCCAGTCCATATAATTAATCATCCTTCCTTGTTGTATCCTCTCAACCGTTCTGGTTAACTTAAAAATATTTTCATTCAACCGTTTACTTCTGCTTTAAGATTTGATATTATTACCTCATACCAAACAAACTGATAGAATCTTGGAGAATAAAATGAAAGTTACCCTGAAAATCGAAGTTACCAAAATGAAAGCTAAAGACGCTCTGACTTCTAACAAACTGATTGTCGATAACGTAGAATACGATATCTGCGGAGTACGTGAAGTTGAACCTGGTACTTTGACTTTCTTCACAATGATTTTTAGCCCAAAAGCTGAAACAGTGTTTAAGCAGTTCGTTTTCAACCCAGAAGATGAAGTTACTGTTAAAAACGCAAACTTCAAATAATAACCGTTTACAAGTGCTATAGTATATGATATTATAGCACTATCAAAACTTAAGGAGAATAAAATGAAAAACGTAATTATTGCCGCTCTTGAAAACGAAGGTTTAATCATCTGCCATAACGATATCAAAGCTGTTAAGTTTGTACGTAAAACTTGCAACGATAATGTTTTAGGAGCTATCTATCATGCTATCGTTTATGACGATAACGAAGATATCTTCAACGTGGTGAGTATTTTTATGAACTGTGAAGACCTTACTGCTGACTTCGGTGGCTCAGCACACTTTGAAGGTTCTTATGATGAATGTGTTGAATACTTCAACGAATGAGGAAATTATGGAAACTTTAGTTAAAAACTTGAAAATGCTGCTGGACAACACTGGTGGTGACTTTGAAGATAAGTTAATGCTCGCTCGTCTTCACTCGTCAAATACTGATACCAACAGCTATCTGACTGTCTGGCATAACGAGCTATGTGGAGGCTACTATCTAGCTTGGGTTTACGTCAACAACTATGATATGGTTGTGGTCCTGGATGACGAAATCGAAGATGTCGCAGAAACTTTGAATCAGGCCAAAGAGTTGTTCAAAGAGTTTTTCCGCTAAGCTGTTTGATAGCATCTTTTTCGGAAGGTGCTAAACTAACCGTTTACATCCGCTTTAAACTATGGTATTATAGCTACATCAAAACAAATATGGAATTCGGAGAAACAAAATGTCAAAAGTAACTTACATCATCAAAGCTTCTGAAAACGTTCTGAATGAAAAAACTGCGGCAATTTTGGTTAAGGTAGCTAAAGGTAACTTCATCACTTCAGCTGAACTTCGTGAAGAACTCGTTGAAACGATGAATGCTTCTTCAGTTAACAGCAACATCGGTGTTCTGATTAAGAAAGGACTGATCGAAAAATCAGGTGATGGATTAGTTATCACAGGTGAAGCACAAGACATCATCTCAAATGCTGCGGTACTTTACGCACAAGAAAATGCTCCTGAACTTCTGGAAAAACGAAATACTCGTAAAGCTCGTGCAATTACTGGCGAGATGGAAAGCGATAAAGATTTCATGATGGAACTTCTGGCAACTAAAGAAGAACTTTTCAAAATCAAAAAGCTGGATGTTTATCGTAGCAACTTTATTGCAGTCCTGGAAAAACGTACTTTCGGTATTCGTTCGTTCGAGGTTAGCAATAAAGGTAACTTCCGCATCTCCGGTTACAAAATGACAGATTCTCAAGTGAAACACTTTGAAGATCTTGGTATGACAGCTAAACATTCTAAGAACGGTAACATCTACTTAGACATCGCTCGTACTGAAGAAAATATCGAAAACATCATCAACTCCGTTGACACTCTGTAAGGAAACTGAAATGACTATCCAACTGAATAAACTGGTAGAAGATATTAAAAACACCATGAACCGCTCAGAGATTTTGAATGAACTTCAACGCTGCGTACAACGAGTTGATGATGAATACCACTTACCAACCAACGCATGGGAAGTCTGGTTCCGAGGTTCTCATCTCGGCTCGATTGAACTGAAAGCCAAAGGTTGTTATGCAGTTTATAGTTCTCTTGGTCGTCATTGCGGTGATTGTCAGAACTTTATGCAAGCACTGGCTCGCTTCATTAATTCATGCGCAGTCATTATCGCCAAGCAGCAAATCGAAGAAACCGAAAAATGGATTGACGAAGTAACTAAAGAGCCAGAAATTCGTCGTTGGGGCGTTACTCGTAAATCTCGTTGGATTGATAAAGTCAAAGGGTGGTTCAAATGATGGAAACGATGAATCAAAATAATGAATTGGCGGTTCCAGATATCTGTTTCAAAATCGCCGATTGGTGGGATGGCCGCAAACTTCAACGTCGTATCGTCTGTGCAGCTAATCGTTTTGAATTAAAAGCGGGTGGGTATCTGGTTATTCCAGGCTCCAGACATTATTCAAAAGATATGGCAGAAGTACTGGACCAAGTGAAAGATAAATTAGTGACTGATCACGTTCACGATGAAGACCAAGGATTTATTGATCAATGGGGTGAATATCATAATCGTAAAGATGCACTGATTATTGCTACACATTCTGGTCAAATTAACACAGTCCGTAAAAAGGGCGCACCATACGACACATTATTTTCTGAGGATCTTTATTAATGATTAAGTCAACTCGTCAAGTAGAAATGGTTCGCTATGAAAGTGCGGCTCTTAAAGCGTTTTACGATAAATGTAAAGAAACTGGCCTAGACTATTATAGTTCCATTGCTGATGAAATCTCAAATGATTTAATGTGGCAATGTCAAGACGATGTTTTGAAATTAGTAGATAAAGGCGATTTTGACATTATTTCTATTGGTCGTCCGATTGAAGAACTTATTAAAGAAATTGAAGAAGTTGTTGAAAACTACGAGCTTGAGGATTATTTCTAATGAACGCTAAAGAATTACAAATCGATGCAATCAATAACCGAATTCATGCTTTAACCCGTGCTAATGAAATGATGCATGAAAATTGGGGCACGTACACCAATGAATCTGGGTTTAAATTCTGCGAGTCAGAATTGGCTAAGAAACTCACCGGAAAAGATTATGTTTGCCCATTCGCATCACCAATTAATGGAATGATTAAACCATTGCTGATGGAACTTTACATTCAAATGAATGAGTCCATGATTGAAAGTCTGAAGTATCAACTTAAGGTATTGGGTAATGTACAGACAAAGAGCGACCAAAGCTGAACAAGAAAATGCTAAGCTTCGAGCTGAATTAGCTAAACGTCCTGATTACGAATGGTTCGTTGAATTAATCAGACGTCATCTTAAGCAAGATGCTACTGTTCCATTACAACACTTGGCTGTGCAAGTTAAACAACTTAAAAATGCAAGAGGACATTTAATTGAACAATCCAGTAGCGAAACATGATTTCAATAAAGGTGGAGCTCATAAAGACAAAAAGCGCGCCTCAAATGATTCCAAGCGCAAACAAAAACATAAGGGAAAAGATCATGAATAGAACTGAATTCGAACGTCTTGCATATGACCGGTACCTCGGAGTCGTCACACAAGTTAAAGTAAAGCACTCCATTGATTTGGTTATTCGCATGATTGGAGAAGATTCTGTCCGGCGCGGAATCTTTGTTTCAAAAATGCTTGCTTATATTAATGTTATGGCGAAGAATAATCACCATGAATTCACTGATTGCGATGTCACAGTATCCGAAGATAATCGCGGAATTTATATCGAATCTTGGGATAAAGGTCATGTGATTAATATGGCTTGGGCGCTTATGTCTTTTGCCGAATCGCTTGACATGACAATCACTACGCACTGAGGATAATATGAGTTTACCAACCAAAGCGTTATTTTACAAAAACGGTAAAGAAATTAAGCAAGCATTTGTCAACTGTGGCTGGGCTTACGATGAAATATCTGCTATCGATCAAGTCATCCGAGCAATAAAGGAACATGATATTGATTATGACGAATTTATTGTGTATGGAAAGACTTATAATCACCGGGTAGAAGATTTACCAGAATATATTGAGCACCTGCGAGCTGAGACGAGAAGAATTAGAACCGAAATGCTTGAAAAAGCAAGAAAAGTTTCTAAATCTTCTGATCAAATTATGCAAATGGCTCGACGCGCCATTCCAGAATTGTTAGCGAAAGATATTCTTAGTGTTCAACCAATGAACGTTGATATTAGAGGTTTGCATGAGTCATAATCTTGAAAATGTAATTGAGTTCCAGCGCTCTCTTGAAGGTATCATGAACAAGTTGGCTCTCGGAGATATGGTAGACTATAGCTTTGACGAGGCAATCAAAATTTGTCACTGGATGGGGCGTAGGGTTCGTCCGATAGGTGCTGAATGGTATATTATTGCAGAGAAGAAAGAAACTCGCTACGCGCTCTGGATTGACTCTGGTGACAGAGAATACATTACTCAACCAGAACATACCACTCAGCGTTGGGAAGTATTGAACTAACCGTTTACATTTTCAGAGTACTGTGATACTATACTCTTATCCTTTAAGAAGTAGGAAATAAAATGACTAATTTTGAAATTGTTCGTGAAGTTGTTACTATTGCATCTATTTTGATTAAATTTGGCCGGGATGATATTGTTGAAAAGCGTGATCACTTCATTGCATTCATTAATGAAACTCACGTCGATGATAAAGATTGGAGACGGTTAAATCAAGGAAGCTTCCGCAAGCTGATCTATGAATTAACCGTTGATGAGAAAAAATTGCTCGTCGAAGAATTCAACGAAGGATATGAAGATATTTACCGCCATCTGGCAATGTACACGAATAATTAACGAGCTCTCCCTAGTGTTCGCGCGGCTTGGTCGCATATAGATTCAAGTCGTGCGGTATTGATATTTTTATTCTTTTCATACCAATACATTGTAACAGTTCCTGCGTATACATTATCTAAATTGAAGAATGGACAACTAAACATATACTTCAATTCTTGAGTTTTGACAGTTGATGGTAAAAATACAAATTCATTTTCAGAGTAAAAAACCCTTCCTCCTAAGTGAGTTGAATACTCCTGAGACGTTTTGTCAACAGGAAATCCACCTAAACTTTTTTCTGAAACAGTAGAAGGAAGTTTCCCTTCATATGCTATCAAGTCCACGAAGTAGTTCAAGTTTTTTGGTCTAAATGAATATACAGCACTGAATTCAGCACCGCTTGACACATGTACTATTTGAAGTTGTTCTAGAGCAGTGGTTTCAAAGCGAGCTTCTCGATCCTTTTGCTGAATATTAGCGTAGGTCTCATAACTCGAATCTTTGTAAGCATTTAGTATTGCGTCACTCTTAACCCAAGTCATTCCCAAAATAAAAAACACAATTAACACAAAAACCCGGGAGAAAAGAACTCTCCCGGTTGCATTATCTTTGAATACTCTATCCCAAACTCCAAAAACGATGTCTGTTATTGGCAGACTAATTTTTGAAGCCATAAGTTTTCTCCTTTGGAATATTTATACTCGAGATCCATATATAGTGCCTACGTTTTGCCATGTTGGAGCAGTACCAGCAACAGCTGCTCCACCACCTGCAGGACCCCATCGCCAGCCGGATTCAAAGTTACCGAATGCCGGGTTACCACCAGCAGCTACATCACCACCTGTACCGCCAGTAACCGAACGTCTCGATGATTCGTATCTAGAACCTGTCCCTGGAGACGAAATAGAAGCATCTGTACCATAAGCGGTGACGCCTGCGCCAGACGCTGAGCGTCCGTATATACCAAACGGCCGTCCACCGCCACCACCTGCTGATACGCCTGAAGATTCCCAGCCTTGACCGCCACCGCCGCCGCCACCGCCGGCTATAGCACCGCCATTGTTAATTCTTAAGCGTCCACCAATCCAGTTATGGATACACGGGCCACCTTGTTGAGCTGCAAATACCCAACCAGTAGTTCCACCAACGCCATATCCACCGCGACCAAAAATTGTTACCCCGTGAATATTCAACTGGACATATTCATTAGCCAAATCTCCAGGGAATTCAAATAATGGAACTGTTGCATCATATGAAACCATGTCTCCACGAACATTAATTACAACTGGAGCATTGCCTTGTTGACGCATCCAACCAATTAGCCAATCTTTATTATAATTATGGTTAGCTGCCAAGTCAATAACAACTTCTCTCGATCGACCTATCAAGTGTGACATCCAAAATGGAGTCCCTAATCTTACTTGTGATGCAGCAGTTGACATCCAACGTTGTCCAGTTTCGGCTACTGCACTACTTCCAACCCATGGTCCTGTTATAGCCATAAAAACTCCTAGGGCCCGAAGGCCCTTTATTAAATTAATGCAGAAATGATTTCTTCAAGCTTCTGAATGCGAGCTTTTAATTCAGAAATCTCATCAGTGTGTTCGTTAATTGTTGCAGTGTTTAGCGCAATAATACCATTGTAGTTTAGACGAAGTAATCCTTCTGGATTATCTTTATCGACTGAAATCAACTCAGGCAATACAGCTTGAACTTCTTGAGCAATTAAACCGGATGACTGTTCCCAATTAATAGAGCCGTCTTCTTTGAACCCTTTCTTCTGAAGATATAGATATCCATTCATCTTCTTAAGAGTTTCAGAAGGAGATTCAAATTTACGAAGTTCACTCTTAACACGAATATCCGAACGAACATAAAGATCGCGAACATAAGTGGAGTGTGAATCGCTAGCTTGGTTCAAATCGCCATAAGAAACTAATGATTTACCAGCTTCGGTTCTAAATCCACCTGTATCTAATACGGCAATTTGCTGAGCATTTGCCCAGTGGGTAACAACACCATCACTGGCCCAATATATTCCGGTATCTGTATCACCGATAGTTATACCAGGTTTATTTGGATATGCTGATGATCCTACTCCGGTTAAGAAATGAGGAGCAGTAACATACCGTTGAGATATAAAATCACCTTCAATTGTAAAGGTAAAAACACCTTGACGGTTTCTGTCAGGTTCGTATCCAAATGTACCGACACGGATAATTCCTCGGCCCCATTGAGCTCCACCGTTACGAAGAGTGCCGAGTTCAATTTTTGTGTTATACCCATGGGTCGTTGCTATAGTTTTCTGAGCAATACACGGATAATAATCAGAAACCCCAGAGACATTACCCATATCAACTGTAACAGGAGCGTCATAAGCCCATTGCTCGGCATAGGCATGACCATATGTCAATGGCCATTGTGTTGCATCAATTAATACATGATCTTTATTCAGCAGAAGCTTATTAGTTCTTCCTTGAGATGTTACAGTAACAGAACCGTCTTTGCGCAAATTTAGACTATTATAACTATTTGCGTCAGCTTTATTTAAATGAGATGCAAACGAGACAAGACTATCGTCACCTCTAGATTTACCAACCAACCATGCTGATGTATTATCTGCTATATTACCTTGCAAATATCCAGAACTAGCAACTGAGCTGTTTATTTGAAAAACGCCACCAGCACCATTTGCTTTTACACCATTCTTAAGAATTAATGTTCCATCATTCTTAAGAGTTGAAATCCAGGTATCAATACCTCCACCGGTCCAATAAGTCAAACCATAAGAATAATTATCATTTGTGGCTTCCTGAATCATTGCTTCATGCATGATAGTTCCGCCTTCACGAGCACGGAAGCGACGCAAGCGGTTTAACGATAATGTTTCACCAGCTGGCTGATTAGTCATGCTTGAAACATCATAAGATGTTAAAGGCTTATTATAAGTGTCCACACCTGCAGCAGCATATAATACTGTACTTGTACTTAATACTAAACCGTTTTTAGTATCTACATAAGCTGCACCGCTACCTCTTAAATAGTGATTATATTTTCCACCTTGGTTAAGTGCAATATAAGTATTACCATCTCCAGCAGAATTACCATCTAAGTGAGTATCAAATCTTGCCAATGAAGCGCCATCCGGCGCAATAAGATTATTATTACCATAATCAGCATTACTATAGCGAAACACCAAAGAACGAACTGATTCTGTATATCCATCTTGAAATCTTAATGTCGCGGCACCATTTGATACCATAGCATATTTGCCATCAGCTAACCATTTAATGCCAGTGTCAGAATCACCTATTGCAATGGAGTTATCACCTAACACAGTAGTTCCATTCCAGACAGTGCTAATAACTAGTTTTTTAGCTACGGGATAACTTAGGAACACATCTCCATCTAATACAGACTTTACAGCTCCTGTGACCGGGTTAATACTAAATGTTGCTATATCTTTGAAATTAGCTTCTGTATCGCCATAAAAACCGCGAAGAATCAAATCAGTGATATTGGCGGTTCCAGCTAGAATTTGCTCAAAACGCGTAACTGAGCCTCCGTAGTTAGTGATAACCAAAGGCTTTCCTGCGGCGCTGCCGTTAGGACGTATGATAATTGCTTTAGTGGAAGTATCGCCAGAGAACGCAACATTTATTGCGGTCATGTCGCCATTTAAATCATAGCGCCCGGTTTGAATGTAATTGCCAGTTTGAGTTACGTTACCATCGATATTACCGCCTTTAGCAAATCCTAAATCGATAATAGCACCATTCTGATCTTTAGTGAACAGCATACGATCGGTTAAGTTAATAGCCAGTTCACCTTCGGCAAGCTGGACGGCTGTAGGTTTCACTCCAGCCTTTGTAGTTCTTTTGAACTGAATTTGTTTGATAGTTGCCATATATCCTCAGCTATAATATCCGAAGTCTTGAATTGAATCTTTTATAACGATTTGATCGAAGCGTGGAACGTGGCCATTTTCTGTTGCAGGCAAATTACTAAAAAAATTAGGAGCAGCTAAAGGACCACTCATTGTTTGAAGAGTAGAATTTTGTAATTGTACTTGCTTAGCATTATCTACCAGTGGTAAACCTACTTGTGTTTTAGTTGGTGGATTACCAGGAGAAAATGTACGTCCGCTTGAATCATACACCTCATTACCAAGTACATTACCCATAGTAATAAGACGATATACTCCATTAGTTTTATCTGGGTCAAAGATAACGAATGGTTGACCGTCTGGTGTTTCCAGAGCGAATGGACCAGTAACTTGAAGTGAAGCTTTATATGTTATATCAGGGCTAGTGCTCTTGGGAACCCCAAGTGTCACTGGATTACCCTGCTTGTCATTAAAGGTTAGGCCTTTACTGAATCTAACGGATTCTGCATAAGTTCCGCCTTGTGCTTTAGAAACGAAATCGTTGTCTATAGCCTGAGGTTTATCTTTTTCGGTATAAACCTTGTATGTTTTGAAGAGCAGCGTGTCACCGGTTGGAAATAGAGGGAAATTGCCCTTATGCCAAATAGGTGAACCACCGACTGTACTGTTTGATTTTAAATCGGCCATAAGTCCTCTCTATTGTTATAAGACTATTTATACGACAAAGGGCCTTTCGGCCCTATATATCTTTTTCAAACTCCCGCCAATCTGCGCTATAAACATGCCCAGAAAGATCTTCTCCTGGTAATGGATTACCATTTGAATCAACTTCAGGTACAGCCATTTTAAGCAGAGTTGGATCATCTCCAGATACTGCTGAGTTCATTCTTATACCATTAACAGAAATTGATGTTGAAGTAGAAGATTCTAATGATCTTGATACTTTAGTCAAGATCATCGAACGAACTCCTCCTTCTCCTTCAATATTGGTTCCATTAGTTTTAGATACAACTATTGTGTATCGTTCTGCGCCTACTGGAACTTCTATGTTCTTTTCGCTTTTTATCCAACTACCTGCGTTTGCTGGATTAGAATCTATATTTTCGCTTTTAATTAAACTTCCAGTATTTGAAAGCCATCTTAAGCTAACTCGTATATTTCTACCGCCAGGAACCATTTCTGTGCTCTGTAAGAATTCAAATGACCAAAGCATTTTATCAGAAACTTTTATTCCAACTGAAGCTATAGGAACTCCCAAAACGTCTGATATTGGATAACGCTTTATCGTATCATTTGAAGAAACATACTCATTAAAATCTTCTAATGCTCTATAAGAAAATCCGGTTGCGCCTATATCATTTGCCTTATCATACACATACTCAATAGCCGGACGCAGGTCTTCTTGTCTAGATACGCCATCTGAGTAAGTAACGTTTTCAGCAATCATTCTATTAGCTTCAATAGAATAAAGACCAGCATAAATGGCAAAATAATTATCTGTGTGCCATTTACTTGGCCATAAAGTACTCCAAAAGGATTTAAATTTAGCTTCAATAGATGGAGATTGATTAAAATCACCAAATGTAGTAAAGACTAAAAGATTTTTGCTTGTTGAAGGAAATGTAGCAAGATATTCTAAAAATGCTTTATTTGGAGCTCCAGAATCTTCTTGTAAAAAGTTGAAAGTTTTCTTTGGTGATATAGTATTCATCGCTGGATTGAATTCGCGGACATTTATTCCAACACCATCTTGTTGGTCACCAATGCGTTCATCTTGAAAGGTGAAATATCCTAAAGAAGGGGTCGATAATTCCGACCCCGGAGCGAATGAAAACTTATATTTGATGGAATTATTTTCTGAAATAACTTGAGTTTTGGTATATCCTTCACCAAAACTCGCCATCATTTTTTCCATTAAGGAATCCAAGTGAAATCTACAGATTGAGTTACCGGGTTCGGAGTTATGCGAACATTTCCGATCTGCAACCAATCACGAATGGTTAAGTTATCAAATGCAGAACCACCTGCCGCAACAGCACCAATTTCCTTAGAAGTAGGTGGGTTATTGCTGGTGTACATTCTGCCCCATTTATCCCATTTTCCAGTCAGGGCGTTGAAGTTACGTATCCAGAAAGTTTGAGCAAAATAAGTAGCATCGACTGTTGCTGGGCGAGGTGCCCAAATTTGCCAAATGCTATTTTTGTCAATACCATGCTGAGTTAACGTACCTGGACCTTTAACTTCGGTGTAATCAATTGCAACTGGATTACCTTCTTCATTTGTTCCATATACCGGAACAACAAAGCCCGGAAGCTTATTGTACACAGCAGAAGTTTTAATTGAAGAAGACCATGCGTTCGGATTAGAATCAGTTGGCGGCTGATCTGGAGTTACAACACCTTCAGGAATCTGTACGCGAAGCGTAGCATCAATCAAAAGGTTTCCGGTCATTGAATCGCCAATTTTCTTGACGAAGTTCAATCCAATTTGATTTACCATGTTCTTGGTAGTGATTACCGTCGAAGTACCGGTTGAATCTGTCACTGTCAAATTACTAGCATCAGTTGTCTGAATATTAGTAGCTTTTGACTGTGAACCAAATTGAATATTTGAAGGGGTAGGATTAATAACCATTGTACCACCTTCTACACTAAAGCCTTTCATAGCATCGATTCGATTGCCAGCTTTAAGCGTTTGTCCAACTTCAACATCACCGTCACGCTTCAGACGAAGCACATCAGCATCTGCAGTGAAATCCAAGTAAGTTGATTGAGACTGAGCATCGATCAACCAATGGTTCCCTTTGGCATTCAAATTAATCACAGAGTGACTTGAGTCGTCACCAACGGTCAGGTCTATAGTAGCCATTATGTTGGTGAACTTCGATGTACTAGAGGACACCAGAGGTGCACTAGTGTTTAACTGCTTGGTCAAAGTTAATGAACCATTGACAGTCTGATCGATATCACGGCGAATAAACTGCAGTGAATCTAATCCATCGAGCTTCTGTGAATCTACAGCAATTGCGTTGATCGGCAAAAAATTCTGAAGTGTTTTATTCATTTCAAATGGAGATACTGCATATCCAGTTTTGAAATAATTTCCAGCATTCAGTTTAACATCATCATTCTCATAAAGACCAGTAACAGCATTGAACTTCACGCCAGAACCAGTTACTTTATCACCAACGAAGGTTAATGCTAATTCAGTCAATTTAACTGGACCACGACGAGTAGGCGTAGCTTCCCAATCAGCTTGTTCTTGAATAGCATACTTCAGATGACTAGGAGGAACTGCTTTATTACCCACAGTACCAGTCGTCGTTTCAACACGAGTCGCTATCTGAATAATACCTTCTGTCGTTTCTGAAGTCTTCTTATCTTGAAGCTTTTTAGGAGTAATGATAGTTTGGTCATCTACACCAGCATCTACCAGAATCTTAGTAGCAACCGCCAAAGTACCACGCTGCGTCTCAGATGCTTTCTTAATATCAAGTTTATAATGGTCCCAGGAGTTACCTGATTCAACCAATCCAGACAACGGTTCAACAGAGTGTCTAGCAGGATCAGAGAAATAAGTTTTAATTTTAAACGGAGTCGAGATGACATCGTCCAATGCGCCAGCATTGAATTCTGGTTGAGTAGCGATACGAGACAATCCAGTTAAATCTTGGGTTGCTTTACGTCCAGATAATTTCTTAGGCGTAATGTATCGGAAATCGTCAGTACCAGCATCAGTTTCTGGCTGAGTAGCTACTTCAGTAAAACCAATTCTTCCTTCCGTTGCGGTCTTCTTATGTAACTCAACTGGGGTTACAACAGTTGGAACTTTAGGATCATGCACAGTTCCATTAATTACTTCGTTCTCAGTTGCTAAATAAGTACCACCTTGTGAGGTATAAGTTGCTTTATTTTCAAACAGAGAAGCTGGAGTTACAGCTTTTGTATTTTCAGTATTATCGTATACGTTAGTTCCTTTAGTATCACGATCTACACCAGCGACAGTGGTTATTCCGGTTTTAACTAGAGCTAAAATACCAGTCAATATTTCTGAAGCTTTACGATTATGCAACTTTTTAGGAGTCACAATCGTAGTATCATCAGTTGAACCATCAGTTTCTGACTGAGTAGCAATTTCAGCTACACCACGACGAGTTTCAGTAGCTGTTTTCTCATTCAGCATTGCTGGAGTAACAATTACATCATCAAGATGAGGACCAGTGGTTGGAGCTTGAATTTCAGTTAAAGTAACTAAACGAGCAATACCACGGCGAAGTTTAGTAGCAACTCTTTTAGCTAATGTTTCTGGAGTAATTGCTAATTCTTTTTCTGGGTTATTTTCAAGATCTACTTGAGCTTGAGCTTCAGTAGCCAAAGCAATAACACCTAAACGAGCACGAGTAGCATCGGTCTTTGAATCGACACGTTCTACTGTCGGCGTGTTGTCAGAAACAACCCAGTACTTCAATCCAGCATCTTCAATATAAGATAAGTCTAATACTGGAACGTAAGAAGTATCACCATTGAAGCTCAGAGTTTTATTTTGAACCCATGTAGCATCTGGTGGATATTCTGAACGTTTAGGGAATTGAAGCAATGAAACTGAAGCTGCTATAGTATCTGTCCCAGTACAAGTGATATCAACTGTTTGACCTTTGCGCATATAGTTCAAAGAAATCTTAACAGTATCACCAATAGCTGGTGCCGGAGGCAAAGTTATTACAACTTTTTTAATAGTACTATTATTTGTTCCAAATACCATCACATGATCATTCGGACGTACTTCAGTATCTTCTTTTATGATGCGAAGACGAGTGCGGAGATCACCATCCCAAATTCTCCACAGCTTTTCAACCGCGTCAAACACGATAAATCCATCACCAGAAGAACGCACTTCTAAAGAAGTTGTTCCTACTGATCCAATAGAAGTATTAGCATCGTAAGTGCTTACAAACATATGGAACAGAGGGTTCATTCCATCCATGTCTGTGAAATTAATAATATCTCCATCATTCGCAAACTTAGGAAGAGTAACACGAATAGGAGCCCCAGTCGTATAACGACGAACGATGAATTCATTAGCTTGTGCTTCATGAATACTCGCCGGGGTAATGGTTGTTGCCGTGCGCTCATTGTCGCTGACATAAAGTTGCCACAAACGATTACTGAAAACTAAAACCATTTGACTATACGGATGAGTCATTCGTACACTGCGAACTTGAGATCCAAGCCAAACGATAGATTGAATAGAAGCATCAATTGTTACATCAGCATAACCTGGCTGACCACCTATATCTTTTAAGAAAATAGTATCGCCATCTTGTGGATTATTAGGAAGAACAAATTTAACAGTTCCACGATTTTCTGTATCAACAGAAATAAAGTCCCCTGATTTAAGGACTACTGTTCCAGCAGATTCGGTTTTCCATTTTGCGTCAGTACGCAAAGCTGTCCAATAGAGTTCGTTGAAAGCGCCAGAAGGTTTAATGATTTCGCGATTTGCAACCCAAATGCGGTTATCATAAATCACTGCGAAATTCTTTGGATACCATCTGGTTTCGTCATATTGTTGTAATGTATTTTCTTGGACGAGAAATTCAACGTTAACACCATCGCTCGGAATAGTACGATCAGCGGTTTGTACGTTAATTACTTTCTCACCCGCCGCATCCAGACCTTCTTGAGCTCTGAATTTTCTTTTTAAATCGGCCATGATGACTCCTGTTTGCTATTATAGAATGTATTTATAATTGATCTGTCACTAATTGAACGAGGTTCAAATGAATTTAAACGAAATGTTCGGGTCTGAAGAAGACCAAAAAGAAGGTATTGCTTTTGTCGACTTGTCACAACTTGCACTTGCTGTAGCGTTGAACACATTTGCGGATGGTGAAAAGATTCCAGTTCCAATGGTTCGGCATTTATTCTTAACTACGTTAAAGAAAAACGTATTACAATTCCGTAAACAAGGTTACACTAAAGTTGTTATTTGTGTAGATAACGCAAAATCTGGCTACTGGCGTCGTGATTTAGCTTATTACTACAAAAAGAACCGTGCTAAAGGTCGTGAAGAATCTAAATGGGATTGGGAAGGTTACTTCACCGGTATTCGTACTGCAGTTGAAGAATTTGAAAAGTACATGCCTTATGTCGTCATGAATATTGACAAATATGAGGCGGATGATCATATCGGTGTTCTTGTTCCTTATCTTTCTTTGAAAGGGCACAAAATTATGATCGTTTCTTCGGATGGTGACTTTAAACAGCTGCACAAATATCCGAATGTTAAGCAATGGTCTCCAATGCATAAGAAACTTGTTAAGATTAAACCTGGTGAAGCTGATCTTGAGTGCTTAACTAAAGTTCTTAAAGGCGACCGTAAAGATAACGTTGCTTCTGTTAAAGTTCGTTCCGATTTCTGGTTCACTAAACTAGATGGTGAAAGAACTCCTCCATTTGCAACTAAACTTTTGGAACAATGTCTAGATGCTGGTCCAGAAGGAATGAAAGAGCTTTTAACAGAAACAGAATACAATCGATACCTCGAAAACAGAGTACTTATCGATTTTGAATATATCCCAGAGGATATTGCTAAAAAGATCATAGATTATTATGAATCATACAAAATTCCTCCTCGCGGTAAGATCTACACGTACTTCGTGAAATCAGGTCTTTCTAAATTAACTTCAAAAATTAATGAGTTTTAAAATGGCTAAAGAAAAGAAAGTTGCAGTTGAATTTGATGAAGCAATTCATGGTGAAGATCTGCGTAAGAAAATCAAAGAAGCTTCAGATAATATGCTGAAGATCTCTGGTTATAAAGTACTGATCGCTGATCTTCGTAATTCAGCCAAAGATGATCTTGGTGTTGAAGGCAAAGTATTTAATCAGTTGTTAGCAATGTATCATAAAGATACTCGCGATCAATTTGAAGAAGAAAAAGATAAGGTGGTAGAACTGTATGACTCTGTTTTCACTAAATGACGAATCTGTTCAAGAAAAAGCCAGTGTTGATGAATTGCTTGACAAACAACAAAATGGCTTTACTATTGAAGCGTTAGTCAATGAACAGGGTCTTGGTTATCTAGAAGCCACTACAGCTTGGATGGAGGAAAACTCCATCCCTGAGACTCAGTTCTCAAAGTATATTCCTTCTGGAATTATTGAAAAAATTCGTTCTGAAGCCATTGATGAACACATGCTTCGTCCTAGTGTTTCACGTGGTGAAAAGACTAATACATTAGACTTTCTGCTATGATTAAAATCCGCATGCCTCCAAATAATAATCGTTACATCAACGGTAAATCAGTTTATCTACTTTACTTGATGTTGAAACAACATTTTGCTGGCAAATATGACGTTATAAAATACAACTGGTGCATGCGGGTTTCTGATAAGGCGTATCAAAAACGCCGTGATCGTTATTTCTTCGAGAAACTCGCAGAGAAACACACCCTTAAAGAACTCTCACTCATTTTCATGAGTAACCTGGTGGCTAACCAAGATGCATGGATCGGAGATATTTCTGACGCAGATGCTCTGGTATTCTATCGAGAATACATCGGTAAATTGAAAATGATTAAGAGTCAATTTGAAGATGATGTGAAAAACATCTATTACTTCTCCAAAAAAGTTGAAGTCAAAACGCTTAATGAGATTTTTGAATATAATAATAAGGTAAATACATCTTATATCTTCAAACTTCTTCAAAGCAACATTATCTCATTCGAGACATTCATAATTCTGGATTCATTTCTGGACATTATAAATAAACATGACCAAGCAACTGACAATCTAGTCTGGTCAAACTATTCAACGAAACTAACTGCATATCGCAAGATATTGCAAGTGGATTCGTATGAAGCTAAACAACTGTTCATAAAAACTGTAAAAAACTGTAAATACTAAGGTAAAAATATGTCTATGTTCAAACGTCGTAACCCTGCTGCTCTGCGTACTCAACTGGATTCTCTGTCTGGTGGTAATAAATCTTTCGCTGACGCTGATAAAGGTGAATGGAAACTGAAACTCGATAACGCAGGCAATGGTCAAGCGGTAATTCGTTTTCTGCCTTCTAAGAACGAAGAAACTGCTCCGTTTGCAATTCTGATTAACCACGGCTTTAAGAAAAACAATCAGTGGTATATCGAAAACTGTACTTCTACTCACGGTGATTACGATTCTTGCCCGGTATGTCAATATCTGTCCAAGAATGATTCTTATAACACCAACAACGAAGAATACAAACTTCTGAAACGTAAAACTTCTTACTGGGCGAATATCTTGGTTGTTAAAGATCCTGCTGCTCCAGAAAATGAAGGCAAAGTATTTAAGTATCGTTTCGGTAAGAAAATTTGGGACAAAATCAACGCAATGATCGCTGTTGATGAAGAAATGGGTGAAACTCCAGTTGATGTAACCTGCCCATTTGAAGGTGCAAACTTCGTCCTGAAAGTTAAGAAGGTATCTGGTTTCAGCAACTACGACGAATCTAAATTCCTCGGCCAGTCTGAAATTCCAAATATTGAAGATGAAGCTTATCAGAAAGTTCTGTTTGATAGCTCTGTTGACCTGTCAGAAATGACAGCAAAAGACAAATTCAAATCTTTTGATGACAACCTGAAGAAATTCGAGAAAGTAATGGGTACTGCTGCTATGGGTGGTAATGCGGCTCGTGCCGAACGCCAAGCAGATAAAGTAGCTGATGATCTTGAAAACTTCGACGAAGATCTGGCGAACTTCAGTGCCGGTTCTACAACTCCAGTAGATATCCCAGAAACTTCATCTAGTTCCGATGATGACCTGGACGATATTCTGAACGGTTTATAATAAGAAGGAGCCTTCGGGCTCCTTTTGTTGTTTCTGGACTCTGCCGTTTACATTCGTTGAAAGTAGTGTTATGATAGTCTCGTAATCTACTAGGAGTAATAAAATGAAAGCATCAGTAATTCTTTTCGTAACTTGGATCGGTGATTTTGAAGTAGACATTGAAAAGTATAACTTGTTCATGGATGACGTATCACACGAGTGTGGCGGTTACGAAGTTACTTTGATGGGTGAACATGAAAAACTCGTTGATTTTCTGACTGATTGCTATATTCCAGGTATGGAAGAACAAGACGTTGAAGAGTTAATGAATTCAATAACTGTTTACAACGAAGAAGAACTGTGATACTATAATCTAGTCAACAACTGAGGGAAATATTATGGCACGTTTAGAACTTGATATTGTAGCTGAAGTTCATCGCAATGAATACGGTTATGCAACTGACTTGATCTTCGATGATGGCTCTCGTTTTTACGATGTTGATCACGGTCTCGACTTTGATCTTATCGAAGAACACGGCCCAGGTGGCGGTTGGCCAGTGATTTATCTTCGCGGTTCAGAAGCAAATATTCGTAAGTGGCTAGAAGATAACCAGTGGGAAGACATCGATTGGATGCTTGAAGAATTTCTTGAAAAAGGTGAATAAATGAGTTTAGTTAAAGTACGTTTATTGAATGACGGCGGGTTCAACGGTTTTGTTGATACCAAATTTCCCGTAGTAGTTATGGGTCAATTGGAAGAAGACTATGGCGCTGTTATTATTAAGCCAGACGAGTTAAGACGTGTTGGATATGATGTTGATAACTATATGAATAACACAGTGAATGGCACAAGAACATTTTTTCTTGATGCAGAAGCTGAATTAATTTAACTTCAGCCGTTTACAACGTTGATAGGGTATGATACTATTACACTATCAACTAAATGGTAAACAAAACCTTGGAGAACAAAATGAAAACTTTAGAAATCGTAGTTAAAAATGTTGAATTAGCTCGTGAAATCGCTGCACAGGTTAAAGCGGAAATCGTTTCAGAAAAATTGATTTCAAAATGCACTCTGATCGTTCTTAAGGGTTCTTTCGATCAGCTGATGGATTTCAATGACGAAATGTTCTTCGAAACTAACCCAGGTGCTCATAAAGAATACCTGAAAGAAATCATGGCTTAATGAGGAAAATATAATGGAAACTGGTAAACTCTACACTTTTAAACCGTCTATGACTCATCTTTTTGTCGCTGAAGCATGTTCAAACAAATCTATGGCTGAAGCTATTATGTTTAACGGCGGCTATTTTGAAGTTGAAGCTATGATTGTTTTGAATAATGAAAGATATGTCACTGCCGTGAAGTTCCCTAAAACTGGCAAGTGTTTAAACGATGATGGTAGCGGAGACGAGTATTTTGAAATCTATGAAAATGAGTTCAAGTACTTCACTGAGTACAATGAAGTCGAACTTAATGACGGTGTTCGTTCGATGACACTTGATGTCAACAAAGCTAACGCTGTTGAAATGATTCAACTCATTCAACAAATTTTCTTAAAATAATGTTTACATCGGTGTAAGATTGTGTTACTATGATCTTACACCAACAAGGAGAATAAAATGAAACTTCAACGTCAAAGCATTAAATTAGGTTCTGGTTATCGTGGTAAGTGGAACTTCTGCATCCTGGACAACAATCCAGAAGAAATCGAACGTGTAGAAGAAATCCTTTGTGGAATGGACACTGGCTTCTCTGTTGGCGGTGAAGCTAAAACCTGGGGTGATTATTGCGACCAATGCCCATGCTATGAAGACGGTTATAGTTCTGGCTTTTGGATTGACGTTGAAGATGTCCCGGCTTTCAAAGCTGCATTCAAACTTGCTAAGGCGAAGAAATAATGGCTGATATTTGGTGTTCTGCTGCTCCTGTAGTTAATATTCGTTGTCAGTTTGATCATATTCCCGGTGTAACGCATATTTCTATGCAATACGAAGATGGACGCGGACAAAAAGTGTTTTGTAAAATTAATTTTTCAGGTGGCTTCGGTCCAGAAGTAGCTTTAAGCGAAAATGACCTTAATGCGGTATTAACTAATGATACCAAGTTCGGAACTTTGGGACTATTTAATGAAAATGTTTCAGTTGAGCTATGTGAAGCTATCAATAAAGGATTTGTAATGCTTCGTAAAATGGTAATGGCGGCTAAGAAGGTAACATCATAATGCAAATCACTATGGATAAAGATGAATTTGATAAAGCTATCAAAGAAGCTACTATAAACGGAAAGGCACTTGCACTCGACGAATTAAATGAAGTTATGACAGCGTCATATGAAGATATGACGAAGGGGTTTTTCAGTCGAGTTGGACGAGAAGCTAACATCGAAATGACTCGGCGCTTTCTGAACATCATCAGAGAAAGGATTAGAGCTCTATGAAGATTCTTTCTGATTGGGAATGCAAGTATTGCGGAAGCGGACTTTTGTTTGCGGGTGGTATTTGTCCTAACTGTAAAATGAGGCAAGGATAATGGAACTTAAACGTAAAACCATTGAGTTGATTGAAGTTTCGCCTGAATTCTGCTTAGATACACTTTACGCTAATACTGCTTATGACACCCCGTTTGTTATTGAAGACAAATACGGGATGCTTCATACCGTATCATTAGCATGGTTCCAAGGTCGTTATAATAATTATCGCTTTGTTATTGGTGATGATGTGTTCAATGACTTATCTGATTTTGTTCATCCAAAAGATGTTGCTTTTATTGAGGTGCGATAATGCTACAATTAGTTTATGCAGTATCTCCGACACGTTCGGTTGAAGGTCAAAATGAATTAGCTTTTGGCCTTGATGATGGTCTACCATGGGGTCATATTAAGCAAGACCTCCAGAACTTTAAAGCTCGCACCAAAGACACTATATTGATTATGGGTGCCAAAACATTCATGGGATTTGATGAGCCGTTGCCTGGACGCAAGTCAATTGTTGTCCAAGATATGTCTCGTCCATTAGCTACTGCAAAGAATGGTTTCTTCGCCGATGCTTATGTAAGTGAACTTGAATTCACTGGGTTCTTGGGCGGCGATATCATGACAGCCAAAACTTCATATAGTCAATACCTGATGTTTGACCGTGATAAAGACTATTCTGTTATTGGTGGAATTGAGCTTATTAAGAAAGCCACTCCACACGCTGACCGAATTATTCAGACAACTATTCGTAAAAAGCATCGGGTTAATTCAACAGTGCAATTTCCTTACGCTACTTTCTGGTATCCACAAGAAGAAGCCACTGGATTTAAGTTGACTGAAACTCACTGGTGGGCTATCGACGAATTAACTAATATCTCTGAATCGGTGTATGTAAAATGAGCCAAGTAAGAATCGCTTTAATCAAAGAAGATAAAGTTCAAAAGAAATGGACCGGTGCCCAGAAGAACATGGTTCATGGAATTTATGAGCTGACTTTTCCTACAAGTTATCTATGGGTCTGGCAGGGTGAATCTAATTTGACTGTAGTTCCTGGATTTGGGCAAGTTGAATTAGGCCGTGATATGAAAGATGTTCTTAATGCTATCGAGACTGGAAACATCCAAGTTAAAAATGGCATTACAACTATCATTGGACGCTTTGCTAAGAAAGGCGGAATTTTATTCTTCAATCCGGAGACAACTCGTGGCGAAATTAGTTTTAGTTAAAGCAGATGACACTCAAAAGAAATGGGCTTTAGTCCTTCAAGGAAATCCACCTACTATTGAGCAGTTCAAACGCGACCCATCCAAGTATACTGCTTTACCACATGGATTTTATAATGTACAAGCTCCACTAGAAGATATTTGGGAAGCTGATAACGGAGTTCGAGTTAAGAGCAATGAAGGCGTATTCAAGATTCTTTACTCTAATCGCAAATTCATTGACTTTATCGACCAAGGGCTAGTCAAAGTCTCAGGTGGAGTTCTTAGTACTACTGGGCGTTTCGATAAGCGTGGTAGTGAAATTCTCTTTATTGTAGGTAAAGAATGAAACAATACCAAGAACTAATTCAACATATTTTTGACAACGGATATGAGACTGATGATCGCACTGGGACAGGTACTATTGCAGTCTTTGGTACTCAATTGCGTTTTGATTTGCAAGAAGGATTCCCGGCAGTTACTACGAAGAAACTAGCATGGAACGCTTGTCGTTCTGAATTACTTTGGTTCCTTCGTGGGTCAACTAATGTCAATGAACTTCGTCAAATTCAACATGGCTCTCTTATTGAAGGGAATACCGTATGGGACGATAACTACAATAATCAAGCAATTGATATGGGTTATTCCGGCGGAGAACTTGGTCCAGTTTATGGTAAGCAATGGCGTGATTTTATGGGTGTTGACCAATTGAAAATGGTCATTGATCGTATTAAGCAAATGCCTAACGACCGCCGTCAAATTGTTACAGCCTGGAACCCAGTTGATATTCCAAAGATGGCTCTTCCTCCATGTCACATGATGTATCAATTCAACGTTCGTAATGGATTCTTGGACCTTCAATGGTATCAACGATCTGTCGATGTTTTCTTAGGACTTCCATTTAATATCGCATCTTATGCCGCTCTGATTCATATTATTGCTAAATGCACCGGGTTAAAACCAGGACATCTGGTGTTCACTGGTGGTAACACTCATATCTATGTGGATCATATCAGTCAATGCAAAGAAGTTCTCCAGCGTGACCCTCTGGAACTCTGTGATATACAGATTAACGGTCTGCCGTATAAATTTAGACATCTTTCTACAGAAGAACAAATCAATCGAATCACTAATCTTCGAGCTAAAGATTTAATGCTCATTGATTACAAATCTCACCCAGCTATTAAAGGTAAAATGGCTATATGAAAACTGTATTTGTGAACGAAAACCGTACTAAAGAATTTGGCGCAACATTAGAACAAATTAATCCAATTCACCTTGTGGTTGGCTCAAAAGTAATGGTCGATGGTTGGTTCTACATCGTAGATGATAGTTTTGTTTCTGTTGAACATAATAAAACTCCAGAAATGGTAGTGGTGGTCCACAAGGCATGAAACTTTGTCGAGTCGTGAATAAATATAAATCCGATTTCGACGTAAATATCCAACGTGGTACCATGTGGGGCAATGACGTTGGTAAAAATGCTGGCAGCCGTGAGGCTGCCATTGAAGCCTTTAAAGAGGACTTTATCCGTCGCATTCGGTCAGGAGAAATAAAACGTGAGCACCTAGAAACTCTCAGAGGAATGAGACTAGGTTGTACATGTCACCCGCTTAATTGCCATGGTGATATAATAGCTCATATAGTTAACAGACTTTTTAAAGACGACTTCAGAGTAGAGGATTTATGCAATTAATTAAGTCATCAGGAATTGGACAAGATTTTATCCCAGAGAAATTCATCAAGGTTTTGTCTTGGGCAGCTAAAGATACAAACGTAGACCCATATGAATTGTATGAGCAAGTTAAGCCTCATATAGTTGACCGTATGACTACAAAAGAATTACAACGAGCAGCTATTAAAGTTGCGGCCAACCTCATCACTGTAGACGAACCGGACTATCAATATGTTGCTTCTAATCTGGCTATGTTTGCGCTACGCAAAGAAGTGTACGGACAATTCGAGCCACCATCATTTATCGACCATATTTCTTATTGTGTTAATGAACGCAAATATGATCCGGAATTATTGTCCAAATACAGCGCAGAAGAAATTACTTATCTGGAATCGCGAATTGTACATGACCGAGATTTCGAATTAACTTATGCTGGTGCGATGCAGCTAAAAGAAAAATATCTGGTCAAAGATCGTTCAACCGGAAAGATCTACGAGACTCCTCAATTTGCTTTTATGCTGATCGGTATGGCACTGCACCAAGAAGAAAAAGAAAATCGTTTAGCTCATGTCATTCGTTTTTATGATGCTGTGTCTACTCGACAAGTTTCTTTGCCTACTCCAATTATGGCTGGTGCTCGTACACCTACTCGTCAATTCAGCTCTTGTGTTGTTATTGAGGCAGGTGACTCACTTAAGTCAATTAACAAAGCCAGTGCAAGCATTATTGAGTATATCAGTAAGCGTGCAGGTATTGGCATCAATGCGGGGATGTTACGTGCAGAAGGTTCAAAAATCGGAAATGGTGAAGTCAAGCATACTGGAGTTATTCCTTTCTGGAAACACTTCCAAACTGCAGTTAAATCCTGTTCCCAAGGCGGAGTTCGTGGTGGTGCCGCGACATTGTACTATCCAATTTGGCATCTTGAAGTCGAGAATCTACTCGTACTTAAAAACAACAAAGGCGTAGATGAAAACCGTATTCGTCACCTGGATTATGGTCTTCAAATCAATGACCTGATGATGGAACGTCTTGGTAAAGATGAGTACATCACTCTGTTCAGTCCAGATGTTTCTGGCGGTGAACTGTATGATGCTTATTTCCGTGACGAAGATTTGTTCCGCGAGTTGTATGAAGAATTAGAAAAAGATCCTCTGATTCGTAAGAAGAGAATTAAAGCCACTGAACTGTTTGAATTATTCATGACAGAACGCTCAGGTACTGCTCGAGTTTATCCAGCATTCACTGACAACATGAATAACTACACTCCATTTATTCGTGAAACTTCTCCTATTAAGCAAAGTAACCTCTGTTTAGAGATTGCTCTTCCTACCACGGATGTTGGTTCTAAAGATGCTGAAATTGCTCTGTGTACTTTATCTGCTTTCGTCTTAGGAAACTTTGATTGGCAAGACCAAGACAAGATCAACGAATTAGCTGAAGTTCAGGTTCGTGCACTTGACAACCTCTTGGACTATCAGAGCTATCCAGTAGCTGAAGCATTGAAAGCTAAAGAACGGCGAGCATTGGGTGTTGGTGTAACGAACTATGCTGCTTGGTTAGCTGATAACTTTGCTACATACGAAGACGCTAACGATTTGACTCATGAATTGTTTGAGAGATTACAATATGCACTTATCAGAGCCTCAATTAAACTCGCAAAAGAAAAAGGACATTGCGGTTATTATTCAGAAACTCGTTGGTCTCGAGGCGAGTTACCTATTGACTGGTACAATAAAAAAATTGACCAACTCGCAGCGCCAAACTATGTCTGCGATTGGGAAGCATTACGTGCAGACCTTAGGACTTACGGAATTCGTAACTCAACTCTGTCCGCGCTCATGCCGTGTGAATCATCTAGCCAAGTTTCGAACTCCACGAATGGTATTGAGCCACCACGCGGGCCGGTAAGTATTAAAGAATCTAAAGAAGGTTCTTTCCGCCAGGTAGTTCCGAATATTGAGCATAATGCTGAACTTTACGATTATGCTTGGCTGATGGCTAAACGTGGTAATAAAGGTTACTTGACTCAAGTTGCTATTATGACAAAGTGGCTTTGCCAATCAGCTTCAGCGAATACTTATTACGATCCGCAGAACTTTGCTAAAGGTAAAGTTTCGATGGCTCAGATGCTTGAAGACTTGATTTACTTCTGGTTCTTCGGTGGTAAGACTTTGTATTACCATAACACCCGCGATGGTTCAGGAACAGACGATTACGAAATCGAAACTCCAAAAGCCGATGACTGTGCCGCTTGTAAACTATGATATAATTGGACCACGGATGGTCCTAGGAGTATATTATGGGATGTAAAGAATTCACTTTACCGCCTCTTCCAATTCAACCACGGCCAAAGCCGCCAAGGGTTCCTAAATGAGTACAGTTTTTAACACTAAACCAGTTGACGTATTGAATGAGCCAATGTTTTTTGGTTCAGGTCTAGGTATTGCTCGATACGATATTCAACGCCATAAACAATTTGAAGACCTAATTGAAAAGCAGTTGAGTTTCTTCTGGCGCCCAGAAGAAGTTAACTTAATGACTGACCGAGCTCAATACGAGAAGCTTCCAGTTCATCAGCAAAATATTTTCATCAACAACTTGAAGTATCAAAGTCTGCTGGATTCAATTCAAGGTCGTGCACCTGCTGCTGTCTTGTCTGCTCTGATTAGCGATCCTTCTTTGGATACTTGGAACCAGACTTGGACGTTCTCTGAAACGATTCACTCTCGTTCCTACACTCACATCATGCGTAACTTGTTCAATGATCCAGCAAAGATCTTTGATGAAATTGTTCTTGATGAAGCAATCATGAAACGTGCCGAATCAATCGGTGTATATTATGATGACGTTCTGAAGAAAACTCGTGAATGGGAAAATGCTAAAGAACGGTGCTTTAACCCTGACAACTATGAAATCGTTGATGCAAAACGAGACTTAATGAAGAGTCTTTATCTCTGTCTTCATGTAATCAATGCTCTTGAAGCTATTAGATTTTATGTATCTTTCGCTTGTACTTTCAACTTCCATAAGAACATGGAAATCATGGAAGGTAACGCAAAGATCATGAAGTTCATTGCTCGTGATGAACAACTTCATCTGAAAGGCACTCAGTACATTATTCGTCAGCTTCAACAAGGTACCGACGGTGAAGAATGGGCTGAAATTGCTCGTGAATGCGAACAAGAAGCAGTTAACATCTTCATGGAAGTTAACCGCCAAGAAAAAGAATGGGCTGTTCACCTCTTTAAAGATGGCGGATTACCTGGGCTGAACGTTGAAATATTATGCAACTTTATTGATTACTTGACCATGTCTCGTATGAATAGCTGCGGATTACCATGCCCAATCAAAGATGCTCCTACTCGTCATCCAATTCCTTGGATCAGGGAATATCTGAACTCCGATGCAGTTCAATCAGCACCCCAAGAAGTTGAAATCTCTTCTTACTTGGTAGCTCAAATCGATAATGACGTCGATTCAGAAGTAATCAAATCTTGGAAAAAATACTTTTAAGGTGAGGGCTTCGGCCCTCTTTTCTCATGAAAGATATTGCTAACGAATTTTCATTTATAAAATATGCTCAACTGGAGCTTCTACCAGATGCGACTATCGCTTTAGTAGAAGTGCCCAACAAGAAGAATGTAGTATATGCTATTTCTGTTGATGATATATTAGTCTACATCGGAAAGACGAAAGACCTTCGGAAACGTATCAACTACTACCGGACTGCTATCAACAGAAAGGACCAGACATCTGATTCAGTGAAGTCTGCTAAAATCCTTGAAGCTTTGATGGAAGGCAAGAAAGTAGAGTTCTATGCTCGGCAGTGCTTTAATTTGCTTATTAACAATGAACTTGGGCAGATGTCAATTTCCACAATGGACCTTGAAGAGCCGATGTTTATCAAGAAATTTAATCCATGCTGGAATACTCAGCATAAGAGGAAAACAAAATGAAACTTGAATTAGACCCAGATGTTCGCCCAGAGTTTTTGTCATACACAAACACATTCAAATCCAAGTATGGCGAAGTCGAAGTGTGGGCTTGTAAAACTTCTGAATCATTTGGTATTAATCAGACCAATGATAAAGCAGACGAAGACATTATCGTCATGGATAAGTATGATTTGCTTAATCTACAGAAACTCGTCAATCATGCAGTAGAAATTATGGAAGGTGAATAATGAAACAACTTTATGAAAATCTGATGGCTCTATGTGATGCGAAGGATGAATCCAAATTCTACTTCACTGACGATGTGTCTCCATCTGGCAAAGAATATCGAATCTTTAGCTATAACTACGCATCTTATTCTGATTGGCTACTGCCTGATGCTTTAGAATGCCGTGGCATTATGTTTGAAATGATGAATGGTAAGCCAGTTCGAATTGCTGCTCGTCCAATGGAAAAATTCTTTAACTTGAATGAAACTCCATTCACAATGAATCTTGACCTCTCCAAAGCGCAGTACATGCTTACAAAGGCTGATGGTTCTTTAGTTTCTTCATTTATGGACGGTATGCTGCTTCGTTTCAAATCTAAAAGCTCCATTAAATCTGAGCAAGCTCATGCAGCAACTGCGATTTTGACGATGCCTCAACATGAAGCCTTATTGGCTCGTTTGATTGATCTTTCTAATGAAGGTTTCACTGCTAACTTTGAATACGTAGCACCAGACAACCGAATCATTCTTCCTTATCAAGAACGCGAACTTATTCTTCTGAACATTCGTGATAATGATACTGGCGAGTACGTAGATTACGATGATATCTATGCAGATGGTGTTCTTCGTCGGTACTTGGTAGAAGCTCAACCAGTTCCAGAAGGTGATTTTGTTTCTGATATTCGCAAGATGGAAGGCATTGAAGGTTTTGTCTTTGTGATGGAAGATGGTTTACGTTTTAAACTCAAAACTGAATGGTACTGTGCGCTGCATCATACCAAAGATTCTATCACTAAGAATGATCGTCTTTTTGAAGTTATCGTAGCGAATGCTGTTGATGATCTGAAAGGTATGTTCGTTGATGATCCTTATTCTCTGAACAAGATCAACGTTTTCGAGCAGATCTATGTCAATTATCTTGGTGCTGCTTTTGAGCTGTGTCATGAAACGTATGCTGCTCTTCGTGGTAAAGATCGCCGCGAGTATGCGATTGAAGCACAGACCATCGTGAACAAAGCTCAAATGCCAATGTTGTTCAGCGTTATCATGGCGATGTACACTGGCGGTTGTGACAACGAGAAGCTTCTGGCAGGTGTCAACAAAATGTTCCTGAAAAATCTCAAGCAGTTCATTCCAACAGAATACATCTAACCGTTTACATCTCCATTTGGTTGTGTTACTATGATTCTACACCAACCAAATGGAGAAACAAAATGATCAATCAAATCACCGCAAACGAACTGGTAGAAATCTACGAAGGTACTCACCACGATGATATCCGCGTATTCAAAGGACATCGTCCTATCGGATACATCACTGATCTTCGGGTTGCATACTCTCGTGATCAGAAACGTCAGAAAGCTCGTAAAGAGTACACTAATCGTATCAACGAAGAACGAGCTGAGAAGATGCCAGAAGCTGTAAATGAAATGGTTGACTTTTTGAAAAACAACCTTCGTATGAATGCTGATGTAATGATTAACATCTCTCAGCCTAACGTTCATGTAAATGGTTGTAAGTGTTATGTAATTGTTGACCCGATTCGTGGTAAGCATCGTCTGGGTGTATCTAACCCGAACAGAACCGCAAGTGAAATGGCTTTAGATGTTGATCCATCTTTCAAAATCCAAGAATCTCCTGCGGAACATCACATCTTAATTAATGGTCTTTCGCAAGATGACATCGTGGAGCATATCCGCAAATTATGTTCAAAATAACAAATCTTCATGTAGCTGCAATAGCAATATTACTTTTTGGTTACGGAGTAATTAAGGTTCAATCTGCTAGAATTGATGGGTTGAAATCTGATCTCCAGACTATTCAGCAAGTTGCAACTCAACAGGGAGAAGCAATTAAGCAGCTTAAAACTGATTATTCTATCATCATGAAATATGATGAACAACGTAAAGCTAATCGCGTTGAAGCTGATACTTCGAACGCTAAAATGACTAAAGACTCTAAACGAGAAAATGTGGTCAAAGCTAAGCCGAAGTTAGTTGAAAAGCAAATAAATGAGTCGTTCAATAAGTTCGCTCTGGATTTACAGGAGACTACTAGATGAAATGTTTAGTGGCAGCTGTAATAACTATTGGACTACTATCTGGATGTTCCCAGAGTGTACCAGAGGTTCCCAGAGATAACACTCTACACCCATCATGGCCTGATCCAATAAAGCCATACACTGGTAAGTGGCAAGTCAAGATAATTGACGATCGCCCATGGGTTGGAATGCCTTTTGATGAATCTCAGGAATTCAGAATTTGGATGAATGACGTCAATCGTTGGGCTAAAGATGCTAATGGAATGATATGTTACTATCGTAAAGACTTAAACGAAACAAGGTGCAAGCAATGGACCCGTTAGTAGTTCTAATCTTATGTGTAACATTCTACAAAATTTGTAAACTCGCAATGCGATAAGGGCTTCGGCCCTTTGGATAATAAAATTTTAATGAGGATATCATAATGACTCCACGTTCTAATGTATTCGTTAGCAATCCGGAATTATTGACAAAAATTAAAAATGAAGATCTCCGTAACTGTATGAAGGTCGGTTCCTGCATCCGTACTCCGCTGGAAAAGAAGACCACGTTCAATTATTCTTGGACTGCCACTGAATACGGAGATCGTGTTATCAGTGTAACATGTTATCAACCTAATTCTAGTATTCCAGGAAAAACGTTCATGGTTGATATTGCTCTATCAGACTGGTATCGTATTACAAGCTCTGTATCCAATTTTGACGAATGGCAGGAAGAAGTAATTGAGAAAGACCGCATTCGCTCAGTTATTAAGACCTTTGAAGAAGCAGCTAAAATCCATGGTGCTCGTCAGGCTACTGTAGCAAATGGATTTATCTCTGACGCAGAACCATTCTTGCGTGAATCTGGTAAGATTCTGAAAGATGCTCGAGCAGCTCTTTATGAGGAATTCGATGTATGACACATTCAATTCTTCGTGCATTACTGAAAGAATACTTTTCTCGTAGTACTGCATATTGTTACGCTTTACACGAAGATGATAAAGTAAGAACTGGTTCGTCAGCTGATACAGTTAACTACATTGCGAATGATATGGAGCTTCAAGCCGATCGGGTTATTGCAGCTTTTAAATCATTTGAAAACGGCGAACTCATGTATAAAGCATTTAATTCAATAATGATTCGTCGAATATGGGCTCATGGTGCTTATATTAGTAGCGTAATGCGAAACCGTTCTTCACAATGGTCTAAAGATGCTAAGAAAAGACTTGATGACATTGACGAACAAATTGATATTATGATTGGGGTATTGAAATGACTCAAACTGAACATACAAGATTAATTCTGTTGTTTAACAACTATGAGCAACTTAATAATCAGATGAATTTAGCTTATGCAACAAATTCAGACCGTGCTGCGTATTATTATACCGAAGCTGCAAGGGCTCGTGAAGCTTTTATCAAGAAACTAGCGGAACATATCGAATGAAAAAGTTAATCTTAACTCAGGGATGCCCAGGCTCTGGTAAATCTACTTGGGCAAATGAATATGTTCAGAAAAATCCTGGATTCTTCATCCTGACCCGTGATGATTTCCGTGAAAAGCTTTTTGGGCTAGAAGCTCGTAATCAATATCGTTATAGTAAAGCAAAAGAAAAAGCAGTATCAGCTGCTCAATTTGCTGCCGCTGAAGCCTTGCTTAAAATGGAAACGACTAAAGGCATTATCATTGCGGATACGAACTTGAATCCCTCGACTGTCAAAGCTTGGAACGATTTTGCTTACAATGCATTCAATGACGTGTTGGTGGAAATTGAACGTTTCGACGCTCCGTGGACTGAACTTCTAAAACGCAACCAATATCGTGGTGATAAAGCAGTTCCGATTGATGTTCTGCGTAGCATGTATAAACTATCAAGACCACATGATGTTTATGTCCCAGATGAGTCTTTGCCAAAGGCAGTTATTTTTGACCTTGATGGAACATTAGCCGACAATGATCATCGTTCTCCTTACGACCTTGAGAAATGTGGTGAAGATGCTCCAAAGAAAATGGTTATTGCTCTTTTAGAAATGCTTCGTGCTCAAGGGTATAAAATCATTACTGTATCTGGTCGAGAATCTGGTACAAAAGAAGATGCTACAAAATATCGTCGCATTACTACAGAATGGCTTGATAAGCATACTAATGGCTCAGATGAGCATTACCAACGAGCACAGGGTGATTCTCGTAAAGACGATGTAGTGAAAGAAGAAATCTTCTGGAATTGTATCGCTGATCGTTTTAACGTGCAATTAGCAGTAGATGACCGAGCACAAGTCGTAGAAATGTGGCGTCGTATTGGGGTTGAATGTTGGCAAGTTAACCATGGAGATTTTTGATGGCTGCTTATCATGAAGGTTGGGCTTTAGTCAGTCCTAAAACTAAATGCATCGCTCATATGGATGACGGCCAATATGCTGTCTTCACTGAAGAAAAATATGCAATTTTAAAAGCTGCAGAAGTTCTTAAGCAATATGGTAAAACCCTTACTATCCGCCGTGTCAAAATTCCTTTGCCTTGGAGCATGTGATGTATAATAAACACCATGAAATTGAAGAAGAGGCTTATGGGCTTCTTCGTAAACTCGTCGGTGCAAAGCTCGATCCTGCATTGATTAATGCTCTTGCTGAAATTCGAACTGATATCAATACTCGATACAAAAACGAATATCATGTAGAGTTCAAGCCCGTTGGTGAAGTAGTAACCAACTTCGTTGTTAACGTTAAAGTACATACGGTGCACTAATGATTACAGTTCAACCTCACGCAAATACTTTGCAGAACGTCGCAAAAATGGTAGTAGCTCAAGTAGTGGATAACTTTATGTTCACTCCTAATACTGCCGCGAATCAAATTCTTATTCATTCTGATATTGTTGCTGTGATGAATATTCTATGGAAAGATACTGATTTCAGAGTAGTTCCTCATTTCGATAGCTTCGGCTTTACATTTGACTTCACTATTGATCCTGGAACTCCAAATGCTTTCGGTTTTTCCGTGAAATATTCTTGGGATAATTCAAATGATTTCCGACAAGAAATTTAAGCAAGAAGAATTTGTGGGTCTGTGTAAAGATTTTGCACAAGCCTGTGCTAATAAGAAACCTGGGTCTCAAGTAACGTTAAAACAAGACCCTTTAGTGAATGGAGTGATCGTCACAATTAGTTATAATGGTAAACAAAGCCATGTGTCTTTGACATTAACTCGTGATGGCTCTGTTAAAATGGAAACAATTCTGGGGTATGTATGATCACATTAGTAAGTGCAATTGAAATGATTCGTGAAGCTGAGTATCAGCATGTTGGTGACAAGTCTTACTTCAGTGAAGAAGGTGTTTTGGATGTTAAAGCACTACTAGAGTTTGATCGTTGTTTCCAATCCGTTCCAAGTGACACGTATGATGCGGTTATCTTGTCGTGCAAAGATTTAATCAACGTAAATGCTCGTGGTTTAGGTGATGTCTTCTTTGATAAAAATAAACGCTTTCCAGATGGTTGTTTTATAATTACTTCACAGGTACTGGCAGTTGAACAACTGTTCAGTGAAATTTATCGAGTTAAAACTAAAAACTCAACTTATCTGGTGATCATGTAAATGAAAGCATCCACGGTCTTACAAATTGCTTATCTGGTTTCTCAAGAATCCAAATGCTGTTCCTGGAAAGTGGGTGCAGTGATTGAAAAGAATGGACGTATTATCTCTACCGGTTATAATGGTTCACCTGCTGGTGGAGTTAACTGTTGTGATCATGCCGATGAAAAAGGTTGGTTAGTTAAAAAGCCTTCATCTGGTTTACGTCAAGATGGTCCTATTCCAAAATATGGGTTATCTACTAAATTTAGAGCAGAGCATAGTGCTTGGTCTTCTGTGAATGAAATTCACGCTGAACTAAATGCTATTTTATTTGCTGCTCGTAATGGCTCTTCAATTGAAGGTGCTACGATGTATGTGACATTATCACCATGTCCAGACTGTGCTAAAGCAATTGCTCAATCCGGTATTAAGAAGTTGGTGTACTGTGAAACATACGATAAAAACAGAGAAGGCTGGGATGATATCCTTCGTTCGGCTGGAATTGAGGTATTCAACGTTCCTAAGAAAAATCTTTCGAAGTTGAATTGGTACAATATTGATGAATTTTGCGGAATAGAAGAATGATTACTTTTGAAAAAACTCCTGAAGTCGTAGTGTCAGATATGACTGAAGAATTTATCTTTACGATGGAAGCAAATAATATCCGCTGCATTAAAGTTCAGCCAACGTTTGTTATTGAGCATCTTGAAAAACAATTTGGCTGTGAAATCCTGTCAAAATCTACTACTGATTATGACTATGTAATTAAACAGTTCGTTGAGCTTAAGCCTGAGCTGGTGTTGGTTCGCGAAGTTAAAGAAGAATGTATTGGTGATGATGTCCGGTATATCTTCCGTGTTGACTATATCAAGGTTAAAGCATGAAAGCTCGATTAGTGCAAACTACTGGATTGAGCTCTTACGGTGATATCAACATTTCTTATGCGGTCGAATACAAAAAGGGATTTTTCTCTAAATGGAAAACTCTTTATCAAACCGATTATGTTGATAGCACAGATGAAGTTCGCACAACCGACCGTCGTTCAAAATGTGAAAAACTTCTGAAAGCATTAAAAGAACGTGGTGCACATAAAATTAAAACTGTTATAGGTGAATAAGATGAAATTAACTAAAGATCAGAAAATCCAAGTTCGTGAAACATTAAAAGCAATCCTGTCTAATGGTGAATCTCAGGTAGTATTCGAGAAAGCTGATGGCACTATTCGTTCCATGCGTTGTACTCGTGATAGTGATTCAATTCCGAGTGATCTGGTAGAAAGCACTGTTAAACCAGCTCGTGCCGAATCTATTGATATGCTGCCAGTGTATGACACTGAAAAAGAACAGTGGCGCGGATTTAGCTTTGAAAAACTGATCTCTGTGAATGGTGTTAAAGTTGAGCATTTGATTCAACTGATCACTCATTAATTGCTTAAAGTAGAGCATGATAATATTAATTCATGCTCTTAAACATAAAGGTTAAACATGCAGTCTTTACCAATTAAAGCTTTAGGTGAATATGTAATCCTCGTTTCTGAACCAGCTCAAGCAGGTGATGAAAAAGTTTCTTCTTCTGGAATTTTTCTAGGAAAAGAACACCAAGGTCAATTACCAGAAATGTGTGAAATCTACGCAATCGGTGATGATGTACCAAAAGGATTTGTTGAAATTGGAGATTTTACTCCTATTCCAACAGGAAGCATTCGAAATGTCGTTCATCCTTTGGTTGCAGCAGGGCTTAAGCAACCGAAGGAAATCAAACAAAAATTCGTAACTTGTCACTATAAATCTCTTTCTTGCGTTTATAAGTGATATAAATATCATTATGAAGAACTGGAAAACTACCTCCAAAAGGACATGACCAGTTATTCTATGTGGTGGATGCGCAGCTTAAACGCTGGTACCGTCCACCAAATTTTCACCTCATTTGAGGAACGACATATGTCAATGCACAAACAACTCGAACACGCTCTTACCCTGCAACGTACCGCTTGGAATGCAGGCCACGAAAACTATGGCGCATCTATTGATGTTTACGCCGAAGCATTGGAAGTTCTTAAAGGTTTCAAACACCTGAATCCAGTTCAAGCCGATCTTCGTGATGCGTTGGTCGAAAAAGACGAACTGAAATTTGCAAAATCTCTTTGCAGCTCAGCTCGTAAAGCTGTTCGTCATTTCGTAGTAACTCTGAAGTAATATTTTATAAGCGGCAAGTGCATGCTACCCCGAGGCGATGGCCAATCGGGAGTACGCCTCAAGGCCTATACATCCATCGGTGTATATCTTATCCTCGAGAAATCGGACCCGGACCCTTTAAGCTAACGGTGTGCAACAGATAAGAGCGTATGAAGTTAAGGTTGTGAGAGCCGGAACGTTAAATATAAAAAACTCACAAAGTACCCTTTGAGGGCTTGCGGGAGCTACAACTGAAAGAACTGTCGAAAGAAGTTGAAACTCAGAAGAACGTGCTCCCATGTATTTCTCCAAAATGGAAGATCATAATGTCAAAAGCTAAAAAAGCAGTTAAATCAGTAAAAGAAGTTGTTGGTACCTCTAAGCGTGCTGGTTACAAACGTAGCACTAACGCTCGTATTGATAAACTAGGCGATCAGCTGGCTTCTCGTGCCCGTAAGGTTCTGGCACATGATGCGGCTTTTGGTAATCCACGTAAGAAAGCGTAAAGCATAAGTTAGGGACTCCTTCGGGAGTCCCTTTTTTGTTTGTACTCTGCCGTTTACATCCGTTGAAGAACGTGTTATAGTATAAACTCAATAACCAATACGGTATAATGGAGAATAAAATGAAAATCAATCTGAATGCTACAGTAAAATGTAAAGATCACGATGGATATAAAGCTCAGACAGTAAAAGAACAACAATGGATGCTTACTAAGCAACAATTTGAATTTGTGAACTGTATGACTCCTGAAGGTCCATCAGATGATTTCTCATGGAAAATTATTCTGATCAACTTCTTCACTGGTGAAGAATATGAGTTGAACACTTTGATTCTCGGTAAGATTCGTTGTGAAACTTATGTCGATGAAGAAGATGGTTACTCGGAAGATGTTACGTGGTATCAAAATGGTCGAATTACTGCTGATAATCTGATAGAAGCAATTAAAGCTAAAGGCGTAGTTGATCTCACTTACTGGACTAAAACTAAATGAGGCCTTCGGGCCTATTGAGGAAAGCATGAAACTTGATTTAAGCAAAGAATATGTTCTGGATAATGTTAGCGGCTATCTTTATGATAATGGAAGCAATACTCACATCAACAATGAAGTAGTTAAGTTCATTGGTGACCGTAAGTTCACGATTAAGACAACTGGTTACAACCGAATTGATGGGATTTCTTTTGATAAAGGCGAAACTTGGGTATCGTTGAAAGATATCTCAGAACAAGCATCAGTGTATGGCTACATTTTCTCTGCTGAAGAGATCGACCGTGGAGCTATCAAAGTTGCTCCAGAAGATAAAAGTGTTCGTGAATACATGGTGATCTACACTGACGAAGATGACATTCCGAAGGTTGCTTACAGTGGTTCAGGGAATATGTTCACTGAAGAAGAGGCTAAGACTGCTTCACTTGAGCTGTTCACCGAAGGCTACAAAATTAAGAACGTATTAGTCGTTAAGAAAGCGTTTGAAGCTTTGTCAAAAATTGAAGTAAGTTTCGTCTAACCGTTTACATCCTCCGTTGTATGTGTTATAGTATAAACTCAATCAACAAACATACAACGGAGAATAAAATGAACTTTACTAACTTTAATCGCAAATATGTTCAAGGCGCTTTTGATAGCACGGTTTGTCTTTGGGAGCATAAAAACGGCACAGTTTGCGAAATCGATATGTACTGGACAGACAACTACGTCTACATCAACTTTGAAAATGGAATCACGTTAGATATTTCTTTTAAAGGTTCAGTCATTAAGGTTGGTTTTCATGATGATGTTCGCACTCGCGATTTAGGAACTCATCCGTCTTGGAACGGAGATAATCGTAGAACTCTGGTTAAACTTTATCTTCGCCATATCTTAGGGCAGAAGACTACTGAAGAACAGCGTGAAGCAATTTGGGACATCGTTTCAAACGAATTAAAATTTTAATCTTAAACCGGGGCTTTGGCCCCTCTGAGGAAAATATGCAAATTTATCAATTCAACGTTGGCGGTTATAAGGAGTTCATTGATGTACATAGTCATGAATTTGTAGCCGCATGGGAAAAGAATATGGAAGTAGCCCAAGACTTCATAGTTCTAGCCTATTCAGAAGAAGGGCATATCACCAAAGTCAAGAATATGAAAACCGGCGAAGTCTTTACCGCTCTTGAAGGTGACTTTAAGAATTATTTCGCGTTCTTCTTGGTTCATGAAATTGGTAATGGCAAACAGGTTTCAGTAGTTCGAGAAATTGTGTCAGAAGAAATGAGTGCGTATGGAATTAATGAAAATGAATCTGGCGAATTCATTGTAGTCTCCGAGTACAATCAAAATAAAAGTATTTTAGGTCCTTATAACTATGAAGAAGCTCTGAAAAAGGCTAAAAGCCAGATTATGCATGGTGCTATTGGCGTGACTGTAAAGATCTACAAAGCAGTAAATGAAGTTGAACTCGCTGTCAATGTAAAATCACTCTGAGGGAAATAACATGATCGTATCTATCGCTAAATCTGTCGCTGCTAAATTTGAACGCATCATCGATTGCCCAATGATTGATATCATTGAAGTTCGCGTTCGTAATCATTCGGTTGAGTATGAAATTGATGCTCCTGATTTCTTTGAATTTCCAGATTGGGCTGTTGTATTATGAAATTATTCATTGATCTAATGAAGCATCTCTATCCAACATACAGGTTAACATTTGATGTAATTGATGTTTCACCATCGGGTTGGATAAAAGATCCGTTTCAAGTAACCAGAGAAATCAAACTCTGGTTTTGGGAAGATAAAACAACAGAATTCCATAAAGTTGAAGAAGCACTTCCTCCGTTTGGTGTATGGAGTGATGTTATTCTGAACAAGGTTGAAAAAGTATGAAACCAAAATACATGATATTCCAAACGGTTCAACTGAAAGGCTCAGGAATTCCCGGAGTAATAAGCGATGTAGCTAATGGAATTCCTCGCTATAAAACTCAGCCCGCTTATGAAGTTGATTGGGTTGATGGAACTCGTTCGGTTCATATGGAAGAAGAAATTTCTCCGATATCTCAATTAAAGGTGATGTAATGCTTTACTTAGATTTAGATATTATTGCTCAAATGCCAACTAAATCTGGGTATTTGAATCAGCTAGTTACAAAGACACTTATTGAAGGTGGAACAGTAGCTTTCACCTCATTTGAGGCTGAATTATCAGATCACACAATTAAAATGATTGAGGAAAAATTATGCTTTTACAAGAACCAAAACCAGTCGTTGCCACCGACGTCGATGGGATTCTCATCAAGTGGCAATCAGGTCTTCCTTACTTCGCGCAAAAATATGATTTGCCGTTAGATGAAATCCTGAAAACTATCGCAAGTGACTCTTTTGTTACTCCAGCAAAATTGTTCAACTGCTCAGAAGAATTCGCTTCTAAATTACTTTTGAAGTACAACAACTCCGACTTTATTCGTTATCTGTCGGCTTATGATGATGCTCTTAAGGTAGTTAATGAGCTCAAGAAGCATTACGATTTTGTTGCAGTAACTGCATTAGGTAACTCAGTAGATGCTCACCTGAATCGCCAGTTTAACTTGAGTGCATTGTTTCCGGGAGCCTTTAAAGATATATACGTCTGTGATTACAATGAATCTAAGGATCACCTGTTAACCCGAGTGTTGGAAAAGTACGGTGATCGTGTAGTCTGTTACGTTGATGATCTTGGAAAACATATTGACTCTGCAATTGAAGTTATGTCTCATTTAAAAGACTTCAAAACATTCTATTTGCCTCGTGGTGAACGGGATCATTTGCCATCTCATTCTGGAACAGCTCATCATACTGTAAAGAACTGGTACGAAATCAAAGATATTTTGGTGAGTGATTCTTCATCAAAAATGGTTGAACAATTCAAAAAGATGGTCGATGAACTTAATAAGCCGGATCGCCCATCCATTTATGATTTTTGGAAACGCCAAGTTCCAATTTTCGAACCAACCCAGCCATGGCAACGTCCATATCCGAATTATGGTATTGGAACCGGGATTGAATATCTCATGAATCAACCTAATGCAGTGGTGAATTGTAAAGTATGATTAATGTAATTTTCTGGAATCCGCACACTGACAAGACTCATCGAGTAGAGTCTTTCGCTACTAAGCAAGAGTTGTTTGAAAAGCGAATTACTTCAAAAGCTAATCAGGAACAGCGTGAAATGCAAGATGCGGTATTCAATGGAGCTTTGTACATCACTACTCTTCCAAACGGTGGAGATATCTATCACCGAACTCTGGCAGAATTGATTCGCGAATATAAGTCAAAGATCTAGCTTATCGAGGGGTGTGATATAATAGTCATATCCCTAAACACAAAGAGAAAATTATGATTCTTGAAATTATCAATGAAATCGCGTCTATTGGTTCAACAAAAGAAAAAGAAGCAATCATTCGTCGTCATAAAGATAATGAACTTCTGAAACGTGTTTTCAAATTAACGTATGATGGTAAGTTCCAATACTACATCAAGAAATGGAATAATCCAGATTGTTATTTACCTAATGCAACACAATTTTCATTGAACTCTGCCTTAGATGTTTTAGAGAATTTGTTTGCTACTCGTAAAATAACTGGCAATGCTGCTTTAGATAAACTTTCTGCTACGCTTCAACGAATGCATGAGTCTGATCGTGAAGTACTTAAGAAAGTATTGCTTCGTGATCTTCGTTGTGGTGCATCTCGTTCTATTGCAAATAAAGTATGGAAGGGATTAATCCCAGAACAGCCACAGATGCTTGCTTCATCGTATGATGAAAAGGGTATTGAAAAGAACATTAAGTTCCCTGCATTTGCTCAGCTCAAAGCCGATGGTGCAAGGGCATTTGCCGAAGTTCGCGGTGATGAATTAGATGATGTAAAAATTCTATCTCGTGCCGGGAATGAGTATCTTGGTTTAGATTTGCTGAAGCAGCAGCTAATCGATATGACTAAAGAAGCTCGTAAACGACACCCTGGTGGTGTAATGATCGACGGCGAATTAGTTTATCATACTGTTGTTGCTTCGTCTGGTCCATTAGATGATATGTTCGGCGATTTGCCTGAACTTAGTAAAGCTAAAGAATTAAAAGAAGAATCTCGTACAATGTCCAACGGATTGGCAAATAAATCTCTGAAAGGCACTATCTCTAAGAAAGAAGCTGATGGTATGAAATTCCAAGTTTGGGATTATGTTCCATTGGATGTGGTTTATTCTGAAGGTAAAGAATCTGGATTTGCGTATGATGTTCGGTTCCGTGCTCTAGAGTTAATGGTTCAAGGCTTCTCTCAGATGATTCTAATCGAGAACCATGTTGTCCATAACCTCGAAGAAGCTAAGGTAATTTATCGCAAATACGTTGATCAAGGCCTTGAAGGTATTATTCTGAAGAACATCGGGGCTTTCTGGGAAAACACCCGTTCTAAGAATCTTTATAAGTTCAAAGAAGTTATCACTATCGATATGCGTATTGTAGGGATTTATCCTCATAGTAAACACCCTGGTAAAGCAGGTGGATTCTATCTAGAATCAGAATGCGGATTAATCAAAACTAAATCAGGTTCTGGATTAAAAGATAAACCGGGTCCAGATTCGCATGAGTTAGACCGTACTCGTATTTGGGAAAACCAAAATGATTATATTGGCGGAATTCTTGAATCAGAATGTAATGGTTGGTCAGCAGCTGAAGGTCGTACAGAATATGTTAAGCTGTTCCTTCCTATTGCTGTTCGTATGCGTCGTGATAAAAATGTAGCAAATACATTCGCTGATATCTGGGGCGATTTCCATGAGGTTACTGGGTTATGAGTTATAAAATTCTTTTAGAAGTTACCGTGATGTCTTCGACTGGACATGTGGCGGTTAGTACTGAACAGCTGGATTTTTATAGCTGGGATAATGCTAATATGTATTATGAAGCAGTAGAAGTTTATGAAGAAACGCCAGATATTAAAGTATGGCGTCAAGTAACAAAACTTTATTAAAGCCCTTCGGGGCTTTTGTTGTCTATAAATATAGTAAACTATAGAGGACTTTTTATGATCGAATTAAATGAAGTCTTCGATGAAGGGAAAGAACGTCTAGCAGTTACGAACCTTTATCCGAAGCTCAAGATTCCACAAATTTTTGCAATAGACAACACTAAAGTAGCTTATCGTATGTGCTCATATACTGGTGGTGGAGATGCAAATAAAAACATCAAACCCGGTGATAAAATGATGCATGTCATTGCATTAGGAGTTACTGATAAAGGCCTTGGTCAACTTAAGACCTTAGGTGATAATCCAATTGCTGTTATTGATACAATCTTTAACCACGTAATGGGTATCATGAAGTTTTATCGTTTTGACGCTGCTTTATTTCGTGTTAAAAAGAATAAAACTGGTGGAGCAGGTCGCCAGATGCAAGTTATTGTTGATCGTCTAATCAAGAAGAAAGGCGGTGGCAAATTCGTTATGCTTAAAGAGTTGTATGATTTTGATAAGAAATACAACTACATTTTAGTATACAAGAAGAATGCTGATCTTGTCAATATCCCTGGAATGACTGAGATCATGGACTCAATTTATAAGAAAGTAGACACTGATGTAGGTGATGCTTATATCAACGTTGAGACCGGCAAACAAGTATCTAAGCTTGAAGCTATCGCGGGTTCAATCGCAGCAGAAAATGATAAACGCTCAGACCAGGCGGTTGCGTCTCGAGCTAAAATATCTCGTCGTGCTTTAATGGCTTCTCAATATTCAATCCAAGTGGGATTTGATACTCGTAAAGATGCGGTAGAACATGATAAGCGATTAGATGTAATTAACTCTAAACCTCCGGTTTATTTGACAGATAAGTCTTCTGACCAAGTATCGAATATTCAAATGGCTATTGATAATTTCAGAAATGATTCTCAATCAATTGCTAAAACCGGCGAAGCGTTTAAGACATTTGACCCGTCATGGAAAATGGATGATGATCGTCATTCTACTGGTACAATGAAAGCCCAAGAACTTGTTCTAAGGCTCACTAATATATTAACCAGTGGAACAGTAGACGATTTCAGTCAACATCCTACTGATAGAAGAGAAGCATTTAAAACATTAGCGGTCAGAGACATTTATCGTATTGGTGAAGCCTGGTCTAAATTAGAGCCTAATGACTATTATGGTGCTATTAAAGAACTTACTCGAGTCGCAATGGAAGACAAAGAATGGTCTTCTGATGCAAATCGTGAATACGCAGTAAAAGAGATTGTAGAATTAATTTCTAAACAGTTCTCTGATTTAGCAGCTAGCATGTACAAAAATACATCAGATGTGGATCGTTATACTCCGGTACAATTGTCAGGTTTACATGCTTACGTCGGTTCATCTTATAAGTACATCAACGACTATCTTTTAGGCCTTGATGATTATGGCAAAGAAACTGTTGAAAAATGGATTGAGTCTATCGATTCTGCGTTTGAAAATGGTGTTCGTCTTCCGAAGGGAACTAAGCTATTTCGAGGTCAACATACTAAGCGCGAAGCTATTGAAGTTAGTTTAGAAAACAAGCACTTCTATTTCAAGAATTATGTGTCAACTTCAATGGCTCCTATTATCTTTGGTGGATATGGACGAGCATATGATGCAATGGACCCCGCTGCATTGAACACAGATACATCGACTCCTAAAGAAGTGCTTGACTCTGTTTCAACTGTTCGGCCTGATAGTATTACTAACTCTGAAATGGGTGAATTGCGTTTAGCGTTCGTTATTTCTGGCGCAGAGAAAATAAAGACTATCGTAACCAATGCTGGAATCTCAGGATTGTCATTTGAAGCTGAAGTTATTCTTCCTCGTGGTACTGTTCTTAGAATTGATAAAATGTATGGAACAGCTCAGAAACTTCAAGCTAATGACTACACAGCATCAAAGAGTGTTCTTATGGAATGCACTGTAGTATCTCCAGAACAATTATCTGAAACTACAATTTATGATGGCGATAAATTGTTAGAAGGTGAATTGGTTGAATCTGATTATTCGTTCAGTTCTTTTATTGGTCAATTAAATGAAGCTAAAGTTGAAACACCAGATTGGTTAGGTGAAGCTCTAGCATCATTTGTTGACATAAATAATTTACCAGAACGATTCATAAATTAATATTTTCACATGGACGTGAATTCAGAGAGGGCTTTATGGAAATTTTAAACGAAGTACTAGACGAAAGTAAACTGGATTTACCAGTTACGAACCTTTATCCAAAGACGAAAATTCCACAAATTTTTGCTATTCAAACTAACTCCGAGGGTTCACTGCCAGCATTCAGGATGTGTTCATATACATCTGGCGGTGATACCAATAAGAACGTTAAACCTGGCGACAAAATGATTCATGTTGTTATGCTATCATTGAGCGAAAAAGGATCATTAGTTAAGCTTAAAAACTTAGGCGGCGATCCAATTGGTGTTATCTCTACTACGTTCAATATCGTTTATTCAACGATGAAGCAGTATAAAATGGACGCATGCTTGTTCCGAATGGCCAAAAGCAAAATCGGTGGACAAGCTCGTCAGATGCAGGTTATTATGGACCGACTCGTACGTTCTCGTACTGGTGGTAAATTTGTTATCCTGAAAGAACTCTGGGATTATGATAAGAAGTACGCATATATTCTTATTCATCGTAAAAATGTTGATCTCTCAACCATCCCTGGCGTCCCAGAGATTGATACTGGACTGTTCACTGCAGTTGAAACTAAAGTTGGTGAAGTTTATGTTGAAAAGAAATCAGGTCAACAAGTAACTAAAGCCCAAGCCGTTGCTGCTTCTATTGCAGTCGAAAACGATAAGCGTTCAGATCAAAACGTTATTTCTCGTGCTAAGATAAATCGTCGTCAAGCTATTGCTGCTCAGTATTCTGTTGATGCATCTAGCATCCAAGGCGATGATCGTGCTGCTGAAGAATTTAAACGCTTAGAAGCTAAAGTTCCAGTTAAAAGCTCTAAAGGCGCTGAGTCATCAGACATGGTAGCAAAAGTTAATACCATCGCTGACCGTCAAGGAAATGAGTATATCGGCAAAGTACTAAACTTCATCACTAATCCTGAAACATCTCAGGACACAGATGGTAAAGCATTGACTGCACGAATAGGTCAATTGCGCCAGTTATCTAAAATGCCTAAAGGTGCCATGTTATCAGGTGGATTTGAAACTGGTGGTATGAAGTACTACATGGAAAACCAAAAAGAAATGTACAATGAAGTTCGTTCATTTGCTCGATTGATAGCTGGGGTGAATACAACTAACTCCTTTCAGACGATGAAAGATTTAGTTAAAATGGCTTCAGCTGGAACTAGACCTGAAGATCGTGAACAGTTAATTGCAAATTTAATTGGATTAGCTTATAAAGAAATAAGTGCAATCATCAGAGATTCATACCAAACTGCAGCAAGTTTATCTAAAGAGAATGATCATTATTCTAAAGATGAAAAACAAGCTATCAGTGAATACTGCGCAAACGCTTTCGAATACGTGAATATGTTCTTAATCGGTAAGCCGGAAGAAGGGTATTCAACTTCTGATTCTCTCGAGATCATCGATAATATGGACTCTGCGTTTGAAAAAGGAACTCGTTTAGACAAAGGTACATTATTGTATCGTGGCCAAAAATTAGACCTTCCTACATTCGAGCATAACGCAGAGAATAAGTTGTTCTATTTCAGAAACTACGTTTCAACTTCATTAAAGCCTCTGATCTTTGGTGAATTTGGTCGTATGTTTATGGCACTAGATGACGATACTACAATTTATACTGCTGAGACGCCTGATGATTATAATCGTTTCGCAAACCCAGAAGATATAATTGATATTGGCGCTACTCAAAAAGACTCATTTGACGATAACAATAATGATGGAACATCTATTAATATCGGCAAACAAGTTAATTTAGGATTCGTTATTTCCGGTGCTGAAAATGTTCGAGTTATTGTTCCAGGTTCTTTAACTGAATATCCAGAAGAAGCGGAAGTTATTCTGCCTCGTGGTACTCTTTTGAAGATCAATAAAATCACTACTCAAGTAGATAAACGCTCGAATAAGTTCATGGTTGAAGGTTCAATCGTTCCGCCTTCTGAGCAAATTGATGAATCTGTTGAGATTTATGACGGTGATCTGTTCATGGAAACAGGTGAAGTAGTAAAACTGTCCGGATTCATGCAGTTCGTCAACGAATCTGCATACGATGAAGAGCAAAACCAGATGGCTGCTGAGATTCTGTCTGGATTCTTGGACATTGATGACATGCCACGTAAGTTCCGCTAGCCGTTTACATCCACATGGAAGTGGATTATAATGGCTCTACGTTAACAAGAGGAAAACAACATGAAATCAATTTTTCGTATCAACGGTGTAGAAATTGTAGTTGAAGATGTAGTTCCTATGTCTTATGAATTCAATGAAGTTGTTTTCAAAGAGCTTAAGAAAATTTTAGGCGATAAGAAGCTTCAAAGTACTCCAATTGGACGTTTTGGAATGAAAGAAAACGTTGATACTTATATTGAAAGTGTAGTGACAGGGCAGTTAGAAGGTGAATTTTCTGTAGCAGTTCAAACTGTAGAAAATGATGAAGTTATTTTAACTTTACCAGCTTTCGTAATTTTCCGCAAATAAAACAATGGGGAGCTATGCTCCCCATTTTTACAATCCAAGTATTTTCGAAGTAGAGTTTCGGGTCGAATTAATGACGTGAGACAACCCTCCAGCAGCTCCTCCAAGTCTAGATAATCTACTTAAACTTCCATTAAGAGACATTTCACTATTAATTCCAGTTATAGAATTAACAGCTCTATCTTCAATCCAATCAAGAGCAGCTTGACGTCCAACAGCACCCGTTTGCATTACTCTGTAAGCAAATGTAACATCGAAAACCGCAATTTGGTTATCTCCTTCATATGTAAGCTCAGGAGCTCCACACGCAACAGGAACACAACCTGTGAACATTATCACAGTATGAGGTAATCCATTTCGAGCATGAAGGTTAACCTGAATGTCAGCTTCGACGTCAGTTGGTAATGCTCGCAATCCAGTAACCGGGTCTTGAACGGAGTTCACCCAATCTTGCATTGCACGATAGTTACTTGCTTCGGGATCCATTCTGAATGATATAGTTAACGGATCGAGTTCACGTCCAGTTATTCTAATATTCGGTGAGTTATGGTTGAAATCCATTTCATGAGACAATCTGTTCTCTGGAATTTTGACCGAATAAATCATCAATCCAGATTGCGGATAAGCCATGTTAAAGAAGTCTAACAAATAAGTTCCGACTTCAAATTCACCTAATAAAGACTGAACAACACGATTGCTCATTGCTCCAATAAGATATTTCGATACACCAGACTTTCTTACCAGCTGTTGAGTACCGGCAGTGATAATTGAGGTGAGTCCTGATGTGAACTCACCTTGTGTTAATCCAAGCCAGTCATTATTCAACGGAAGGTTATTAAAGAGCATACCGCCAAATTGATCGAGTAATTGTTGAGACTTTGCTGACGGAGTAGTTGCAAATACACAACTAAACATATTAGTACGCTGAAAGTCTATATTACCCGCTTGGTTTTTAAATTCATCTAAAGTTAGCATCAGAATCCTTCCGCATATACTGAAGCTCGGTTCAATGTCAAGATTTCACGCATAGTAATTTCTAATGTGAATGTACTTGGCAGGTTTGGAGCTATAGCTAAACCGTTAAAGTTTCCATTTGGAGTTTTATCAAAACGGATACTCTGAATTTGACATGGACCGAATACTTCAGCACGTCCATCGAATTTACTTGTGGTTCCAAAGTTTCTGACGAACCACACAGTAGGGTTACTTACAACAATAACATTACTTAAGAATGAAGTTATTTTCTCAAAAACAGTGTCATTTTTATTAGCTTCATCTGGAGTTAATGTATCAAGGAAAGTTGATTTATACCATTCATCTAATTGAGACTTAACTTCTTTTGCATAAGTAGACGTTCCCGTTTCGCCATAACTATAGTAGTTAAAGTATTCATAGATCTCGATAATAGCAATAAGATCTTGTACTGATCGAGGAGTTAAATCCCACGTGAATACCTTCGTACGGTTATCTGCGCCGCCATACATTGATCGAGCAGTGTTATAGATCTGCTCGTTATGGTCAGCCATTAATCCTTGAGTCAATGACTCTAATCCGCCAAAGACAGCAGTAGATGCAACGTTACTTAATACCCCTGTAGCAGTACCGCCGCCACGAGAAATAAGTGAATCTCCAACGTCATTAAATTTATGAGAAACTGATTCAACATCTGATTTCGAGCGTGGAAGTAAAATATTCACTACTGGAATTTTATCAACTTTATTAGTATTTGTTCCAGTGATTGATTTCACTACACTATTTGCAGTACGTTTCATTTCACCTAAACGCATGCTACGCATATCACCGGTTGTACGAGAATTCATATCATACGCAGTGAACAACAACCCGTTCTTATAAAGATCATGAACTCGTAAAGAACCAGATGTGTCATTACCAGCTGAACGTTCAGACGGATATTGCGCAGTTATAGTGGATTTTATTTTTGCTGATTGTGAACTTTGACCAGCGGAGGTTTTAACTCCGCTAATTAAAGCATCAGTCTTATCATCTAATTCTCTGACTTTAATGCTCATTAATTAACTCCTGTTGCCCCGAATACTCCAGGAGCTGGAGTAGCCGTGACTGTTTGAACCTGGTGAATAGTCTTACTATTATTTACGTTATTAACCTGAGTGTTAGCAACATTCATATCACCGGTTGATTTTTTAGATTGCTCTTTAGCATTTTCAGCTTTTTGAATATTTTGAACTCGTTGATTATCTTCCGAAGTAGCTGGAGCCGCAGGCTTCGGAGTGTTATCTTCTTTGAGCTTCTGATACTTGGATTCTACTCGTTGGAATCTTTTATCGAGTTCCTTTTTAGTAGCTGGTTGATCACTTATAGCAGAATCACTAATAGACTTTTTGGCACTGTTATATGCCTTCTCTAAAGATTGCATATTAGTTGGATTCTCTGGATCAACATCACCAATATATTTTTCTAAACGCTGAACAGCTGCACGAGCTTCGTTTTGTTTGATCAGTGTTTCTTCGCGTTTTTCAGGAGCCATTGCTTTAAGATTCTGAGTCTCTTGATCACGGTCAGATGCTTGTGTAGAATCGATTTTATTCTCTCTTCCTAGTACCCAATCAAATGCACGAGTTTTAAATTCGCCAGCTTTATCAATAATTCCAGGACCTTCTTCAATACGCTTACTCTGATATTTAGCCAAAGCTTTTTGATCATCTTCAGACAATGAATTACCAGTGCGTTCCTGGAATCCTTCTAGTGCTGAACCACGAATAGTAGTTGCTGCATTTTCAAAGCCAAGTGCATCGAGTATAGAAGCAGATATCTTTGAAATTCCCAAAGACATTATTTCGCTCAGGTTGTAAATCACATCAGCTAATCCTTTGACAATAGCTACTGCTAATCCACTCCAGTCTCCAGCTTCCCAGAACTTTTTAATATCTCCTAACATTCCAAAAATTGATTGAAGCAGTCCACCCCATTCACCAGCTTCAGCACTGAATTCATCGAAGTTACTCATGAATTTATCAGTCCAATACTTAAAATGAATACGAAGTAAATCTATGCCTAATACTAATGCAAATAGCATAGCAGCCATTTTAGCAGCTTCAGCTAATGCTGTTACGGTGTATTTGAAAAGCATAGACGATATTTTATCAGTGATTGATATCGTAGCTTTAAATCCGCCCTTCGTAGTCTTCAGCAAGTCACCTAACATATCGGTAGGTTTCTTATCATCTTTCTTTTGATCTTTCTTGTTGTTCTCGGGTTCCTGAGGGACAGGTGGAAAGAAATCCTCATCAGGTAAATTGTTATTATCATCTAATGGAGGAAGTATTCTCTCAGGTAATCCAGGGGACTCTGGCTCATCAGGATCTGGAAGCTTATCTTCTATCACTGACAGCCCAGTTGAAGCTGAGGCACCAGATTCTTGTACTTTTTGCTCCACAGCCTGAACCTTCGACTCGAGCATCGAAGCGAGTTTACTTAATTTGTCGCTGATTGTTGACGCTACGCCAGTAAGAGTCTTGATAGACTCAGTAGTTCGTTCAGATGCTTCAGCAGCTAATTCAGTACCTTCAGCGACGTTATCAACTGAATCAATTAAGTTATTGCCCTTTTCTTCAATTACTTCAGCAACTAGTTCATTAGCGCTTTGTACATCATCAAGTTTAAGGCCGATTAATTCTAAAGAGTCTACTTGATCAGATGCAGTCGAGGCTGCATCTCTTTCACCCTTTGAATCAGCGATAACTTTACGACGTCTCATTGTGGACATGTTTTCGCTTTTCATTCAAATAATCCTAGTACTTTAGCTGTTCCCCTTATATTGTGTGGACCGGGAATAGCAATAAGATCTGTGATTTCTTCTGCCCACTTTAAAACAAACGCAGGCATCTTAAGGAAATTAGGAACCTCAGTGGAGTCATTCACTGATATGAAACATTCCGTGAGCATCTTATCGATAGTAGTAAATGTTTCATATCGCTCAGGAGAGCGGAACTTAAATGTCTTTCCTTGGAACTGGAATTCAAGGCGTTGGCAAATATAAATGTCATTGATATTGTAAGTGTATCCATCTTTAACGACACTTGATTTTAACTTGCCATTGAACTCTAGCAAATGAATAGACACTAAATCTGATTCAGCAGCGTTTAGCCCAGGATGAATTGAGTCCAAAAGAATTCCCATGTTCTCATCCATTGCACGAACATCTTTAATCAACGTGTGATGCTTCAAGCCAAGCTTAGGAATAGAAATGGTTTTGCCATTGACTTGTATTTTCTTAAGTGGTAGTATCAGATTTAAGTTCATTTTTAACCTTTATTGGTTCTACTGTTTCCAACTTACGAGAGTTAGTAAACATATAAAGTGTAGTTATGCTTTGGTTATTACTTACTTCATGAATTACTTCATCAATGTAAAAATCAGCTTTGAATTGTTTCTTTGGATCAAAGAAATTAATCTTATCTCCAGGAGTCATTTCAAAGTCTCCAACCATTTTACAAGTTGCATAACCGTCGTATTGTGCCATAGTCTGAAGCCTGATAGCTTCTTCATATCCATTTCGATAAGTCATTTCAGAATATGCACCCGAGCGAGAAACGAAGATGCTATTCTGTCCATCACCTGTTACTATTCTAGGAAGGTTATTATCCAAGAATGAGTGTGAATAGATTGTAGCGTTAAAAATAGGATCGCGTGTATGGGCATTAGCCTTCGTTAACCACTGGAAGTCATAAGCGAGATTATATTCCAGCTCACCGACAAATTGACCTATTGTGCGTGGTTCACCGACAATAACCTTGATTGATTCTTGGTTAATCATTGCGTCATAATCCATCATGTTCAAGCCATAGATATCTTCCCATACAAAAACGAATTGGTCATTATCTACTGCTAATGCAACATCTCGAACATATTTCTTGTATTCAGTTATGTTACTCGTCCATGGAACTCGAGGAACATATGTGTTGATTGTGTTCATCGCAGGTGCTATAAGAGGTTTTGATTCATAAATTGCACCGATCATCTCTTTTATTGATTCACCAGCGTCATTAAAGAAACAGCGGCTAAATTTAAGATTCTCTATTTCATGAACCAGTCCTAAGTTAATAGCAATGATATTATCACCCTTAGAATCTACTGAAACACTGAAGTGTTTGCAGCCATAAATTCGGTTCAATGTTTTCTTAGAGTTCGCATTAGCTACTGAGATTTGTATAATTTGATTTCCATCCATTAACGTATGAAGGTTCTTTGAATCAAAGAATTGTAAAACACCTTCATTACGTCCAAATAAACCATCTCTCATTGTTAGTGTAGTAATTGTAGCTGCTAACTCAATGTATCTGTTAGATTCCCATGCATCGTAATCCTGATACAACTTAATGCTCAGGTTCGGGAATCCCGGAAGTTGTTGTATCATTTAGTGTTATCCTTCTCTATCAGAGATAATGCAATAGATCTTTCAACTGGGATCATCTGCATTATTGACTCTAAATTGTAATGATTTTTAACCAGCATATGATTTATTTGATAGAAGCTAAATACTTCGTCTGGATTCAGCAAAAGATTAAAGATATGCAAAAAATCATCGTAAATTATTTTCTTAGTTTCACAACATTTCATTCGAAGCTCAAGATGAATTGGTGTCATCTGCTTAATAATTGATTCCAAAGCGTTCAAATCTATAGCATCTATAACTTGAATTTGATTCTCTTCTGATAACTCGTTCCAAGGTATTATTTTCCCTTGGTATTTAATTGATTTCACACATTCAGCTACTTGTGTAGCTTTATCATCGTAAAACTTATCCGGGTAATTGAAGTAAATCGTAATACCAGCAACTTCGACGGTAGGCTCAGTAAGATCTTTGGTATTCAAACTGAATAAAGTTTGCTTATTCTTTTCGCAAACTGGACAAGTAAAAGCAATAGGAATTTTAGTTTTACCGATTGACCCAGTGAACACCCTTAAGAATATGTACGGTCTCCATGTTGACGGAAACTCTTCGAAGTATTCTTCGAGCAACTCATTTAAGATAATGTTTTGCTCTTCTGGTGTTTTTTGGACTAAGTCGTTTCGGACTAACAGAAAATCTCGATAATCTGCTACTGTGAACGGTTTGAAACGATGCACACCATCAGGCAAAACACAACGAATAATATTAGCCATTATGTCTCCTTTATCATATTTATAAATATTTCAATAAAGGAGTTGATATGAAATATGAATACACTTTTGAGGCTCGTATTGGTGATGAAGTAATCCAATGCCGAGCGTTTACACTAGAAGAATATCGCGATCTCATCAAAGCTAAAGCTGATGGGACTATCAAAGAGTATGTTCCAGAGCTGATTAAAAATTGTACTAATGCTCGTGGATTAAATCGTCAAGAGTCAGAGCTATTGTTAGTTCACTTATGGGCTAACAGTTTAGGTGAGGTTAGTCACCAGAATACATGGGTGTGTTCCTGCGGACACGAAATACCAATGTCAATTAATCTTACATTCGCTCAGATCGATGAACCAGATGATCTCTGGTATTCCCTAGGTGGTTTCCGTATTAAGCTAAGATATCCTAATCTTTTTGAAGATTCAAATATCTCTATGATGATCGCATCATGTATTGAATACATTCATGTGAACGGTGAAACCATTTCAGTCGATGAACTGAATGACAAAGAGATTGATGACCTTTACTCTGCAATAACAGAAGATGACATCGCTCGCATTAAAAGCTTATTGCTTAAGCCTACAGTTAAACTCGCTATTCCAGTTAAATGCGATAAATGTGGGGAAAATCATATCCACGTAATCGAGGGGCTTAAAGAATTCTTTAAGTTAATTTAATGGCAGATATAAAAAATCTTTATTCAGATATCGATCCCGAGTTCAAAATGGACTGGGATCATGATGTAGCGCGGGCGCGTGGCCTACGGGCCATTAAAAACTCTCTTTTGGGTATTATAACAACTCGCAAAGGAAGCCGTCCATTTGACCCTAACTTCGGGTGCTCATTAACAGATCAGTTGTTTGAAAATATGACGCCATTGACCGCTGATACTGTAAAGCGTAATATCGAGTCTTCAGTTCGTGCTTATGAACCACGCATTCGATATTTAGCAGTTAATGTAACTCCAGTGTATGATGATTATACGCTTATTGTAGAAGTGCAATTCAGTGTAATTGATAACCCAGATGATATAGAACAGATTAAGCTACAACTTGCTTCAAGCAATCGATGATCGCTTACACACGCCGTTGTTATAATGGTTCTAGTTCCTTTCAATCAATAACAACCAGAGTTACTAAAGAACAAGAAAGAGGGTTAAATGAAACTTGAAGATCTACAAGAAGAGTTGAAAAACGATCTACAATTAGATTCAACTAAATTACAATATGAAGCTGCAAATAACCCAGTGCTCTATGGCAAATGGTTGAATAAGCACTCGAGTATCCGCAAGGAGATGCTTCGCATCGAGGCTCAGAAGAAAACGTCTTTAAAGCGTAAGTTGGACTACTACACAGGCCGTGGTGACGGTGATGAATTTAGCATGGACCGTTATGAAAAGTCTGAAATGAAAACTGTTTTAAGCGCTGATCAAGAAGTACTTAAGTTAGATACATCTTTACAATATTGGGCTATTCTGTTGGAATTTTGTTCTGGTGCGATGGATGCTATTAAATCTCGTGGTTTCGGGATTAAGCATGTAATTGAAATGAGACAATTTGAGGCAGGAAAGTAGTATAAATAAGATAGTAAACTAGAGGAGACAACCATGTCTGAGATCTGTACTGTATGTAAGCAACCGATTGATTCGGCATTGGTTGTTCATACTTCAAGTGGTCCGGTTCACCCGGGTCCATGCTATAATTATATCGTTGAATTGCCGGTATCTGAAAATACACAAGAGCATTTAAACGAAACCGAACTTTTGCTTTAGTCTAGTGTTGATAGCCAACTTGTTGGTTTTTGCCCCTTCCTTTCGGTTGGGGCCTTTTTGTATTAGAAGTCTTCTTCCGACTCAGATTCATCTTCTGATTCAAATTCCAAACGCTTACCGGCCAACGCATCGCGGATAGAAATATCATCGGTGTCCTTCAATTCTGTATCTTTAACACGCTTTTTATAATAAGCCTCGAGTTCTTCCAGACCATCAAGAGTCTGGCATTGAGCGATCTTACTCATAAACGTATCAATAGATGCTTCATAAAGAAATTCTTTAAAATCCATAATTCCTCACAGATTGATTGTTTTCATGATGTAGTTAAATTTTTCGTCTGCATATCTTTGAATGCGTTCTAAAGCGTGTTTTAAAGCATAGTTTAAATGCACGTACTTCTTTTTGGCATTCGCTGATTTAGGCTTAACACCCATGTCATCCACGATATCCCAAACTTGTGCCAATGATTTAGAGTCATGCTTACGAAGAACACGACCAATACTCTGGAGCACTGTAACTTTTGATTTAACTGGATGAGCGAAAATAACATGGTGTAAGTTTTTGACTGAAATACCAGTAGAGAATACTCCATAAGAAGCAACTACTACTAATCCGGTATCTTTTTCAGCCATAGCTTTAAGAGCGTTACGAGTGTCAGTGTCAATTTCACCGTTAATGAAATGAACATTTTCATGACCGAGCTCTTTAACCATCGCATAAAGCTCTTTACCGTGTTTAGCATTTTTAAACATCAAGAAGACGTTTTCATTTTTCTTTGCTAATTTAACACCAAGAGCTGCAATCCATTGGTTTCTTCGTTTATATCCTGTGATAGCTGCAATTTCTTCTTGATAGGTTTTACCCTTCATTTTAACTGTAGCTGCATCTGGATAACGAAGGAAAATACAGTTGATCTTTAATTCAGTTACTTGGCCATCTTCCATTAGCTGAGCAGTTGAAACAGGCTTAAAGATTTCACCGAACATTCCAACATATTGCATGAGGTTGGCTTTGCCATCTTTCAGGGAACCAGAAAGACCGAATTTAAACATGCAATTATTTAAACCGGAAATGATGGTTGAAATACTTTTACCTGTCGCGAGGTGACATTCATCGTTCATCATTAAACCAAATTGGCTGAACCATTCTTTTGGTTGTTTAACTGCTGTCTGCCAAGTACTAACATAGATCATTGCGTTCGAATCACGAGCGGTACCGCCTCGAATTCCAAGACAATGTTTCTTACCAAATAAGCGATAATCACAGAAGTCATTGATCATCTGGTCTACTAGTGCAGTAGTCGGAACGATGATTAAAATTTTACCCTCATAGTTCTCAACATAATAACGAGCTAAAAGAGCCTGAATAAGAGATTTACCAGCAGAAGTCGGAAGGTTCAGGATTCGTCTGCGGTTCACTAGCCCTTCATATACTGCATCCTTTTGATACCAATGCGGTTCAATTTGAGTGTTACCAGAGTATATCTTGAGCTTCCCTAACCAACTGTCAAAGTCCTTACGGGAGAGTTCTTCTTTATCAAATATTTTAGGGTCAATCCATGCTTTGTAACCCATATTGTCGCAGAACTTTTTAATTTGTCCAACTAAACCAAAAGGCAGAAGACGGTTATAATCCAGAAGACGAATACGTCCATCCCATTGTCCATATTTGAATTTGGGATTGAATCGATAACCATCTGCTTCAAAGCTAAAAAAGTCTCTTAGTTCATGGAACACGGATTCATCGCATTCGATATGAACATGACTAAAGTCGTAAAAGTTTACTCGGATATCCATTTTGATTCCTTAGTTATAAATACAATCATATTTATACACAAGAGGCGATACCATGCTAGACATGCAATATATTGAAGAAATCCGCGTACTTGATAAGAAAGAAGCTAAAGACAAGCTCGACGAGTATGCATCTCAGTTTGGAATCAAACTGAAGAAAACCAAGTCATTTGAAAATATGCTGGCTGATCTTGAAACAGAATTTAAAGCTCTATCTGATGAACCATTACCTGAAGATAACGTAGGTATTTCAATTTCTGATCTTATTGACGATGAGAAAGAAGAACTTCCTGATTTGGTTCAATTAGAAGATTCTCCTGAAGCTGTTATTACTGTTATAGAAGTAGATAACATTCAGGAAGATGCCATCTGTATTCCAGAAACTGCAACCGTTGAAGAAATATCTAAAATAATTGAAGATAGCGCAGTTGTAATTGAATCAGAAAAGTTTGAATTACCTGAAGGATTTTCTCCTCATTTTGAACTAATTGGAAAGGCTCCAGGATATTGTACTCTTCCTTGGTGGATTTATGAGTGGATTTCTAAAAATCCAGATTGGAAAGAAAAGCCTACATCATTTGAGCATGCAAGTGCCCATCAAACTCTGCTTAGTTTGATTTATTATATTAATCGCGACGGATCAGTTATGGTACGCGAAACCCGCAATTCATCATTCGTTAAAATTAAATAAGAGGGTTAATCCCTCTTTAACTTAGGAAACTATATGGCTACATCAATTGCATTATCGCCAACAAACCCCACAATTAAAATTGGAGATTCACAACAATTCACCGCAACTTTAACAGGAGCTCCAGAAGGTTCCACTACTGAATATAAATGGACCGTAGATAATATTCAGCAAAGCTCTACTAGTGCAACTATGAATTATGTTGCATCGACACCAGGTAATAAAGTTATCAAGGTAGAATCTACCACTAAAGTAGACTCTCAACCTGATGACGTTCAAAGCGCGACTACATCTTTGACAGTCAAAGATGTTATGACTTTGAATGTTACGATATCCGCTCAGTCACAAACTATAAAAGTTGGAGAAAGTTATACGGCAGCGTGTGGAGTAACAGGACAACCATCTGGATCAACTATTGCATATAAATGGTCAACTGGAGAAACCACTGAAACAGTTTCTAAAGTTGCAACGCAAGAAGGCAATATATCACTGACTTGTGAAGTTACCGTAACTGCTACAGGGTTTGAAGATGCTGTTAAAACCTCAAATGTTCTTAGCATTACAGTTACAGCAGCGGATCCAGTTGTTCCGCCTGAATGTCCATTGATTTATGTTCATCCTCTTCCATGGAGAAGCTCAGCTTATATTTGGGCAGGTTGGTGGGTTATGGACGCTATCCAGCGTTTAACAATTGAAGGAAAAGATTGGAAAACTGCAACTAAAGAAGATACTCCATATTATTGTCATTTAGCAGTTCTTGCTAAAATGATTAATGACTATCCAGAAGTGGATGTTCAAGAATCACGCAATGGAAGAATTGTTCATCGTACAGCTTTAGAGGCTGGTATTATTTATTAATAAAAAGGGCTCCCTTGGGAGCCCTTTTTTGCTTTTATATTTTATGATAGAATCACCACACAAACGAGGTGAACATGAAAACTGAAATTAAAGTGCACATGATGCACGAACGTGGTGAAAGCTTTAAAGATATTGCAAAAGCAATAGGTGGAATGTCTGCATATGATGCAGCTTTGATGTATACGAAGGTTGAATCTCTAAGAGAGAAAGCGAAGAACAAAGAGAAAATTGTTTATCGTAAACGCTTATCAAATGTTGGTGTTAAAATTCGTCATAAGAAACTCGTCAATAAAATGAAGGAATTAGTATGACAAACTTTTATGAACAGATAACAGAATCTCAACTATTTGTAACTGATATGCTAGATCATATGATGTATGAATCTAAATTCAGTCCTGCTGCGCATGGTGTAAACAAATGGCTTCCAGTAAACGAATTCATCAAACGTTTATCTCCATTTGATGCTAAATCGCAAAATTTAGCAGATAAAAATGCGTGGGTAATTATTCGGCAAGTATTAGCTACCCGCTTTGCGGTAGAAATTGATCATATTGATTCAGGAATTCCACTCATTATTGAAGTCGGCGATAAAAACCAATTTGAAATATACATCACTACATGGGGATTAACGAAAGCTCGTGTAGTTCCAAGTGATTTGTAATATGCTTAAAGTTTAAGCAGTGTATAATGGTTTCAAGGATTCTCTACCAGATAGATTACGTTCCAGAAGGAAAGGATAGACCTTGACTATGTATTCTTATTTATTATGGTGAAATATGACTCGAGTAACAACTTTGGCCAGTCACTATGGCCAAATAGCTGATAATGTAACGTATAATCTTTTCAGTAAAATAAAAGAAGAAATTGAAAAAGAATTTAATAAAAACGCTGAAGTTGGGTGTCGTAGCTTCATTTGGTATCCAAGCCCAAAAGCTGGCATAATCAAAGAAGAAATTATTAAATGGCTGCAAGATGAAGGTTGCGCAGTTGTTTGGAACTATGACCAGAAAGATGGTAATTGGGTTGAAATCGCTTACTAAGGAATAATTATGTTTGAGAAATATAGCACGCTAGAAAACCACTACAACAATAAATTCATTGAACGTATCCGTAGTGCTGGATTTGATTTGACAGAAACATGGGTAGCTCGTGAAAAGATTCATGGTACTAACTTTTCTATTATCATCACCAAAGACACAGTAACGTGTGCGAAGCGCACCGGACCTATTCTTGAAGCTGAAGACTTCTTTGGTTACGAGATTATTCTTAAGAAGTATGATAAGTCTATTAAAGCTCTCCAGGACACAATGAAGAATATGACCACAGAATCTTATCAGTTATTTGGTGAGTTCGCGGGTGGTGGTATTCAGAAAGGTGTTAACTATGGTGAAAAAGACTTTTATGTCTTTGACTGCCTGGTCAAAACTCCAGGTGGAATTGTAGAATATTCTGATGATTACATTCTAACAGCATTTTGTAACGTGTTCGGATTTAAAATGGCTCCGTTGCTGGGTCGTGGTAAGTTTGACGACCTTATTCAGATGTCCAATATGCTCGATGTTGTTGTTAATGACTATAATAAGCTAGCGGAAGCTGATTTGGAAGCTGCTAACCTAAAAGTATGGCCGGTTGTTGTATCAGAAGATAATATTGCAGAAGGTTATGTTCTGAAGCCTTGTTATCCGAAGTTCTTTAATAATGGTGCTCGTGTAGCGATTAAGTGTAAGAACTCCAAGTTCAGTGAAAAATCTAAATCTGATAAGCTGATTAAAGCGAAAGTGGAATTAACTGAAGCTGATAAGAAATGCTTGTCTGCTTTCTCTGAGTATGTTACTATCAACCGTGTCAATAACGTTATTTCTAAGATTGGCACAGTAACAACTAAAGATTTTGGTCGAGTACTTGGTCTGACGATGAAAGATATCTTGGAAGAAGCAGCCCGTGAAGAAGTTGTATTGACTTCTGCTGATAATCCCGATATCGTCAAGAAAGAACTAACTCGTATCCTTCAAGAAACTTTACGTCCAGCATGGATCGAATTAATAAGTTGAGATTTGCATTAATAGGGTCCAGGGAAACTCCGAGACGAGTCCTGGATTTAATGAGTCTTATGGGGTTGGCCTTTTCGGAGGCTGGCCATTTTTCATATTCAGGTGGAGCACCTGCCGCAGATGAAGCATGGTTAAGTAGATATGATAGAGCGAATTCTCTTAGGATTATTCCTTACAACGGCTTTAATGGGCTTGTATCTGGTACTGGGGTTGCCACCTGGGAATCTATGAGTAATGAAGCTCGAATAAAAAGTTACATAAAAGCTAAGCAAGTATTCCCGGATTTAGACAATCAACGAGACATCGTAAAGACTTTATTTTGCCGTAATGCTATGCAGGTTTTAGGTGAAGATTGTATGTCACCCGTAGATAAAGTTTATTTTTGGGCAACAGTAAGAAATGGAGAAGAAGCCGGTGGAACTCGTATCGCTGTGCGAATAGCTAGAGCCCATGGAATAGAGTGTATTAACTTGAATGATAAAAGAGTGTTTGCTGATCTTCAAGAAGAATATGCACCAAAGTTTGACATCTTCTCTCTATAAACAACAAAAGGGCCTTTCGGCCCTTTATCATTCTTCAATGATGATTTTTGGTAACTTAACACCAAGAAGAACAGACAAATCAGAACGTCCTGCCATTTTGTCCATATCTCCCCCATCAATAACTCGAGCTTCTTTATCGTCTTTAGCTACAGTATATGGGTTTGCTGAAAGTGCATAACGTACCAGCAAGGCGATAGATGGTTGCAAACTTTCAGGGTCTGTTATGACCTTGAATGCTCCTACATGCTCTGGGTCATCCAGATCGGCTCCTTCAGTGTATGGAGCGTAGAAAATAGAACCAATCAGCTCTTTCTCCCCTAACTTCTCGACCACCCCTACGATCACGTAATCCAATGGACTGTTAGTATCACAGTACAAAGGCAATCCATTAGCTAAGAATCCGTAAGCATTTTGTGACAAATACTGATCATCTTCAGGTTTATGCTTCAACCAACCACTTGCAGCCAGAACAGCTGCAGCACGAGTTGACGCTACACAGAATGATGCGGTATAAGTTGACTCACGCTGAATATGAGAAACCATTTCACAAACCATTCGATACAGAGAGCGACCGGCTTCTGGAGCTGAAGCATAACTCAAATCGATAAATCCAGTATCTGTGATGCCTTCTACTTTATAACGTTTAGAAACAGTAATCAAAGACTGCAGAATATCTTTGTTGATTTCATCAGCCATTTCAGTAGCTAGCAGATCTTCAATAAAGCTTGGTGCATCAAAGCCGTTGGCTTCTAAGTCTTGAGCAAGTTCAACTGTGACGCTAGTTTTTAATTTACGAGACTTAACATGAGTCTGCCATTTGTTGACCAAGAAACGTGCTTCAGCGATTTCAGTATCTTCACCACCTTCAAACTTTTCAGTGCGAGCAGCATCAGAGAAAATACGAACTGTTAAAAGAACTACAGCAATTTGAGTAGCCAGCTCCATATCAGTTTCGGTAATAGAAGCAAATGGATTATCTACCAGAGACTTATAAACGATTTTATTCAACTGAAACAGATCGCCTTTCATCAGCGAGCCTTTATTAGCTGCTGTTACTTCGGGAATAGTTTTACGATCGACAAATCCAGCTTCACCTGCGTATGTAGCACCAGTACGCCATGTGAATTCATTATCTTGGTTTAGATATTTGATTCCATAAAATGCTGCCATTGGTTGAGTAGTACGTTGAGTAGCAACAATATCAGAATAGATTAATTTAGTGGTAGCGCGAGTCAAGGCAACGAGATTTGGGCGACCAATTTGGTTGCTCGTTGAAATAGTTGATTCGCGCAGGAGTTCGTTGATTTTAGCCATCGCGCTTTTTCCTTCGTTAGAATATATGAATATTTATTACGTCCAGAAACAACAAAAGGAGCCCGAAGGCTCCTTATAGCATTAAATGCCTTTAACGTAAACGCGACGGAAGTAAGCGTTCTTCGAGAGAGTTCAGCAGAGACGGCATACCAGATACGATACGGCCTTTAGGCTGTTGAGCCTGAGAATCAGCGAACGGGTTAATACCAATACCGTAACGGGTTTTGAATCCCATGACCGGTTGGAAGTTCTTCGGATCGGAACCACGCAGCGGGGTCAGCGCAACATAAGGAGCGTAGTAAATACCAGCATCCATTTCGTTGGCACCTTTGTAACCGATGGTGAAGTAATCTTGGCGAGCATACTGGTCGATATAGACACGGTACTTACCACCCAGAACACCAGCGAAAACAGCTTTAGTGGTGTCGGTTTCGAAACCACGACCCAGACCTTGAGCAGCCGGAGAAACGTTAACATCGACAGCAGCCAGAACGTTAACAACGTTACGAGATGCGATCAGGAAGTTACCAGCACCACGACCGGTCTGACGAGCGATTTCAGCAGCTTCTTTGTCGATCTGGAACAGCAGAGCTTTGAAGCTTTCACCTGCCCAACGAGCACCGCGGATATCAATCGGATCCTGGAAGTCAAATACACCAGCTTTAGCACCAGTAGTCAGAGTCATACCAGTTTTACCAACCTGTGCAGAGTAGTTGATCCAGTCAACAACTTCACGGTTGATTTCCAGCATAATTTCTGTTGCCAGAATACCGGACAGCTCAGCATCAGCATCCATACCGTGAACAGCACGAAGGTCTTGCGCCAGTTCGATAGAATAAGCAGCTTTCAGCTGACGAGATTTAGCTTCGATAACTTGTTTATCGATACGGAATCCCATTTCATTCCAAGGGTTATCCTGGGAACCATTAAATTGTTCTTGCAGTTCTGCAACAGAGGTAGCCATACCTTCAGCAATTTCAGCCAGTTGACCAGCTTCGATCAGCTTAGTTACTTCAGCATCCAGTTTACCAGCATCGGTAGCACCAGCATCTGGGGTTACAGCAACTACGGCCTGGAGGTGAGCACGTCCGGTAGCAACGAAGTCGTGAACTACGATAGCACCTTCAGCAATAGCAACACCAGCAGTCAGTTTGTCAAATTTCTCGGCAGCACCCTGACCAGAATACATTGCGTCCGGAGAGTACATCGGGTGGAATGCTTCTTTAGCACCAGCAGCCAGAGGATCGGTACCGTAAACTGCGCGCAGAGCGAATACCTGACCAGTAGGAGTACTCATCGGCTGAACGCCACAGATATCAAACGCGATCAGGTTAGGGATTGCACGACGTACCATACCCATAACAGCCGGTCCAATCTGAGTTACAGCACCGGAAGTTTGACCAGCAGCGATATTCTGAGCATCGTAACCATGGTCACCGCCGATTTCAGCTTCAGTCAAGAAATCACCGAATGCCTGAGCGATTTTTTCATCGCGATATTCTGGAGAAACGGCGAAGTCTGCTTCCTGGTTTTCAAGAATTTTTGCAATCAGAGCCTTTTTAGAAGCTCCAACAATTTCCGGCAGTTCTTCGTTTTCCAGCAGCGGCTGCCATTTTTCTACGAGTTTGTTCTTTTTCATGTGTTGTATAACCTTGTTAAATTAAGAGAGACGTGTTGCACCAGCAATGTAAGCGTTCATCATAGAGCTTGTCTGATTTGCTGGATTCGGTTTTTCTTCAACCGCTTCAGTTACGAAATTAAGGCCGCTGGCCTCAGGGTCAACAGTATTTATACTTTCATTTACTGCCGGTTTTTCAGCAGAACCTTTAACCATTTCTACGATAGCATTCAGTTTTCCGCCAAATTCATCAGAATACGACATACCTTCAATCAGAGATTCGACTTTTTCTTTTTGAGATTCAGTCAATTCGCGAACAGCTTCATTTACTGCAACTTCGCGCTGAACATAATTGATGTATTCGTTCTGCTTTGTTACTTCTTCGAACAGTTTAGCCGTAGCTTCTTTCTGTTCTGCCAGTTCTTCTTCCATTTCAGCAACAACATCTACTGCTTCTTCTGGAATAACAACGTTATGTTCTACGAACAGTTCTTTCATTCCACCAAGCATAGATTCGAACAGATCGGCTTTAATACCGCGATCTACTGCCAGCTGATTTTCAGCCATCCATTTAGTTGCCAGGTGATCGAAGAATTTAGCAGCAGCTTCGGTGATTTTCTTTTCAGCTTTTTCTTCTGCTTCTTCTTCTTTTTCTTTTACCTTTTCTTCCGCTTTTTCAGCGATAGCTTCGATACGTTTTTCTGCCAGCGTCGCGGCACCTTTTTTAACTGCGGCTTCGAATACAGTGCTGAAGTTAGCTTTTACTTCCGGAGAAAGTTCAACTGATTCGAAAACGCTGTCCAGTTCTACCGCGATGTCCAGATTAGTGGATTCAGCGATTAGTTCTTGTTTCAGCATTTTGATGTTCCTGTTGTTAAGTTACATTATTATTTATAATGCTTTTAATGACTCAGTAAGAGCCTTAAATGCTTCATCAGCACTTTTCTTGGCAACCGCTGGTGCCGCTTCATGAGACTCACTAATTTGTTTAGGAGTAACCCATGCATCTGGAGCGGAAGGTCCCCATACTGCGTCAACACCGACAGTAAGTTTAAACCCTTCGTTCACAATCTTGTAGCCTTTATTAGTCTCAGTCAGAGAACCAAGTCCTCGAGATGAAACTCCTGGAATCCAACCAGCACGGATATTGGCAGCTAGTTTATCGCCTGGGCCATGATCGCCTTCGATAATGCGTGCTCGTCCGTATACGTCATTTCCTTTCCACCACATATCTTCAATGATAATGGCAGCTTGCATCGGGTCAACGTTTGCACGAGGTGGATGGTTTAATTCTCCTAATGCTTGCTTAGTAACAACTTGTTCTTTTATATAGTTGGAAACCGCTTTTTCAAGAATACGCTTCGGATAGAGACGTTTATTTCGGTTAACAACTTCAGCTTGCATAAAAATTCCTTCGATGTAAAGACCTGGAGCTAATCCAGAATCTGTTCCATCATGGGATTCAAGCATTGGAACTCCGTCGATACATTCGCCCGGTTGACCCCAATGCTCAATAAGTAATTGGGGTTCATTCATCAGCTTAATCCTAGTGCTTCGCGACGTTTCATCGCTTTCTTACGCTTACGAAGTCCACGAGCTTGGCCGCTTGGGTTAGCGCGTTTTGATTTGGTCGCTTTACGAGCGATTGAACGACGTTTAGCTTTAGACAATCCGGTAGTTTGAAATGCGTTACGAGCCCGAGTCTTACGATCTTTGGTGCGGGTAATTTCACCGCGACTTGAAACATGCTTAACGATAAATTCGTCGAGCTGCATTTCTTCATTAATGGAACCAAGTGCAACCGCGAGGTCGGTCTCAGTTTCCATCATGTTTTCTACAATTGTATTTATATCGTCTTTGCTTAATGCGCCGGATAATGCATCGTAACGACCCTGAGCTTCTGGTAAAAGTAATTCTACGCTTTCAATTACTAATTCATGGTTATCAGGGATCAGAAACATTATTCATCATCCTCTTTTTCGTCTTCGTCATCTTCATGATCTTCATCTTTTTCTTCTTCAGGCTCTTCGCCTTCGATCATGACTGAACGTGCAATTTCGATTTTGCGCTTTTCTACTAAATCAACGATTCGCGGAGCCATGGCTGCTTCAAACATTTTAGTTGCTTGAACGAGGTCGTTGGATAAGCAGGCGGAAATGAATTCATTTTCCATTAGAAATCCTCTTGATTTTCTGGGTCTTGGTAACGAGCCTCTTTAGACTCTAATTCAATTTGCTTAGCCTCTTTATCAATTTCATCATCGTTCATATGAAGAATATCTTTCATAGCTGTCTGATGAGAAATGTACTTACCAATAAATGGTTCGGCCATTTGAAGCATATTGATTCTGCGTTCCATGATTTCAGCATCTTTAAGTTCTGTAAAATATGAATCGCGGTGGAATGAAATCTTAATATTATTTATTTCATCGTTCCACTCATCTTCTGTGATAACGCCTTTAAGAACGAGGTTCGTTTTAAGCGGATCTAAGAAAATTTCTTCAAATTTGTGCTGCAATCCACGGATGAATTTGGCAAAAGTTAATTCGTCGCGGGTAATTGAAGTACCGGCATCAAATTGAACTCCACCTTGTTGATCATTTGGAATACGAGACAGAGGAACACGAAGTGCCATATAAAGAGCATTTCTGAACCAACGGACGTCATCCATATCACTCATACCCTGCATACCAGGAAGAGTATCAATTTCTGTTACTGCTTTACCGTCACGACGTTGTAACCAATAGTCTTCTGTCATTGACATATTATGTTGCTGGTTTTTAATCTTACCAGTCGTGGCATCATATACGACACGGTTTTTCATCGTGTTCATGATATTCTGCATATGTTGTGCAGCCTTACGTGAAGGCATATTCCCTGTATCGATATAAAATACTCGACGATCAGGAGCACGGGTAATACGGTAGATAACTAAAGCATCTTCCATTAATTTTAGTTGGTTTGCAGGTTTAACAGCGCGGTGCAAATAGCCAACGATGTTTTGACCTGTACAATCCACTAATCCGGAATGAGCGTATACTACTGCTGCTTTAGGGATTTTAATTTTAGTTCCAGCGTCATATATTCTGCCGTCACATTGATAAGATTCATGACCAGTATCGTAGATAAAATATTCTTTATATCCTTTTACGATCTTGACACCTTTTTCCATTTCTGTGACTATTTCACGAACGTATTGAATATTGCGAGGATCTAAGCGACGAAGTTCTTTAATACCTTCTTTCGGTTTATGCGGATTAATTATTTTGTGAAAGAAAATACGAGAATCGACATACCAACGCTGGAAGTGGTCTGCTCCTTTACGTTGGAAATTTAATGTATTCAGCACTCCGTCGAATTCTTCTAGCATTCGATCTTTGATTTTTTGGCTGAATTCGGTAGCATCTAAATCTAACGCTACTACATCATGGTCATCTTCATAAACAATTGAGTCCATCACGATTTCTTGAACCGCGTTATCGACTTCATAGTTGTTCATCAGGTTACGATAAGTGTTGATTAATTCCCTGGTTGTTTTCATGCCAGGTTCATGATTGCCCAACATTTTCTGGAAGAAGCCACTAGAAGCTTCATTCACAGACGATTCAATTTCGTTAGCGCCGTCATCGAATTTAGGGGCGGTTATCGACTCTAAATCGTTATTGAGTTGTTCTTTATAATTCCGTTCGTCTTCCTTTGCCCAAGGAGCGAACAGACTTAAAATGTCGTAATTCATTAGAGTCTCCGTGAAAGGGTAATAAGCATATACTTATTTATATCTTAAAACTGGCGGATTTCTCCGCCAATTAATTACAACCACCAGTCCATTGCAAACGTAACTTCGAAGGTTTCTACCTCGTTATTAGAATCCCAATCCATCTGAACTTCACCAACGTTAGTCGGCCACAATCCAGTGATTGTTACTTCTTTAGTTACAGTTTTGCCATCACGGTGATATTGACGCACAATTGCAGTCTTTTTATACTCTGCTGGAGTACCACCAGTAATTTCGTTGCCTTGGCCATGACAAATACCTTGCCAATCAACGATTTGCTGACGAGTTGTATGTGCGTCATCGTTATAAATGGTGACAGTCCAGTCATCAAACGTACGGTCGCCCGCAAGGTTAATTTTACGGTTCATATAACCGACTGGAACTTTTTCTACGATACCTGCTGGCATAGGAGCAGCTTTACATTTAAAACTGAAATTTCTGCCGAGGTACGGAATTTCTACTTCAAACAAGTTAGGACGAGCTAAGTCGCCTGACTCAAATGCACGAGTCATGTCATCAAGAAACATAATAACCTCTATGTGTTTATTTATATGGCTCCAGATTCACCAGAGCCATCGAGACGAATTAAATTGTGTGATCTGTATATATTTATGGACCCTCGTTAGAAGGTCCCTAAGTTAATTCTATGATCACTGAGGTCCGATCAGCTCGTCGAAGTCGGCGCCTGTTGCAGTTGCAACGAAGTTCAGAGTGATGTAGTTAATGCTTCTTGCCGGCTTGATGTAGAACGAAGCAACAAATTCGTTACGATCGATAACTGCCGGGGTGTTATTCGTAGTATCACAAACAACACGGAAGTCATACATTCCACCCAATGCCTTAATACCTTGGAGATATTGGCTAGTTTCCATACGGAAGCTTGAACGAGTGAAGTTATCGTTCATTTCAAACAGACGGTATTTAGAAGCATTACCGATGTTTGACTTCAACATGTTAAACAGACGACGAACGTTAACACGGTCAAATGGAGTAGGAACTTTAGTAGCAGTTTTATCGCCAAACAGAACGAATCCTTCACCACCGGTTCCAGTCACTGGGTTAATAGCTTCTTGGTACAGACGATCACGCTGTGACTGACGCGCTTCGATTGCCAACTTAATTACGTTCAGAATCTGACCGCGATTATAACCAGCTGGAGACATCCAAGGTTGGGCAATATTATCAGTACGAGCACACAGGCCTGCAATATCAGCCGCTAATGGAACCCAACGGTTGACATCATTATATTTGTCGTATTGATATTTGTAGTTACCATCAATAAATGAATAAGTACTAGAAATATTCATATTGTTGTCGGTATAAGTACCGGTCGCGGTACGCCAATCAACCAAGTTATCAATTGCACGAGTCAACGGAATATTGACAATAGTTTCACGCGGAGGAGAAATAAGAACCAGACAGTCCTGACGCTCATCACCGATTGCAGAAACATGTTTCTGAACTGTAGAAGCAAATTCTAAACCTTCACCAGCACATGCACCAGCAATAAACAGTTGAACCGCGATAGATTCACGATCAGCGAACAGATCCCATGCTTGCATTAAATCACCAGCAGTAACGCTAGAGTTTGCAGACACTCCGCCATTTAATTTGACAATACCAGAGAAGCCTTTAGGCCAACCAACTGATGTGCCAAAAATGTAGTTACTTGAACCTTTAGCAAAATAATCATCCATAAAGATGTTATTGCTATATACGTCTTTTTCACCAGGCTTAGTAGACAAAACTACAGATTCTACAATTGCTCCATCACGACGGACAATAATTGCATACTGATCATCGGTCTGAGGACCATAACCAAACACAGCCCGCGCGGTTGATGCACGAGTACCGCCTGCAGGATAAATCGGAAGTTCAGCCGATGCTCCTTTTTCATACTGGGATTTAGATACGATTTCAATTTCCAGTTGAGATCCAATTTCACCTGGATACAGAGCAACAACCCCTGGAAGTCCGTATTTTTTCAAATTGGCTTGAAATTCAGTTGCAGTCATAGCTGCGTCAGCATTTTCGGGTTCAGTCAACAGAATACCAGAATCTGTGATAATTTTACCTACAGATATTGCACCAGCTACGCCAGATGATGCTGAAGTTACTTCAGCAGTCCAGTTTGGACCAAGATCAGGATATTGGTTAGTACTTTTCGCGTAAGCAACTATTTTACCAGTAGGAATATAAATTGCTTTAATTTGCCCTTGAGTATCAACTTCAGTAACTTTACCTGCGGTTTCTACAACAGTCTGATTGTATTTAACACGAATAGTATCTCCAACTGCATAGTTACTACCAGCAGCTGAAATAGTAGTTTCGATGTTTTCTGCGATAGGAGAAGAGTTTTTAGCTACATCTCTATTAACAGCTCGAACGATACGAAGATCGTTACCATATTGCAAGAAGTTCATTGCTGACATAAAGTAATCAGCAGTTTCGCTATTCGGAGTACCAAACAAATCAACGAGTTCAACTTCGTTGGTGACCTGAATCATCTGATAAGCAGGACCCCATTGAAATTTACCAGCGATTGCAGCACGCCCGGTAGCATTATTAACAATAGTGCTTTGTACACTAGTTTCTTTGAGCTCAACGCCCGGCGACAATAAAGCCATTTTTAAATCCTCTACTTGTATGCTTTAATATATTTATACAAATGACACGCCACGATCAAATGACTCGGTGTTGTATTCAGCACCATTAACTGCATCCAGAATTACTACTGGAGCGTAATCATCGTTCATATCTTCCAATTCGCGACCAAATACTTCGGCTGCTAAACGCATATCGTCTTTTTCAGCATATTCCACGAATTTGGATTGGGTCGAAAGCCAAGAGAAAATAACGAGTGACATAACCAAGTCATCATGATACCCTTCTTCTGCCGCCCAAGATACACCTTTTTCACTAAACGTTCTAAATTCTTGAATAGTGGCTTTATGGTGTAGAACTAATTTGTCTTTTTCAATTAAATCTTTTAAAGCTGAACAACCAACTGCTTTAGTTCTCTTCGTCTGTTTCATACCAAGATCAACAAACGAGTCGCAAATTACACCCTCATATTCGAGGTCCATGTAAAGAGATTTAGCAACTGAAACTCCAGTAGAGTTCAACTCAATATAAATTGGAGCTTCGTTATATTCTATCAAGTATCTCATTACGATATCAGGAAGAATAAGGTGAGATGTTGTGTTATTATGAAACACAGCAACTTGTTCCCAGGTTGAATTCGTGATATCGATTATATGCATTGCATGATAATCTTGACCACGACCTTCAGAACAGTCCAGCGCCGCTATATATTTATGCCCTTCTTCTGGTTCTTTGAATTTGGTAAATCCATTTGAATCTGGAGTAACTTCAATCCAGTCCATATTCGCCAATTTCATACCGGAAATTAATGTTCCTGATGTTCCATGGAATTCTGCACAGTGTTCTTGCTTAAATTGCTCAAGAGATGAAGCACTAATAGTTTGAGACGACCATTGCCATCCATCATCAAACATATCATTATCATCATACAGACGTTCTTTTACTGAGTTCCAAATAGCTGTATAAGGAGCAAAGCCCGATTTACCTGTTATTGCTGCATCCCAAATATCATAGAAGTGGTTCAATCCATTTGGCGTAGTAGTAATAATAATTTTAGAACGACGCCCAGATGAAATAACTGGCTGAATAGCAAGCCAAGCATCAATAAAGTTTGGAATAAATGCACATTCGTCAATATAGATCATTGCGAATGAGTTACCACGAACAGCATCAGGAGATGACGCATAAGCACCGATAGAAGAACCATTATCAAGCTCAATAGAGCCTTTGTTCCATTCTACAATACCAGGTTGTAAAAAGTCTGGAAGTAATTCAATAGCCTGCTTAGTACGATCTAATACTTCAGCTGACATACTTCCTTTATGCGCAAGAATACCGATTGCTTTATCTTTGTTGAAACAAGCAAAATGCGCTAGAAATATTGCTACTACAGTTGTTTTACCAAGCTGACGAGACAGGTTACATACTGTCATACGCTTAGAGTGCATGATTTTAAGCATATCGCGCTGATAATCACGAAGTTGGACCTTGATAGTCCCGTAGTCAATGTGTGTGATAGCGCAATACTTCTCTGCGAAATAGACTATGTCATCACGACATTTCTTCCATTCAGCAATCATTTCAGCTGTATAGTTAACTTTAACGTTTGCTCGTTTAAGGTTCGGAAGACCCATATAACGAGATCGTTTTACGTTTTTATTTTTAAACGTTTGAAATAATTCTGGATTCTCGCCTTGTAATTTAATTTTAACTATTTTATTAATGCGAAGATAATCATCAAATTTCTCTGGATACCACTTATCATCCCATTGAGATTTGATCCAGTTTATTCCTTGATCTACCTTTCGTTCTAATTCGCCTGGTGGGCGAATTATAATTTTATTTGTGGTATTTAGCGGATGTGTGTCCGCTAATACGTTATACGGCTGAGTCTGTTCCATTTACAATTTTCTCCTGACGCTCTTGGGATTCATATGAATCTCCCAATTCATCCATTAAATCAGTAGGAGAACTCATAAAAATGGTAGCGTTTTCAATATTATTAGTTTGATTACCACCTTGTGTACCGACGTTCTCAGCAGTAATTTCTTTCATTTCTTTATGAAGTTTAAGAATTTCCTTATTGGTAGTAGTCATTTGCCCCATCAGCGTGGCGAATACTTCCATATGACGAGGAGAATCAGCGTTCTTTGCAGTCTCTAGGAAAATCTTAGCTGCATCCATCAACATCTGTTGTTGGAAGTGCATGTTTTTACGAACAACTGTATAGTCATCTTCTAAGTCAGGTTTACGATCATTGGGGTTACTTTTAACCTCAACTAATTCCAGCTTTTCATATACTGGAATTTCTTCTCCTCCGATACCAGGGAGGTCCCCGATATCGAGAAGTTTAGCTATATCTAATTGATCTGTCATTGTTATGTCCTTGGCCCAGGTGGTACAGGAGCAACCGGAATAGGAATATCGGCGGTGTAAGTTTGTTTAGACGATCCGTCCCAATCTTGTATTTCAACATCCCGTGGTTCTACTTCAGAATCAACTGATTCAAATACACCTTCAGGCTCGAGTACTTTACTATTTGCATGGAAATCAAGATAAACAGTACGAATTTCGCCTTTAATATCGTTCTGAGGTGGGTACATCCACCCTTGAACCTCAAACATAATTGACCATTCAAGTCTACGACGACTTATATTATCTCCGTCAATTTGTTCGTCTACTGATATAGATTGAAATACTACTCTAATATCTCGGCTAAATTCAATATCTTCACCGTATTGCTCAGTCATAGTAGTATTGAAGTGTGGCTGAAAATACGGCAGAATCTGTTCAACAATTTGATACATGTCATCTTCATAACGTGTAAAAATTCCTAACTCATATATCATTTTATATGGGGTAGGGTTGAACTGCGAAATCATAGCAGATTGACCATTTTGAATAGCGGTTCTATTTACTATATTCGTTTTATATGTGCCGTTATACATTACATCCACAAGATGCAAATTCATGCGAGGGAGAATAGTCTCAACCTTCGCTACATCGTCTTGTGAGTTAATTGAAGTCCACTTATTGAGCTTCATCATAAAGTGTTCTTTAGATGCGTATGTAATAGGGACTTTAATGAATCGGGTTCCAGTGTCTTCCCTTGTTCTAGCTACTTGAATATTGGAGAATAAATCACCCATCAACAATGCGTAGCGGCGGAAAGACGAATGATAAAAGTGACCAAACATTTTTTCTCCTACGGCCCCGAAGGGCCAATATGCTTTATATTATTTATGACATAAAATTATCATCAAATGGACTAGTCTTTTCGGGGTCATTAACACCACGGCCATTGATTACAATAAAGTCTTCAACAAACTCAGACGCTTCAGCATTAATTGCATCGACTTCTTCATATTGAACTTTAGATATATCAGCAAGTCCATCAAGATTTTTAACTGGTTCAAGATCAAGTTCGCTAAATTCAGGTATTTGAATACCGGCATTTCGTTGCAATTCAGGCTTAAGCTGCTCCCCAGAGTAAATAAATTTGCCTGCAGTAATTTTACGAGTAGCGTTACGTCCTACTTGATAGAACGGATCATATGGCTCAACCCAGTTAATTTCAAACAAACTGTTGTCCATTTTGAAATAAATTAAATCACCTTCACGAGGTTCACTTCCATCGCATTGATGCTTAAACAACCCAGGGTTTATTGTTAAAGTGACTTCATCTGATACTTGCATGCCAAACTTACTAAAGAAACTATTTGCTCCTTCATATCCCTCAAATGAGTTCAAATATGCAGCGAATAACCAAGCTTTGGTAAATTTGTTCTGAAGATCTTCACCGAATAATTGATCTGGTTTAACGTATTCGCGAGGAATGAAATAACACTCTACCCCTCTCATTTGAATGGCCTCAGCCACTAGCGTATCCGCCAACGACTGAGTATTTTCATGACCATTGAAATTTACATAAGGGTTAAGTATATTTGCTACGTTAGTTTTCTCATAACCAGAACGATTTTCGAGCTTCGCAAATAACTTATTGTTCATCATCCGATTAATATTCCAAATGGAGGATCAAGTAAGTATAATTCTTCGCGGAGACGTTCTTTTTCTCGTTCTGCTTCTTCGAGCAAGCGTTCACCGTTCAGAGTAACACCGCCAGGTAATTGAAGACCTTGATGCTTAGCTAATACTTGACCGAGCAATTCTTTTGATAACGTGGTTGCATAATCTTTAACCCATCGGTTATTATATGCACCTTGTTTAACCATTGCATCTTCACCAGCAACTCGCTGAGGTAAAGATCGGTCCATGTTATCCCATTGTTCTGCTACTGACCACTGATCAGCTGATCCAGCATATCCATAGCCTGCAGTATTTCCAACTGTTTTATCTACACCGGAATAAGCTAAAGTGAATACTTCAACAATGATAACATCGCGTTTTTGGAAGTTACCCATTACTTTAAGTTGTTCATTAGCTCCATTATACCAAAAATCTGGTAATGGGCTTAGCATATCTTGCATCATACTCATATAAGTCATGAGTTGAGTGAAATAACCAAGATCAGCGCCAAAGGCGTTCGGGCCATAAAATTTATTACATGAACTTCCCATTCCACCATTAATTCCAGCCATTCCCAAGAGAAAATCTGTGAACCATGGATAAGTGGCATTACCGTCCATCGAAGTAATAGAACCGATATTCGTGCGAACTATTTTAGTTACAGCAAAGATATTTGAGCCGCGAAGGTCGAATACACCATGCTTGTATAATTCATCATCGTCACCAATATAAAATGCGTGATATCCTTTGTTTAAACCATCATAATGATATTCGCCAAATAGTTCGAGTGCTCGTTGAATGCAGTTGTAGATCATGTCTTCTGTTAATTCAACGTTTAAAATTGGTGCGCCTAATCTAGTTAAGATAGCGTCTTTTAATTCTTTTGGGTTTTGTGGTGCATGAATAGACATAATAAACCTCTAAGGGCCCGAAGGCCCTCTATTAAGGAAGAAGAGTTTCTAAATCAACCCAAGCTCCATCTTTACGAACGTAAGCTTTTCCATCGCGTGGGGCTTCAGGAATATAAGTAACAGCTGCACTTTCAAGCTGGTTTATACGGGTTTGATGTTTGTTTAAAGTATTTAATACACCAGCAGTTTCAATATTAGGGCTATTTGGATTAGTTCCGTTCATTTGATTACTCAAACGAAGAACTTGTCCTTTAAGACCTTCATTGTTATTACCGATTTCCACTTGAAGATCTTGAATGGAATCGTTCATAGTACTCTGTTGTTGCTCCATTGCAGTCATTTTAAAAATCAATGAAGTCTGCGGAGGTTGAGTACCCTCTGGAACAATACCAACAACCTGATTTATCCATGCAACCTGACCACGAAGACCAGATGAAGTATCAGCTCCAACTATTTGTTGAAGAGTTGCAATTGAATCAGTGTTAGTTTTTATTTTTCCATTAATAGTCAATGGAGCTGAAGGAACACCTATTTGCTGCTCAATAGAATCAAGACGCGGTATTACGCCGTTTTGTCCACTTAACTTATTATTAATTAAGTTAATTGACGTGATATTGGTTTGAACGAGTGCGTTGATATTAGAAACACCATCATTCATTCCTATTGAATCCATCACGTCTTCCATTGACAGTGACACTCCGTTTATACTAGCATTCATACGATTCAATCTAGTATAGACGTTATCAACGGTAGAAGAAGATCGCGGACCTAATTCTTTACGTAAGTTAGTAACTTCAATAGTTAATGATCCAACGTCAGAATCATTGAATTGATCTTCTAATATTCCGACACGCTCGATAGTCCTAGAAATAGCAGATGAGTTGTCAATAATTCGACGCTTCATGCCAGTAGCTTCAGTACCCTGGACCGATTGTCCATTTATATCTTGACCTGGATATTGGCCCATTTCTTTTTTAATCCAGTACAAATCTCCACGCACCGGACGATAAAAAGTATCTAAACTTGGATTATAAGTACCAATATCAGTTTCTATAGAATCCACACGATTATCAAGATCAGTCAAAGAAACTTTATTTTCCGCAAGTGTAGTATCAATTCGCTCTATAGATTCAGTATTTTTACCGATTTGAGTCATTGCATCGATATTTTCAGACACCGCAAGAATGCTATTAATTGTTTCAATTTCAGCAGTATGTTTATTTGTGGCTTCCGCAACTAAACGAATATTTTCGTCTAATACAACCACGTTCATCTGTACCTGATTTGGTCCTCGATTCAATTGCCCATCGAATCCATATTTAGTAGAAGCCCCATTGAGAGGCTCTCCATCTTTAATCCAGTTGATGCGTTGCTGACCTTCAGCTGGAAGTCCATTTACATATGGTAAATCTTTTAATTCCATAAGTCCTCTCTTATTTTACGCGAATAACGTAGTTTATCGCGACGTTTTTCATTCTGTTTTCATTTGCGGTTCTAACTACTCTAGATGAATCAAAGTGCATTCTTAATGCAGTCCAACGATTATCCTTTGATCCTGCGTCATAGTTAATACTTCCCCAGCCATCAGCATAATATGCTCCATCAGGAGGATAGTTCGACCAAGCGGCCTGATCATCAATAGTCCAGTTACCCCAGATTCTTTGTTGAGCATCTTCCTGATATGTTCCAAAACCTCGTCCTGGATCAACACCACGCCCAGCATCAAATCCACGAGCTGTCACGCCGCGCATGTCTGGTAAAGCAAAATGATCTGATCCATTGCCGCCATAAGTAAAACCTATTCGCTGAAATAAAGTTGGATAACCAGATACAGGCAACCATCTGCCGTTTGCGATCATTAAATTACCGTGATCACCATTGAAAGCAGCCATGAACATTCCACCAACTGGAACCGTTGTATCCAATTCTCCCTTTGTCATATATTTCTGATTAGGAGATGTATTTCCTTCATAAACACCACCAGTTGATACTGCAGCTCTATCTGACGGAAGAACGGCTGCTGATCCTGATAAAGCTCTTGAGCCATCTCCTATATTGTTGGCTAATAAAGTTGTGCCAACACGATTCGTTGTTGCACGTTGACTATTAAATTTAGCAGGTGTTACAGCAGTATTATTAGAAGATCCATCCATATTAGCTTGCGAAGCTAATTTAATTGCACCAATATTACTTTCTGTTGCTTGCCATTGATTTAAAGTAAATGGAGATGCACTAAATCCTTCTCTGATATTAGGATCACGTAACTGAGCTAATGTAGCTAATCTAACAACACCTTGTGCTGATTCTGTAGCTGGTCCATATGCTGGAATAAGAGCTGTGGCGGCGGCGATGGCTTGTTTAGTTTTCAATGGAGTCATTGCAGTTGTGTCATCTACACCAGCTTGGGCAGCTGGTGTAGATGACAATTTAAGAACACCATTTCTAGATTCAGACGACGTTCTATTTGTAAATGTCCAATCAATTACATGCTTTAAAGCCGATGCTACGATACTTCTGTCGGTCGCTGTACCAGTCAAAGCTTCATCATTTGTTGCGTATCTAGTTACTCCAAATACGTCGGTTGTAGCTTGAGGGCGCTGTAATCGAAGTTCGAGAGTTTTTGGAGTTACGGCGACATCTCCAAGAATACCATTATTTACTTCTTCCTGAGTACCTATTCTAATTTTTCCTTGAACAGTCTCAGTTGCAGAGGGAGTTCCTGACACAGCATCTGGACTTAACAAACTTAAAGCCTCTTGGACGTTGTCAACGCTAGAGTTAAAGTTGCTTCCCGCTGGATCAAATCTCACATAAATCGCTTCATCTGATATGTGTCTATTAGTATTATTCATTATGCGATTCTCTTAAAGTAGTGAAGTAACACAGGATCTGTTAAACCTTCTAAAGTTTCAGTTTTAGTTCCGATACGGTTCCAAACACCATATCCCTCTTTTCCTGGAGTAAGAGTAGTAGATGATACTGTTATTCCATATGATGACAATGGTTTCAAATTATGCGATTGATTGTCAATATAAGTAACAACTAATTCATTACCATTAGTTCCATCTGCGACAGTATTGACAACAAAGTTATTTGTAACAGCATCTTCTAAAACTAATTTAGCTTTAGCTTTAACTTCTTCTGCGGTATCTCCAACAGAAACTAAAACATTAAATCCAAATACTGAAATAATACAATCTGAGGTCTCTCCGTCTTGACGAGCTACAGTTCCAGTAAAAGTCCATTGATCTGTTTGAGATACACCTTCAGGAGAAATACCGTCAGTATTAATTTCAATTGAGTTTATTGGACGAATACTGAAACTGCGAATATCTTGTATAGCTGATTGAATGTTAGAATATTCAACACCCTTAGCTAATTGAGTAATAGTGATACTGCCATAAGGCTGTTTATTCATCACATCATTATTTTGTGTCGTATTGAACTGAAGATAATCAGCTAAGCGGGATACGACACCCGCTTTATTATTCAATAAACTCATTATGCAATCCTTAACCAGCGATAAACTGTAATTGAAGGTTGAACTACATCAATTGAAATAGGACTTTGATGTGTTTCATTGGTCTTCGCATAATCTTCACGGTATTTAGTGTAAACTGGTCCAGTATCATCAGGATCAAACTGGCATCCGCCTACAATAATTGGTCCATTATCATCTGAAATTAAAACTTTAGAATCAGTTTGAGTTGGAGGAAGATTATTGTTATTCAATTGTACTGACGTAGAACCGGTGGTTCCGCCAGCTGTATGTGATGGATTTCCTGTAATGTCTAAATCATTATTATTCATTGCAAATCGAGGATCATTTACGTCTGAATTCCATCCTACTGTAACTTGACCTTGTCCCCATAGAGTCCATCTTCCGAATCCCATATAAGTAGCTGGGTTGTTCGGGTTAATAGCATTTTCATAAATTGTTCCAATTGGATAAATCAAATCAAATATTGCAAATGGACTATTAACAATAACTTCGCTAGGAGGAACAGCCTCTGTGTTTGGAATACGAGGTTTGTCGAAATCAGTGATTACAACTTGACCAGTAAGACTAATTGGAGATCCTTGAGAAATATACTTAGAATCTGTCTCTTGGATAATGTCTTCTAAATCAATAGTAGTTCCGATGTTATTATTGAACCAAGTCAAAGTTATTATGTCACCATGCTCCATAACTCTGTCAGTTTCAATTCCAGTGATAACGTTATTTTCATCTATTACGACAAAATAATCAGTTAATCCTGTTCCCCATGTTCCACCGAGTAAAGCACAGCTTTCTGGAGTATCAGCATCAGCACCATGACAAAATACATCAGGTTGTCCAGTTGTTCCAGCTTGAACTTGAGTAATTCCGTTAAATTTAACCTCAAGAGAATTTGGATTAATTTTTTCGTGGGCTGAAATACCAAACATCTGGACAGTGAATTCTTTGGTATTTTTTAAGTCGCCAACAAACGATGTTCCTGGGATAGATTTTTCAGTAGTTCTAGAAGAATCTTTCAAGATAATTTGGCGTTTATTATATGAGCTTCTCCATTGACTTAATCCATCAACATAAGAAACTATGATAACGGTATCGCCAATATTACATTTTTGACGCAACCTAATATCTCGACCGTTCAGCGGAACTATTTCATTACCCGTTCCAGGAGAGCCATAATCGGAGTTTTCACTAAAATTCGGTCCGTAATAAAGAATATTACCTCTATGGTAAACTTCAGTATTTGCAATGTTATATTCATTGCCATCAAATATATCTAAAAAATCTACTTGATCCTGAACCTCTACTAAGTATTCTTTGCGTATAACTGACGCCATATCGCTATTACTAATACGGTCAATTTGCTTATTTTCAACATATTCCCAACGACCAGGCGGGCAATACACGAGTTCTAAGTCGGAAAGCGGAATATTGAATTCTTTTGGATTAGGATCACCCTTTAAAGTATCTCCCGCTGCAGGAATAATAGTAACTGGGTTTTTCTGCCAAGTATTAAACACGTCACGGAAGCGAACTACAGTGTTGTAATCTTGAACTCGTCCTTTAGGAAGTTCAACTGTCATTCTTCCGGCAGTTGTATCTAATGCGTATGAATGACCAATCAAAGCTTTTAAAGTTGACTGATCAGAAGTTTTAAACGTTTTCCAAGCACCAGCTGCATGTGGATTATTGCCGTCGCCAAGTTGATAATAAAGATCGTTAAAATTATTATTAATTTTTTGACCACCTTGGCGAAGGTAATCTCCTGAACCATCGTCAACAACGGCGCCAATTTTTAATTCTTGTTTCATTGTGCTGCTCCAATTTTTTGAGTTGCTATTGATTTAATTGCAACTCTTAGTCCAGGAGCACCGGTTGCAGTAACAGAAACTAAACCAGTGCTTTCAATTTGAAATGAGTAAACTGCAATATCATCGTCTTCGTTTAAAGCTCCGACTCTCATTACTGCGTATTCGGTCGAAATTATTTCACTATTGACAGTGTCTACCATGATATTTATTTCTGATGATTTCATTCTTTTCCCGTCGGAAGTACGAGATGTAATCAAAAATTTAGCAGCAATGTACTCGCTTTTATCAAATAACATTGCTTTAACTGAACCAGATCCTGGGATTTGCCAAGTCCCTTGAACAGGATCATGATAATCTCCGAACATGTTTCTTATTCTGTAGTTCCAAACTGAACGACCACCTTCATCTGAAATACACCAAACAGTTACTTCAGCATATGGAGCTGTCACTACAAGCGGTCCAGAGAGTCCCACAAAGCTATCTGATGGAACTATTGTCAATGGTTTAGAAACTGACACAGTGCCGTTTGAGTTAATAAATTTGACACCTTCTCCTCGTACTCCTTTGGTTAAAGTTACTACAGCTGGAAGATCGGTGTTATCAATATCAAACATAGATCCATTTTGAACTGCCGTAGCGAATTCAGAGTTTGCTAATTTCTGATAATAACCAGTTGCATGAATAACTTGACCAGTAGGACCTTGCCCGTCATCTAGTGGCATTTTTCTTTGATCGCCAAATGCGTTATAGATGGCGTTAATATTAGAGTTTAATTTTTCACCGCCGTCGAATAGGATATCACCAGTAGAGGCGTTTCCGATTTCACCGACGTCAATGAGTTGTTTAGGTTCTTGTATGTACATATCAAATCCTCAAGTGATATCTGTCTATGCTTATATTTATTCACAAAAAAGGGACCCCGAAGGGTCCCTAATTAGAATTCGAAGATGATGTTAATTTCTTCTGTTTGGTCCATTGCCATTATAATAGGAGCTCTATTTTCCATGTATATCATTTCACCTGAATGCCTTTCAAGCTCATGTGGGCTATAATAAAGACCTTCAGCTTTAACATTAGGATCACTAGGAAGAGCTTTCTTTTCTAATGGATTGACAATTACCGCAATTTGACGAAATCCAGAGTTTCCAGGTAATGCAGCATCAGGAAAATATACCGAGTCAAAATATGCTTTAAACCTAATGGTATATGCTTTTACTCTGTAAATGATATTGAAGTCATTTTGTTGCCATGTCAAGTTGTTTTGAAATCCCCAACGTTGAGGATCTTCTGCTACTTCTTCTGGCCAAGGAACTACAATATACTCGTTTGTGCAACGGTTGATACTTACATCAGGTGGAATCTCATACAAATATTCCCAAATGTATCCATCACCAGTATCAATTTTCTTCTGATCTGAAATAGCATCTCCTCTACCTCTAGGTGGAGCAAAACTATCTATAGATGAAGTCCATTTACCACCGAGTTTAATACATTCGTCTTTGGTATTCATTCCTTGAATTGAGCATGTTCCTTGAGAAGGAATATCAAGTACTCTATATACCAACCATCCAGCACCAACTTCGGTAGCATTATATGGAGCGCTGTTAACAACTACTATTTCGCCAATTTGGAAGTTCTTGGGATTAGGATAACGAATATCACCCCAATCCTTACGTGGAACAATAGCATCGAGCATTGATGGCATAACTTTAACGGATCCCATCATATTCGTCCACATATCTACTACACCCTGTGTATCATCAATTGGATAAGGTGGAGCGAACCCCACCTCGTTTTCATTTTCAGACCAAGGTATAGAACGACCAAATGTAATGTAAAGAGAATTTTTGTCATCACCATCACCTATTGAGTCGTGAAAGTTTTGCATTTTCTCTGTGCGAAATTTGGATGTAACAATTGCGCGATAAATTACGCTTGAATCATTCATTTATTTTAACCTGTGTTGGATTTTCAGGATCACGAGGAATACCAACCTTATCAATAAGTCTATCTTCAACTAGATCTCTGAATTGAGAAAATGTAACAGCTGATTGATCAAATAATGGACTCATTGCTTTGCGGCGTTCGGTTGGTGTCTGACCTTGAAAAATTGAATTATCGTTTTCGGAGTCATAATCTGCTGGAACCGGATATGGAATACCAGTCATTGGCCCTGCAGTGTAAATAACTAATCCAGTAATAGGATCTTTTTCTGGATTTCCATTTGAATCCAATGAAGCAACTCTGTCTGGATAAAAAGTAGGAATACCAGCATCCCATTTATAATTCTTATATTTATTGATTATAGTCTGAACGTGCTTCATTGTCAGACCCACATTAATGAACATAGTCAATAATGTGATACCAATAAATCCAAATCCAACTGGATGAACAAACCGAAGCACATCATTACGGTAACGAGAAGTTGGAAGATTAGACTTTATCTTCATAACGTAATAAGAACGATTTCGGTTGATATAGTCTATGTTGTTTTCAACTAATTCTTTGCCACGAACTCCTCGAACAATCATGCCATCAAATGACAACATACGCTCTGATTTAACTTCCTGTCCAACAATAAGACGACCCAAAAGGTTGTGTATTGTAACTTTCCACTGAAGCTTACCTTTGGAATAAGATCGTTCCAAATAAGTCACGTTACATCTTCCGGTTTGAGTATAAATTGTTTGACCAACTAAATTCTCGTTGATAGAATCAGATTCAATAATGATGTCGTATTCTGTGCCGGAATTTGACTCAATTTCAATTTGAACATCTTCATTATAAAGAAGCTTAAACAAAAATTGATATGAAGCTTCAACACCTTTGGTTGAATAAAAATCTGAACGACGAGCTTCAAAGAATCTTGATACTGCATCGCGTTTATCTTTATTCAAATAGATATTGCGTTTGTATATTTCAGACCACAGATATTCCCATGAGTCTTTTTCACGAGGATACTGATTGCGAATAAGATTCAATAAATTGTTGTACTGAGTTCCATAACCGTCAGACAGATATTGAATATAAGCTTCACAGAATTTTTCAAAATTACTGTCATCAAGCAAATATGAATCTGGCATCATTTTATTGATCAAAGGACGTAGATCTGGATCTTGCTCTCCTGACCTTTCTTCCGGTTTCCATTCCTCATTACGTTCTTGATTTTGGAGATATGCTTTAAGAAATATCTCAGAAGGCTTCCAAATAATTTTTACTTCATCACGAACTCGGTAATTGAACTCATAGTATGAAATTATTTCGCCAGAAGACTTATAAAACAATACTCCTGATGCGTACTTGGTAAAATAGTTGAATTCTATATTAGGAGATGTTACGGTACAAACTCCTTTATCCCATATTTCATGTAATACTCTATCTGGAGAACCAGAACCATGGGTATCAATTATTTTAGCATGAGTGAAACCTGAATAAACTACGACTACTCTATTAGAGTTATCAATCCAGCATCGAGTTCCAGATTTACGAGACCAACTGAAGAATGGTTCGGCATAATACTGCATCGGTCCAGGTGTAAAACTTTCAAATCCAGAATCTTTATTAGATCTGAAAGACATCATGTGATAATGTTTATCTGATAGCCATTCACGAGGAAATTCGTATTTTACAGCTCCAAGCAGCTGGTACTTATCTGCTGTTTCAGGATCATCGACAATTTGGTCTTTTTGGAATTTGAAGTTACTGGAAGAAATAAAGATCTCTTTTCCGTTTGTAGACATGCTAGTATATCCATGCTCAATACGGCGTCTTTCTTCCTCTGTATTACCAAATACTCGTTTAAATGTTCCGTCATCCTGAAGAATATAAACTCCTTTGTCTAAAGAATCTACAACGTTTTCAGGAATAGTCGGATCCATTAACTCTTCTTTAACTTCTCCAGTAATAAGAACAAATACTTTTCCATCAACTGAATCCATCTTATAAACAACTGCTTTACTATTACCGGTTATAGTCAGAACTTGGTCTTCAAACAGCTTTTCTCCAAATGTAGGAGATAAAGGATTTTGATCTATTGGAGCATTTTTAGTTTTAGCAAATCTAACTTTATCTCTAGCAGCTACATAAACGTAATTGTCATTGGCGGTAATAGCTTCTGCTTTACGAGATACGTCTCCTGGCAATGTCGCATACGTTCCAAATATTTCTACATCAAATCCAAGCTTTAATTGATCTCCAATTTTAGCAAATGTGACGTCCTGTGAAGAAAAACGAATTTCATCAGAAGACCAGCGGACATCATTACTTTTGCGTCCGTAAAACAATTTATCATAACCAAGCAAATATGTAGTATAATCGGTTTGATAATATGGTGTCCGTGAAACTGGATTACCTGCCCTGTCAGAAAGAAGTTTGACGGCTTTCCAAGTTTGTCCTTTGTCGTTTGACACTTTTACTACAGGCTGAAAGCGCTCAAATAGGTAAAGAACACCCTCAGATTCCATAAGCATGACTCGATTTACGTCTTTACATACCGCTGTAATAGATCCTTGAATTTCGTGATATTCTTCTTCTTTTAATACAAAATTAGAAACTGAAGAAACAATCTCATAGTTTGGGCTAAATTGAAATGATTCATTCATCAAAGCCGCATAAATGGTATCACGGTTAAAATTGACGTAGCTTTGATTATTTTTATTGAACTTTTCCTCAATAAACTTTTTAGCTAACGTCATTTCAAGCATAGTTTCAAATGTATAAGCGTTTTCGCTAAACATTTGAAACTCTTCAGTTTGAACCCAATTTGAAGGATCAAATCCTTGCGCTGCGGTTTGAACGCGCATTGTGTAATAACGATCAGGAGACACAAATGTATCTTCAAAATATTCGTTAGTAGCAACGTATCCTAATTTACGCCACTGGTAATTTGATGGGGGAATAATATTCCCCATCATATCTCTTGTTTCTGCGAGTTCAACAAAATAGTAAAAGTTAGCACCAACATCATCCCATTTAATATAAACATGGTTGGCTGATAATTTAACAATTCTGAGACTCGTTACTGATGGTGCTTTTACTGTCATTGCGCAATAGGCTCCAATGTTATTGTTGTATACTGTGGACGTAGATCATTCTCAAACACGATTAATGAACCGTCTCTAGTATAAATGTTATCTTCCACTGGATCTGCATAAAGTTCGATTGTTTGAACTTCAAACTGATCAGATGAAAGATCTATAGCTGAAATATTCCAATACGTAGTATCTCCAGGATAATTAATTTCACCTATAACGAAATAAAGTGTTTGATCACCAATAATTTCACGATCGAAATCTGTTCCTGGATATGGTTGAATATCGGTATTTTCTTGCACATCACCCGGTTTAAATGGCCCAATTACTACTTTACCTTTGCCATCTTCGTTTCGATCTGTACCAAGAATCCGAACATTATAATCTCCATTTTTTCCATGAAATGCAAAAGCGTTGGATTTTAATGAACGATTAGTCATCTGATTATAATATTTAATTCCAGATTCTGGAGTCTGGAAAAAGTTCTGAATTTCACGAACCATTTGAATAGTAGCTGATGAACCAATAATACTGTGATCGGCATCATCAATATAAGTCATCATTTTAGATTTAGCAAATGATGCGTTAAAAATTTCAACTTCTTCAATGTAGTAACGATCGATTTGATCCAAAATTTTACCACGTAACCATTGGTCAGATTCTTGCAATTTATTCAAAGCGTAAGATACTTTGATATTATGACGAAGGAACAAATAGTTAGGTGAAATAACTGACGGAGTTATTGGTGCTAAGTTATACGGCTTCAAGTAATTTTGAATATCTTCACGCTGTACAGATGTTAAGTACAATCCAGATTTAGGCTTAATTGCAATAAATGCATAACCAGGTTTATAGTTATCAGTGAATGTTTGAACAGCTTGAACGATTGAACCAAATCTTTCTGAAACAAATGTGTCATAATCGCTAGCTGTCACGCATCGAGCTTGAGTTTCACGCTTGATAGTTCCAAGTTCACGGATTCGTTCAATATCTTCTGGATCACCGCCGCCATCAGCACCTACATAATCTTTTGAATTATCTGGGTTTTCAAAAATACGTTGAACTGTGATATAAGTTAAAGTATCTGCATAAGAAAACTCAGTTGCACCGTTAGCAGCTTCACCGTCAGTTCTGATGTATTCTATTACAATAGTAGAATCTTGAATAGGTTTTAAACCACCGATATAGTTTGATTCAAGTACTCCACCCGCAACAGAAGTCGATTGTTCACCTTCACCAAAGAATATTTCGGTATGCCCATCAACAGTTTCACGCATATAATAAATCGTAGAAGTAGAACCAGCATGAACCATTGAACGGCGAGTCCAGTTTGTCCATTCTGTTCCATTAACAGTTAATTTCACTTCATTACGATCTATATTCGGATCACGAATAAGAATCGGCTTCATTTTATCGTAACGCAATTCAGTACGAACGATTCGTCCCTGCACTAATTTAACTCGTGGAAAATATTGATTATTCGCATCTTTTACTGCTGTAACTTCTTCTGTCGTAACAAAAGAATATGGATCAGCCGAAGTATCACGAGCATATGCTAAAAATCTAGTTCCACGCGGAATGCGAAGCATATATGGGTTTAATGCGTGAGTACACTCCAACATGATTTCTGTTTGAGCTGCTGATCTAGATGAAGGAAAATATCCATTATCTTGAGCGCCTTGTACAACAGAAGAACGAAGGTTTGCAGTCCGCATAAATGATTCATAAACTGAACTGTTACCAAACTGTTGAATATAAAGAGTGTTGTATGCTAAAAGATCGAGCAATACGTTTAAACGAGAACCCTCAAAATCATAATCTAAGAATTCGTTTTGTCCGCGCAACCAATCAAGTAAATCTCTCTTAATTTCATTGAATGTTCCTCCAACGAAAATATCTGGAATGGCATTGGCTGTGCGTGTTAATTGATAGTTAATTGGATCTGCCATTATTTTATGAACACCTTATATGATGATTGCGAGACTGTGTCTCCGCATGAAATTGGGTCAGCCATTTGAACAGCTTTCTTTCCAGTAACAAATACTTTGGAAGTGCGGGGTTGAACTGCCCCGCCATGTGTATCATAAGGCTTTATTGTTTTAGTGTGAGGAGTTATTTGATCTCCATCTACCAATACAGGAATTCCACCAGTAAAAACCTTACTTTGTGTAGAATTAACTTCGGTCGGTGGATAAGCATCGTGACCGGAAGTAACGCATTTATCGTATGATAGTCCAGCCATCATCCTCTCCTATAAACATATTCTCTTAATTGATTTCCCCATTTTGACCAGTTACCGTAAACAAGCTGTGTGTATGTTTTAGTGATTTTCTTTTCTACCGGAGGTGTTGTAGTACCACCTCCTGATTCACCAGAACCACCAGAAGTATCTTCTTCCTGGAAGTCATATATACATTCAACTGTGTATGTAAAGGTCCTCTCAAGTTTAGAGGGGGCTCTCCAGAGATAAAGATCAACATCTTCTGCGGGAGGTAATTCATCCCAACTTGATGCAGATTTTCTTTCATCTCCTTCTCTATAAAGAAGTGAATCACTACCAACCGAAAATACACTTTCGTAAGTTCCATGATATCTTGCTCCAGAAACATTTATTCCTGGAGTGGGCTGGTAATCAATTATATTTATAGACTTCAAAGTCTCAGTTAACGGGTCAAGTTGAGCAGTAAAAACCACATCAACTTGACCTCCCTCTTGGATATCGCCAAGGTCATTATTAGCTGGAAGTATCTGCGCCATTAGCCTAGATCTATACGTGAACCATCAATAGTGTATTGTCCAGAAGCTTTAGAACTCATCGTGCTCATTGTTTCTGACCAATTACCAGCAACAGTCATGTCTACATTACCAAGGACAGACCATTTGACGTTTCCATTTACAGTGTAATCGTGATTGCCTTGAACTTCAGTTTTAGCATCACCCTCGACTAAGATGTCAGCGTTTCCTTGAACTACAACTTTTATATTTCCTTTAACTAAAAGAGTCCCATTGCCTTCTACTGTCTTGGTTTCATCACCGCGAATAAAAATGGTATTTGACCCATCAATTTGATGAAGTTTGTCAGCCATGTTATAGTAAATTTCATTCGCGCCGACGTTAACATTTTTGTCACCAGAAACAAGAAAATTACCGTCACCGTTTGTTATATCGTAAAGATCATTTACAGTTTTACGAGTGCGTCGGCCGTCAGGAGCAACTTCTTCATAAGTGCCGGTTGGGTGAATTAGGCGATAACGTTCATACCCTGGTGTATCATCGAATTCTTGGATATGTCCAGACTCAGTTTCCATCGTATGCACATAAGGATATTGTCCTTCATATGAAGATACAGGTTCTTTAAAAAGAATCCTTGAGTCATTCGGAATTGGTGGTTCACTCGGATCAGAGCTTGTGCGAACTACCGCTGCCGCAGATAAATCTTTTTTGCCTGATGTGCTTACTGGAATACCATATGACTCCATATTCCCTGTCAATATGATCATTGATACTCGAGATGCACGTCCTTTTGTTTGTTGGAACCACAATGAATCTCGTGCAGAGTCATATGCTTTTTTCCAATCACCGACGAACATGGCTTGAAGCATATTATTGAACTTAGCAACACCGCCTACACCCATTTGAAATGACATGTTCTCAAGAGCCATTTTTCTTGATTTGTTCATCTTAGCATAAACTGGGCCAACTTTCGCGTTAGTTTTAATATCCCTCTGAACTGCGTCTAAGTCTTCTTTAAATAAAGCGGATGCTTCATCCATTGAAATAGAACCAGGATTTCCCTTTACTTCTCGTCCAACCTGCTTAGATAGAATCTTGTTGATTTGATTCATATCTCGTATTTGTTGCATAACAATAAGGTGACCGATACCGATTGTTGGATATCCTTCGGAATCCCAATAAACTTTCAAACGAAGACCTTCGTCACGACGAAGCATAGCTTCGATGGTATAGTCGGGATTGTTATCTTCTGGAATATCAGCTAAATCCATATCATCAGGATTTATACCAGTGTCAAGGTTAGCATCTTGAATTATGTTACTGGTTGAATCATATCCTACTTCTCCGCCTTGGTTCAATACGTTAGTATCATTTCCAAGATATCGAGGATATTGGCCGGTTGGATCAGAGAATCCTTCTGTGGTGTTAGGGCGAACTCTAGAATTAGCTCCATAGGTACCCATCACTAAACCGTTTGTTCGATATTTGTCCAACCAATGACCATATACATGAGTGCCTTCAACCGGGCCAGTAACTGATCCACCAATTCCAGATATAGAGGCAGAAGTTATTGGCTGAAGAACACTCATCCATGGAAGATCTTCAGTTGGGATACCAGAAATAGATCCTTGAGTCTTTTGAAATGGATGTAATCCAATTACTCGAACTCGAACTCTACCTTGCTTAAGAGGGTCCATTCGATCTTCTACTACACCAACGAACCATTCTACTGCATTACTAATCATATCCATTATGCTATCTCCATCTCACGAATTAAATCGCTTAAGAATGAATCTATGTCAGCAGGAGAAATTATCTTGATTACGCGCTTTTGCTCATTATCTAGCACCGACGCTTCATAAGTATCAACTGCTGCTAAAGCGCCATTATATTGCGGGTATTTCATTTCCAAGTCACCTTTATCATACCAAGTCCCTGGATTATTGGGGTCTTCAATAAGGTTGAAATATTTTTCGCCTCGATCATCGACATGATAAAGTACTTGGTTTCCACCAACCTTTTCATATCTTTGATCAGCAGCTTGATATGCAGCTTCTTGTGATGTTATCCATCCATAGTAAGGGTCGTAGTTTTCATTACAGAAAAGCAACACCCAATAAAGTTGTGTGTTTCCATAGATCTGATAAGCTAATTCTTCTGGACGAGGACTACCTTGAATGTAATAAGTACGAAGACGATATCCAGAAGCTACTCGTTTGAAGTATGCTTTATAATTCCTGAAAATATCAGTCATTTGAATAGTCTTAGCATTTTTGTCCACTGTTTTAGCTTTGTAATCTATGGGATCAAAAAAGGAAAATATCATGGTGCCTCCCATTTATAAATAATACTAATATTTATTAGAGGAGAACAATATGGCTTACTCCGGAAAATTTATGCCAGTTAATCACCAAAAATACCGTGGTGATATAAGAAAAATTACATACAGGTCTTCATGGGAAAGTTGGTTCATGAAGTGGCTTGACACAAATCCTCAAGTAGTTAAATGGAATAGTGAAGAAGTGGTAATTCCATATTTTAGCAATGCTGATGGAAAGAAACGTAGATATTTTATGGACTTCTGGGTTAAATTTGACACAGGTCAAGAATTTTTCTTTGAAGTTAAACCTAAGAAAGAAACTATGCCTCCTCCAAAGCCAGCTAAATTGACTACTGCTGCCAAGAAAAAATATATCGATGCTCTTTACACGTTTTCAGTGAATTCTGATAAATGGAAAGCTGCCTTGGCGGTTGCAGAAAAAAATAATATCAACTTTCGTTTGATTACGGAAGATGGACTTAAGCGTTTAGGGTGGAAAGGCTAATGGCTATTTTTGAATACATCAATGAAGGCGTTGCACCAGCTCCAAAGCCGGTTTCACGAAATGAAAAGAAATGGGTTGAACTTGGATTAGAGTTCAAGAAGGCAAAAGCTAAAGGTGCTACTGCTAAATCATTTGCGGAAGAAAAAGAAATTCCTTATGCAACATTCACCAAGGCAATGTCCCGGTACGCATCTAAAATCAAGTTCGCGGAAAAGATCGCGAAGCTTGAGGGTAAACCAACTCATAAGCTTTCTAAACAAGAACGCCAACTGATAATGATCAATAGCTTTAGATCATCGATCAGAGATAAAATTAAAAACGAAGGCGCAGCGGTGAACAACAAGTCAGCTAAATGGTTCGCTGACACTATTAAAAAGAACATCCGTGGTCATTCAGTATCTAAACCTACTCCAGGTAGATTATATGCTTATATGTATGATGCTAAGCATAAAGATACACTTCCATATTGGGATAGATTTCCACTGATTGTTTATCTTGGACTTGGTAAGCAGGGATCAACTACTTTAATGTATGGCCTGAACTTACACTACATTCCGCCTAAAGCACGTCAGCAGTTTTTAGAAGAACTGCTAAAGCAGTATGCAAATACACCTACAATTACTAATAAAACAAAATTGAAAATTAACTGGAGTCAAGTGAAAGGATTTGCTGGTGCTGACAAGATGATCAAGGCGTATTTGCCTGGTCATATAAAGGGGAGTTTGATAGAGATCAAGCCCAGTGACTGGGCAAACGTAGTTTTACTTCCTCTTCAACAGTTCATATCGAAAGGCAAACGTTTCTCTTCAAATACTGTCTGGAAATCTTAATTCTATTTCCATCTTCCGGTTGATTAGATGTTATTGATTGACCGGAAGGACAAATTCATTATAACACTCCCTAGAGATAAGCATATGAATACACAACAGATTTTTAACCAGACCAATATCACCAACTTCTTGGTGGACATCCCTGATGTCGGTCTGACCAAAGGTTTTACGCTTAATGCGCAATCAGCTAATATACCAGGCATACGGATTCCCATCACTGATGTGCCATCGGGCACAATGGGGTTAGGACGAGCAAATCTTCCAGGCTCAACGTTTGAGTTTGACCCATTGATGATACGCTTTTTGGTTGATGAAGAACTTGAGTCTTGGCTTCAAATGTATAGATGGATGATAGGCATCAATAACTATCAAACTGGTGATAACTTTGCTTGGAGAGATGGTTCAAGTCCTGAACACGTTTCAGTTCACATCTTAGATAACTCTAAGACTCGCATCGTGCTGTCTATCCATTATTACGGATGCTGGATTTCTGATCTTGGCGAAGTGGAGTTCAACACAACAGAAGATACTGACCCGGCTATCACATGCCAAGCTATTCTTCCTTACAAGTATTTGCAAATAGAAAAAGATGGTAAAATAATTACTACAAGACAAAACATGACTGAAGCAGCAAACAGTCGTATCGGAATGCATCCTTCTATGAGGAAATAATGAAACTATTCTTTTTGATTGGCAAAAAACGTAGTGGTAAAGATACAACAGCCGACTACATCATGGATAACTATAACGCGTTTAAGCATCAGCTTGCGGGTCCAATTAAAGATGCTTTGACTTTCGGATATCAGTCTGCGGTAATGGCTTATGATTGCAACCGAGTTCATCCCATTCTCACTCGTAAAGAATGGGAAGGTGAAGGTTACGACCGTGAAACGAAACTCAATTTAACTACACAACAAGTATACACAATCATGGAGCATTCTATGTGGTACTTGAACAATGAATTGAAAATTAAAGGTGTACGTTTCAATTCAGAAGGTGAAATGAGTGCTGGAGCATTCGGAACTATTAAGCGGGTCATAAATAGTATTGAAGAAGACTGGTCAGTACGACGTCTCATGCAGACCCTTGGGACTGATATCATGGTCAATCACTTCGATCGCATGTACTGGGTTAAATGGTTCTCTGTTGTCTATATGGATTCATTCGATAAAACGTTTGAATACTTCATAGTTCCAGACACTCGTCAAGACCATGAACTTGATGCTGCTCGGGCGATGGGTGCTACAGTAATTCATGTAGTTCGTCCGAATAACGAAAGTTCGAAGGTTGACACACATATCACAGAAGCTGGATTGCCTATTCGTGAAGGCGATACAGTAATCATTAATGACGGTTCTCTTGAAGAACTTTATGCTAAAATTGAAAAGGCTATCAAATGACAGACAAAATTAAACAACTCGAAACCGAAATCGTTTACCTAAAAGCTCGAGCTTTTGAATTGACCGAAGGTAAAGCACAGCTCGAATCTCATATCCAGCAATTGTCTGGAGTTCTGTCTAAAGTAACAGAGCTAGTTGGTATTGTAAGCGAAGATGGTTCTGTTAAGGTTGAAGAATTGTACGCAGCTATCGAAGCTATGCTCCCTAAGCAGGGCGAAGCTGAAGTCTAATGAAATTCCAGGACTTTAGTTCTGGACTCTACGTTGCAGCAAAATTCAGTGAACAAACACTAGATGAAATTGAGAACCTTCAGAGAGATTTGAAGGTTCCTAATCCAGTTCCTCGGCATAAAATCCATTCAACTATTTGTTACTCCAGGGTAAATGTTCCTTATGTAGTTTCAACTGGAAGTTTTGAAGTTGCCACTAAAGGACACCTGGAAATATGGGATACACAAGATGGTAGAACTCTGGTTCTTGTTTTAGATTCAGAGTACTTAAAGTTCCGTCATCAATACGCCAGGGCATTAGGAGCTACTCATGATTTTGATGATTACACTCCACATATTACACTGAGCTACAATGTAGGACCTGCTCATTTTGAGGGTGAGGTCCAAGTCCCTGTTGTTTTAGACAGGGAATATAAAGAACCACTTAAAACCAATTGGGCGGAAGAGTTGAAATGAAGTTTACCGATTTCTTAAATGAAGCGATGGAACCTGCAACCTTTCGTCATGTTGCAGTCACATGCACCGAAGAAGAATTTAAGCAATCTGTTGCTAAGATCAACTGGTTATCAGGCGAGCTTGTAGATGGAATCGCTAAGTTTTTCGGACCAGAATGTGACATCGATGATTGGATAAAATCAAACAGGAATTTTGTAAAATGAAAACATATCAGGAATTTATTGCTGAAGCCAAGGGGCATGATGAACTGCCTATAGTTACTAAAACTATAGACGGAACATTAGCGGATTTCAAATCTCTGCCATCCGACAAACTTCAAAAGCTAACTGCGTCAGTTTCTGAGACTAAAGGTAAAGTGACCTTCTCTGCACGAGGTTCTGCGAATCTCAAGAAACTTCTGAAAGCAGTAGGAGCTTAACCGTTTACTTTCCTTGAGGGCTATGATACTATAGCCCTATCAACAACAAGGAGAATAAAATGAAACGCTGTGAAATCATTGGAAACATCACTACCGTAGTAACTCTAGGACTTCTCGGAACTGCCATCGTCGGATGGCCATTCCTTAAAGCTCCTGAACTCATCACCATTATGCTATCAGCAATTAGCACTGGTGCTATCTCATTCGTCATGGATAAAATTGCAAATGAAAAATCTCGATAAATTCAAGCAGTACATGAAAGATCACTACGACTTCGATAAAGAAGAGTTGACTGTTTGGGACTATGCTGCTGGAGGCGTAGCAGTTGGTCTGGTACTCGCAATGATTAAAAGTATCACGCTAGTTGTTGGTGTTGCACTGTTTATTGGGCACATGACCTTTAAGAAGTAATTTGCTTAAAGAGATCAGTGTTATTATTAATCTATCAACTAAACATAAGGATTTACATGAAACGCATTGTACTGAATATTGATCACGACGCTACCTTTGAACACTGCCATGGCAAAGTTCCTCCTGTTCTGCGTTTTGTAGTCCGCACTGATAAAATTTGCGGTTGCCAAGAAATGCTAGATGGTTCAGTTAAGGTAACAATTGATCAAGGCGAAACTCGTCCGATTATGTCAGTAGTTGTACTGGAAAGTTTTGAACAAGTTTCATCTGCGATGATGGAGTGAATCCATGAGTGAGAAAAATAAAATGACAATAACTCAAGCTTTGAATGAACTGCTTTCGAAAATCGGAAGCATTAAAGCTCATGATTATTACTCCGCTTCAAGCGGTATAAATATTCCTATGATCCTGGTAACTCCAAAGTTTACCAAGACTGATTCAATGGGAAATGAAATTTTTCCAGGAGATATCGTAGCGTTCACTACAACTGGTAAATCTCCTGGTTCGCAGGTTGGTATTCTGCTTGGTTTCACTGAACAGGGTTATCGAGTACTTCCATTCAATACTTCGAGAAATAATCCTGAATGGCGAACTTTAACTCGCGGTATTAATACACCATATGATGTATGGTTAGTGAAATCTAAAGGATCTGTCATAATTTAAGAATTTGGGGAGTTATTTCCGTAGAGGTAGCGGGGCAGACTGTAAATCTGTTGCTCATAGAGCTCGGGTGGTTCGACTCCATCACTCCCCACCAATTCAGGGTTGCTAGCTCAGTTGGTTAGAGCACCGGACTTTTAATCCGGGTGTCCGAAGTTCGAATCTTCGGCAACCCACCAAATAAGGTCAGTTGGCTGAGAGGGTAAGCGGCGGACTGTTAATCCGCGTCGGTAACGACAAGGCAGGTTCGATACCTGCACTGACCGCCAAATTAATATTCTTTCTAGACGATGCTGCTTGCAGCCTCCGGATTGGGAACGCGAACCATTCTGGACCAGTCGTGACAACGCATCTTATTGCAAGAGAGAATATTGATATGGTGAATAAATAATAAAAATAACAAAGAGGATTACCATGAAAACTTACAAAGAATTTATTGCTGAAAGCAAATGGTCTGGATTTAATTTCTCTTATGAGATTAAAGGTGACATGAAAGCTTTCAAGAAAGTATCAAATGCTGACCTTCAGCGATATCAAGCTGGCATCGAAAAAACTAAAGATGGACGAGTTATTGTTCATTCTGTTGAAAATAATGGTGCCGAAATGGTCGTTTATAAAGCGTTTGGTACAGACTCTGAGCAAATGAGAGATCTAAAAGCTCAGCAACGCAAGCAATACTAATAGAAATCCATGAGACGTCATGGAAAGTCGTCCGAAACTTGTTCCCTGCTATGTGGTCCCTCACTGAAACCTACATATTACAGCAAGAAGGGCGCACCTAATTTGGACCTATAGTTTCAGCGGTTAAAATACTCGCCTGTCACGTGAGAGTCACGGGTTCGAATCCCGTTAGGTCCGCCAAATACGAGGCAGTTCTTGAAGATGAGTTAGAGTCCTGTAAGTAAATGCCGAGGACGAAGTAAGTTGTTCCCACGGGATAAGCTCTATATTCGGAAGATTATACCTTTAGCGTGTTCTACATCGAGCTACTTGTTTGTACTTCAAGAATCCGGATAGATGCGGGTTAACTTCAGTTGGTAGAATGACGGGTTCATATCCCGTTACGCGATGGTTCGAGTCCATCACCCGCCTCCAAACAATTTGGGGTATAGCCAAGTTGGTACGGCAGTAGATTTTGATTCTACGATTCCCTGGTTCGAGTCCAGGTACCCCAGCCAAATTAATATTCTTTCTAGACGATAAACGGAAGGCGCGCTCTGTGAAATCGTGACAAACGTTAGAGGCACCTGGAACTGACCGGGGTCCAGTGAGAGAATATTGATGTGGCCGTAGTTCAGTTGGTAGAACTCGAGATTGTGATTCTCGTAGTCATGGGTTCAACTCCCATCGGTCACCCCAATTCGGAAGCGTGGTAGAGTTGGTTTATTACACCGGTCTTGAAAACCGGAGGCCGTAGTGATACGGTCCGTGGGTTCGAATCCCACCGCTTCCTCCATTTCATAAGCTATTTAACTTCAGTTCAAGTATTCTATACAGTTTACATGGTATAAATATCAGTATATAATAACCTCAATTCAATAAAAGGATATACCATGAAAAGTTTAAAAGAATTTTTAGCAGAAAACACTGCTCAGACTTTAAACGAAGATGCAGACGATGCACTCTTTAATCAGATTTCTAAAGCTATGGACATTATTCGTGTCGGCAGTAAGCTCCGTAAAGCTATGGAAGCTTATGAAAAATCTGGTGATAAAGACGCTTTAGCCGCTATCAAGAAAGCTAAATCAGCACTTGATGCTGCAAGTGAAGCTCTGGTAAATGTTTCTTCTTCACTGCCTAAATAATTCGGTTAGTTGAACCCCTCTGCATCCATCGTATAGCGGCTATTATGACTGGCTTCCACCCAGTAGATGAGAGTTCGATTCTCTCTGGATGCTCCAAATTAATCAGTACGTAGCGCAGTCTGGTAGCGTAGGAGCTTTGGATGCTTCGGGTCGTAGGTTCGAATCCTACCGTACTGACCAATTTAGTTCTTGTAGCTCAGTGGATAGAGCAACGGTCTTCTAAACCGTGGGTCGTTGGTTCAAATCCAACCAGGAACACCATTTCGGCCCCTTAGCTCAGTTGGTTAGAGCAGTCGACTCATAATCGATTGGTCGCTGGTTCGAGTCCAGCAGGGGCCACCAAACAAATGAGGAAAATATTATGCTTTACTACGAAACCACCTATGACTTAGATAAGTCCCCTCCAAAGCGTATGTCACGCAAATCATTCCAAGAACGTTATGGTAGACCATTTAGCTTTAAAGAATTTAATGTAAAATTTGAACATGCTCATGTAACAGACGATCCTTACTATAGTGATGTTACGGGTGAAACAAAACCTTTAGTAGAAGGTTCCCTTGAAGATTTAATTATTGCAGATTATGACGCAGGACAAGAAATATGACAACTTTTTACGGCCGTGGTGCTTCAATCATTAAGATCGACAAAGATTATCAAGGCGACTATTATAAATTTCGCCCACACCGAGATTTCATGCTAAATTCAGATTACGTATTCACATACGATGAAAAGTCTCGCACTTGGAAGTTTTTGAAATATCGTTTTACTATGGAAGGTTTCAACTCTGAGTTTTTTAACGTAGAGCAACTTCTTAGTTATGTGTATAAAGATATTTGTCTTTGCTCTAGATTCCATCCAGCTAAAGATACATTCGGAATTATCAATGTAATTCGTAGCGAAAAAGCTGCTCTTAAAATGATGAAAATGTGGAGAAATTATAATGCTTAATTTTGGTCAAGTAATTCCCGCTGGTTACGCGATTCAAATTGAAAGTTGGGAAAACGATGGTGATGATTATAACCGTCAGTATTTCTATGGTCTAACAAAAGCCGATATTGAGCAATTCGCTCATGTTCTGCCTTTATTTAAAAGCTGTCATGGCTGGAAAGAATCTGGCTTAGGGAACAAAGAATTCTCTGAAGTTGCCGAAGAACTTGGATATTCCTATGCTGAGCTTCTCCGTGATGGTAAGATCAATCTAGAATTCGCCAATGATTATCTTGGGTTTAATCCTGATAAAGTTGACTTGCTTTTCCAAGATTGGGAAGAAGAATTTGAAGAAATGATTGCCGAATGGGCAGAAAAACGCATCGGTCTTCCTCGCATTCAAGAAATTCTTGGGTATTCGGATTCTTATGATGATTTTGTCCGAGTATTTGAAAGCGCTAAAGTTATGTTCTTTGAAAAAGAACTCCGTATTCCTGCTGTTAAATTTGAGAAATTGCTATGAACATTAAACAAGACTTTAAGAAAGCTGTCCGTCACTGGATTCGCACTCGTTTCCATTCAATTAAAGCGTCAACCAACGGCACGACATACGATCGTTATGATACAAAATATGGATTGCATAAATGCTATACACAGTCAAAATAAATTCCGGCTATGTTAGCGGTGAAATCTTTAACCTAGCCATCACCCATAAACAAATTATTCTTGATTTGTTGGCTATTAAAGATGACGAAGACCGTTTTATAGAACTTCGCATTTATTTTAATAGCATTAACCCCGGGCTTCAAGCTTACTTTATACGTAAGATTGGCGCCGTTCAAATAGACGAATACTCGTATGAGGCCTAATGTGGATATTTCATCTGGCTGCGGATACCCTGCTTCTTCGTTAAGCAATTTCGCTCCTCATGGATTTGAAATTGATGGTGTACAATGTGCTTCAATGGAGGGGTTCCTGCAATCCCTCAAATTCTCATCAATTGAGATGCAAGAACATGTATGCACATTAGTTGGAAAATCTGCGAAGTTCAAGGGTAAGAAAAAACGTTGGTGGCCTACTCAAACTCTTTATTGGAAAGGCGTACCAATTCATCGTTCATCAGAAGCTTATCAAAATCTTTTGACAAAAGCATATGATGCATTAGCTTTAAATGAAGGATTCCGAAGAGCATTATTAGCAACTCGTAATGCTACCTTAACCCACTCCATGGGCAAGAATAAAGAATCTGAAACAGTGTTGACAGAACGAGAATTCTGTGGACAACTACATCGTGTACGTGAATTGATGAAATGATTTTTGCCCTGGGTATCTTAGTGATGTCCAGGGCATTTTTGTTTGTTCCTAATATGATTTATCATCCTTCCCAAGAAAGTTCCTCTCAACCGTTCTGGTGAATTCATTTAGCCGTTTACATTCATTAAAGACTATGGTATAGTATAAACTCAATCAACAACAGAGATCATTATGAAACGTACAAAAGTGATTAACAAGTCTCGTTTTCGAAAGGGATTTGTTTTAGCATCAGTGGTAGCTTCGACATTTGCTTTATCTGGGTGTGAAGTTGCTGATCAAACAGTTAAGATGTATCAAACTGTAGATGAGTGCTCTACTATTGAAGCAACGGAGTATCAGTCCGCTGAACAATGTAAAGCGTCGTTTGAAGCTGCTAAGGCTGAGCATGAGAAATCCGCCCCAAAGTTCCAGGGCTACAACGACTGTTCAGCGGAGTTTGGTAATTGCAATTATGATTCTAGTACTGGATCATTTATGCCTGCTATGATGGGCTTTATGGTTGGTCAGATGATGGGCAACATGCAAGCGAACTCAAACTTCCGAGCATCTCAGCCTATGTACAATAATCCGAATGGTGGTTACAAAGACATCTCGGGTAAAAGTTACTCAAACATTAAGCCAGGTAAACCTTTCCAGGTTACTCGTTCCGCAATGAGTTCAAAACCTGCTTCGACAATACAAGCCCGTTCTACTACTTCATCTCGCGGTGGATTTGGTGGATCGGCACGTTCTGGAAGTTTTGGCGGATAATTTTTCTTCAGCCGTTTACATTGGTATGAGATGATGATACTATTACCTCATACCAAACAAACGGTAAAACTTAAATCGGAGAATAAAATCATGGCTAAATTCAATACTGTTACTATCGTTGAAATTACTGATAACTTTGGTGAATTTGATCGTTTCCGCGCAGTTCTTAACAGAGGTGAACATGAGTATCATGTAACAGCTATAGTTGAATCTAAGAAAATGGCTTCAATCGTAGAATATGTTAATTCTCATTGGCCTACAGCTGAAGTTATTTTTGGCGAAAAGATTTAATGCTTTAAAACAAGAGTATAAAATAATCTCTCTTACACTGAAAGGAAATACTATGTCTATTCTGAAAAAACTGGTTGAATTCATTCGTTCTAAACTGGGTACCTTCGTTGCTCGTAACACTACAATCGAAGATCAGTACACTCGTGCGGCGAACTCGATCATTGATGAAATTCACAAACTGCGCACTCGCTACGTAACTGCTGAACGTGAAATCAAAGCAAAACGCGATCTGGCGACTGAAAATGATGCTAAGGCTGAATCTAAAGAAAAAGAAATTCGTCACATCATGGCCAATAACCCGGCACAAGATGTAACAACCCTGGCTAAACTCGGTCTTCTGTATCGTCGAACCGCCGCAGCTCTTCGTGGTAAAGCTCAAGAGCTGGAAGAAATGAAACTGGAAATTACAAAAACAGTAGTTGCTCTGGACGATCAGCGCCAAGATCTGGCTGTGAAACTTGAGTACATCCGCGAAACTCAGAAAGCTAACTCTATGGGTCTGGACACTGGCGCCGACATCATCGAATCTGCTGAACTGGCTAAAGTAGATGTTCAAACGATCATCTCTCGTATCGATACCTTCAATACTACACCTGCTGGCGTTGAGACAACCTCTGCTGATGTAGCGGAATATCTGGAATCTCTGAAGTAATATAAACGGGGCCTTCGGGCCCCAATCGGATAATAGAGGAGAATATCATGTTTTATGAAATCGGTGCAAAAAATAAAGCTGATCCCAAAAAATTAGAAGAAAAAGACGTTGTTCCAGTAATACATGAACGTATTCGTAGACAACTTCTGAAGGGCGGAGTTCCAGGGCATTTAATTGATAAGCTAGCGCCTCATACATTTCCAATGAGCCTCGATTATGAGATTCATTCAGATCAATTTAAACGAATTAAATGCGGTCATCTTTTAGTTCGTACATGGTCTGATTTGCGAAACTTTCTTAGCACTCTTCAATCTGAATGCTATTCTATTCGTTATACTGGAGTGTATGGTTTTTATTATAGCGACATTTCAATCAATAACTTGGACCGTGAAATCTCCATCCCGGGAATGACTTTATTTGAAGCAGCAGGTCACTATGCATTTAACTTAGAATGTAAAACTTCTACATTCGGTAAACCATTTCGTATTTCGGTTCTTATTGACCGTGAACGCGCAACTAAACGCAACGGTTTTGAAAAGAAATATGACCTTGAATGCTACTCATCTGAACGAGCAGAACGTGTCAACGCTATAGCTAAATTTATTTCTAACTATAATAAAACAGATGCGGTTGATACGAATCTTGACGATTTCATTAATTTATGTCGTGATGAATTAAAGGTGAAAGAATGAAATTAGCAAATTACTGTTTTGGACATGGTCTTGCTCGTTATGATGTATGGCCAAAATCTCCGAGTTATTCTTTAGGTTGGTGGTTTCATTCTTTTATGATTGGATTGATGCTAATTTTTATCTCTCTCCCAGCTTCAATGATGTATGTAAAAGAAACTGACCGAGTTATATCTGATATAAATGTTGTGTTAATTGCTCTTGTAACCGCTGTTGTAACGGTATTTGTTCCGCATATTACTTATTTGACTTATTTTTACTTAAAACGATTGAATTATAATGTCCAAGTATTCGTCCATAACTTGGACTATAAGAAAGAAAAGAAACGAGAGGCTCTTGAAGCTGAACTACAAGCAGCTAGAGTAGCTCAGAATAAAAAGACTCGTGAGGCTATGGAATTCGTTATGGAGATGCGGAAATGAAATACTACCGTCCTGGACCATCTTATTTGTACCAAGATTCTGAAGATGGAATCGCATTGGTATTAATAGCATGTGCTATAGTTTCTATGATATCATCTGTTGTGGTAATGTTTATTTGGGGCGCTATGCATAACATGGATTCTCCGAATTCAGAAACCGTTGAATGGATGGTAAAGGGATTTGTAATATCATTCATTGCTTCATATATTTTTGGTAATGGTGAACGTCATTTGAATAATATTATGGCTGCAAGGAAGTGGCGCAAAGAAGAAAGGGAAAGACTCGCTGATATCACAGCGAAAAATAAAGTAAACGAGCATAAACAACTGTTGAAATTTATTGAGAATTGTAAAAATGAAAAATGATGCTATGAAGAAAATCCATGACATTCTGGATGAAATGCGTGCCGCCGAAGATGAAATTTTAGGTCGTGCTGAAGCTGTAGCAGATGAATTCTGTGAATCATTCTCTTATGGAGAATATGGCTCAGGTCGTACATATTTCCCTAAAGGTACTGATGCTGATAGTATCCCTTGGGATTTTGAAGACGAAGCTAATATTGAAGATGGAAAATCTACTGTTGGCATTTGGGTTTCTTCGAGTGAGATGTGCTAATGGATAATGTAGATAAGAAAGAAATTAAAGTAGCTCTTGAAAAACACGTCCAGGATGCTATTGATTATGCTAAGAAAATAGCAGATAAGTATGATTTGACTTTTAATATGTATCCGGCTTATGGTATGGGTGGAAGCTATTATTCTCCAGGCTACTTAAAACAAGACTTGGAACATCATCAGTCTAATGGTTATCCACAATTTGCAATTGTTAACCAATATGAATACTACACCAGCCTCGAAAATGGTGGTTGGGTCTCTTCTTCTATGGAATGCTAAGGAAAAATTATGTCTCGCTCTAATGAATTGATGGAAAAAGCTGCTGCACTGTCTAAACTGTTCAACGAAGTTGCTGAACTTGCAAAAGACAATGATTACGGTCTGAAATTTGATACTTCCGATGGTACAATGGAATTCAATGACTGGTTGTCTTCATCTTGTTTTGGTGAAGGTGATGATGGCTTCGGTGTCAATGCAGATGGTAGCATCTGGCAAAGTAGTAGTTGCTAATGAAAGCCCTTCAGGGCTTTTGTTGTTTTGTACTCTGCCGTTTACATTCATTGGTAGATGTGTTATGATAGACTCGTAATCAACTAGGAGGAAAAATGAATATATTTGTTAAAGACGGATATCTAAGTTGGGAAAATGATTATGGCACTTATGATTGTTGCTCGGTAGTTTACTTGCAAAGAGTGTACAATGACCCAAATTATAAGCCGTCTTTAAGATCCGCTGCTTGGATTTTAGACCAAATGAAGATTGATGTAAAAGTCAATGCTTGCGGAGTGTGGGACCATGATAATCGAGATTGGAAAGACGTTAAAGAAAACTCTCCAATAGATATCGAACTTTTTATTATGCAGTGCAGAATGAGGAAAACGGAATGTTGCTAGTTATTGGTTCTCGTGCTTTACACCATCATGGTTTAATTGAATCTCGTGATATCAAAAATTCTGATTGGGACTTCATTGCTGATGCTGGTGAATGGGAAGCATTTAAAGGCCAAATGTTTGGAGCCAAAGTCGAAGTATCAAATCCAAACGTCAGCGCGTTTAAATGTATGCACAATGGTCGTGAGACTCATTTTGAAGCTTATATTGTTCATCGGTCGCCGAATGACCAACCAAAAGATTCGAGTGAGTTACTTCTCGAATATGCGGAAGGTAACTGCAAATTCGACCGTTTGACTGGGTTTCGTTGGGCCAATCCGAACATGTGCTTGGCTATTAAGCTGTCTCATCGTTACAAGAAGAACAATCCACACTTCCGTAAAACGATGCAACACATCCGATTCCTGCGTAATAAAGACGTGCGTCTTACTGAATATTTGATGGACATCAGCAAGCTGCGTGAAAAGGAAACTTTGAGTTATGCTCATCCGGTATTGGATACAACAAAAGATAAATTCTTCAAAGATGATATCTACACCTACGACCATGATACAATTCATGAAGCGGTTGCATTGATGGATCGTCCAGCTTATACTTTCTACATGAAAGATGGGTCTCAGGTAATGACTGATAAGAAGAAATTCTTTGAATTGCCTAAAGAAATCCAATTGGCTGGTGTGTACGAAGAAACTTGCGTATTAGCGTTGGAACGTTCTCAAATTCCAAACGATTTCAAAAATGTTTCATCTGAACATTCCTTTATGATGGCTTTGGAGAAGGTTTGTACTTCAATCACGAGCGGTTGGTTCCGCGAATATGCTTGGGAAAACTACCACACAATCGTTGCGATGTACAAGAAGCTTGGTGTTAATGATTACATAAAACGCTTTAAAGAAAACCAAGATCTCCTGAAACCTTTCACTCGAGGCGAAAATGCATAAGCCATTTGAAGAAAAAGTATGTCCAGGCTGTGGTAAAGTTTTTAGAATAAGAGCTGGTGTAGGACAACATATTTTTGCTGAACATATTCGTTATTGTAATGCATATAAAATTTCATGGCAATATCCGCGTTAATTGAGGAAAATATTATGAATAGCCCAAAAACTTTTGATTCACAAGTACGATTCCGCGGCGAGTTTGCTGAAGATATCACGAATGATCAAATCAAGAACGAAACGATGTTCTTTAACTCTGATTTGAATTTTGCTTGGGATAAAGGCGGCCCGATTACTCGTAGCTTTATTGATAATCTTCCTTTTGATTGGACTAATAGAGATGTGGTATTCGATTCTCGAGTGCACATGTTGATGCCAGGTTGGTATCCTGCTATTCCTGGTTATCACCACGATGATGTTCCACGTCCTGATATTCCAGTAGGACAACATTTTATTACTGCTGGACAACCTGATTACGATAATCCTCGTTACCATTCTGAGCATATTCTTGGATTGGTTAATGCTGATATTTGTCCTACACATTTTGCTTATGGCGAAGACGTTACATTTAGCCAAATCCCTGAAGGCGAATTGATTTACCGTCAATGGCACAAAGAAGTTCTTCAGAAAATTGAATCTGGAGAAATGGTAAAACTTGAAGCCCCGGATCGTACTTTATGTGAATTCAACTGGCAGTCTTTCCACACTGGGTCCATGGCTGTCGGTAACGGATGGCGTTGGTTTGGTCGAGTATCTCGTAACACCGACCGTGTTAAAAAGATCACTAACGAAATTCGAGTAAACGCTCAGGTTTATCTGGAATTCCCAATGGAGGGATGGTAATGGGATACTCAGCTATGAATGTTAGTGAATATACAAAAGAGAATTTCCGTAAACTCTGGAACGAAAAGTACGCTGATAGAATTTGCTGGATTGTACTAGTTTTAACTGTTATTGTGATTAATGGATTAGTCATTTATTTCAATGGAATAATTATTGAGCTTATTTTTAGTGTTCCTTTGAGCGGTTTCGCCGGTATGATTGTAGCTTGTATTAATGACGAAATACTTAAGGCGATTTATATTAGAATTAAAATCAGACGTAAACTTAAGGCTGATGCTAAACAAAAAGAAGCTGAAAGCTTTAGCAATTTCATAAATTCATGTAGGATTAAACGATGAACTATTTAGAAGAACTTCGTGCTCGTTTAGATGAAAATGACATACCATGGGAAATAGTAAAAGATCCTTATGTTCGAATTTTAACAAACAACGGATATTTTACTCTGACATTATGTTCAGCTGTTGGTGAAAACGTAGATGAGCTTGTTCAAACATGTCGTGCATATGCTAAGGTCTGGATTTACTCTGTTGACCCGTTAGCTGTTTCTGGTAAATTAATGATGCGTTTTGCGTGGGTGAAATAATGAGTGTAGCAATTTATGTAGAATCAGAATCTGGAGACGAGTATCTTTACTCGTTTGGTGATGGCGAAAGCGAAGAAGCTATTAAAGACGAATTGGAACGTCAAATGGAAATGTTTTCTCCGATGTGTAATTACATGATCTCTATTTCATCTGGAACTTCGCCTTCTGTTGACACCCGATTGGAAGAGTTTATGTCTGAACTTTTTGATAAATCGTGGAAATTTGAGAGGGAAAATGTCTAAGAAAAAAGAACTATCAGCTGGAATTTTATTCTTCACCAAAGATTCTCGTCTTTTCATGGGTCGAGTGACTAACTCTGGTTTAGGTGGTGGCCCGTCTCGTTGGGATATTCCAAAGGGTCATGTAGAAGAAGGTGAAACTCCTAAGCAAGCAGCTATCCGTGAATGCCAAGAAGAAACTGGATTCACTGATTACGACCAGGGTTTACTCTTTGACCTAGGCCAACATGACTACGCAAGCAATAAAGATATACATCTGTTCGGATATCCTGTCCCTATGGATCACTCGCAATTCAAGAATTGTATTTGCACAGCATATCATACTGCAGAAGACGGAACGACATTTCCTGAAATCGATGCATTTGCTCTGATTAAGCCAGAACAGTGGAGTTATGTTATGGGTCCATCGCTGTTCAATGTAATGCAGAAACTTTACCCGGCACTAGCCAAACGATAAATACTCCTATCAAACGATAGGAGACGACATGAACATTTTTGAAATGCTTCGTATCGATGAAGGATACGATTCTAAAATCTATAAAGATACACGCGGATATTACACTATTGGGATTGGTCACCTTTTGACTAAAGACCCGTCTTTGGCTGTTGCTAAAGCTGCCTTAGATAAATTGGTTGGTCGTAAGTGTGACGGTGTAATCACTAAGGCCGAAGCTGAAAAAATCTTCGCTAAAGACGTCGATGATGTTGTAGCTGGTATTCAACGTAACGCTTTACTGAAATCAGTTTATGATTCTCTTAATGGAGATGATCCGCGTCAAGCAGCATTGATGAACATGGTTTTTCAGATGGGTGTAACCGGAGTTGCTGGATTCACTAACTCAATGGCTCTGATTAAATCTAAACAGTGGGATAAAGCCGCTATCAATTTAGCCCAGTCTAAATGGTACAAACAAACCACCAATCGTGCTAAACGCGTTATTGCAACATTTAAAACAGGAACATGGGCTGCATATGAAAACCTATAAAGAATTTTTGACAGAATCTCAATCTAAGATTGAAGAAAACACTCCGATTGTAGAAGCAACAATCAAAGATAAAGAAGGTTCAACAAACTTCTCTTTGGTATCAGGAAAAGACGGCACTTTCTTCCAGATCGGTTCTGAACGCTTCCAGACTTCTAAATTGCAGGATGCTGCAGTAGCTAAAGTTCTGCGTGGCGGCGGTAAATGGAAAGGAACTGAAGGATCTACACAAATTGGTATTGCTGTAGATAATAATAGCGCATTTTTCCGTATCGGCGGTGAGTCTTTTACTCTGAGTTCTAAAGCATTCAAAGAACTTAAGGCTGCGTTTAAGTAATGTTGTACATCTCCTGTGGTTGTGTTACTATACCTATACTGACACAGGAGAACTAAATGACTCGTATTAACTTAACTCTAGTATCTGAACTGGCTGACCAGCATCTTATGGCTGAGTATCGCGAACTACCTCGTATCTTTGGTGCAGTTCGCCATCGTATTGCTAAAGGCCAAGGCTTCAAGGATATTCCTAAAGATTTCTGTCTGGGCGCTGGACATGTTAAATTCTTCTATGACAAAATTGGCTTCTTGTTCTTACGCCAAAATGCAATCATCGAGGAACTTCTAAAACGCGGATTTAAAATTGCAAATACTCATGTCAACGTAGCTGACATTCCTCTGTACTTAATGAATGACTTTGTTCCTTCTGCCGAGGATATTGCTTTAAGCCAAGCTCGACTGGATGAAAAAATTGCTCAAAGGCCTTTGTGGTATAAACATTATGGTAAGGCTATATACAAATAATAAAGGCACGCCGACCCTCTCCTATGAACAATGTTCCTCTAGTGAAGGACCTTTTCCCACCTGTAATAAGGTCGAGCCCGAGTGCGGTAAGGGGTTTACATTCGGTGAAGGCAAGGAGCCCAATTCGATTCTAGGAAGGAAAATGGACTACCACGTGCCATGGAATGGCCCTCAACTAATCAGGAAATAAAATGCAATATTTAACATACCCGTATCTAACCTTGATGCATGCTTTCAAAGACCGTGCATTCGAACGCTTAGATCCACATAATGATTATTGGAAGTGCTTAACCCCGATGTCTCGAGTTTCTGAATTTGGAACTCTTCGCCTAGACGGTGGACGACAAACCGGTAAATCTGAAGCTGCTGCTTTATTCGCTGCCGATTGGCTTCATGATGGTAACGACGTAATTGTTATTTCAACCAAAGCCGCTCAATCCAGAGAGCTCAAAGAACGAATTGAACGTAAAGCAAAAGGCATTCAGCGAATAGATTCTAATCTCCGTGGATTTTGTGTACATGATACCATCAGAAGTTTTCTGGATGAAGACTTTAATAAGTACAGAGGTCTTTCGCTTACACGAGCATTGATTATAATTGACGAACCAATGAAGATGCCTGATGTTAAGAAGTTCTATGAATCATACTTCTATCTGGCTAATCACTGTTTATGCCAAGGCGATAAACCTTTACCTCTTTTCTTTGTGATGGGAATGCAATGATGAAATTTATGTTTATGGATGGTCCCTTTCGGGGAATGGTAGTTCGTACTAAAGCTACTAAAGCTGAATTGAATTCTGTTCCAGATATTCCTATCGAATTTGTAACCGGGCCTTTTGAAGGCCTGATTACTCGTAGCTTGATTTGCTATGATCGAACAATGATCGAAGCAAGAGAGCTTAAAATGCGCCCAGGTTCTCAGGGCTCCTATAATTGTACTTTGGACATATCTTATAATGGCTAAAATTGTAATTGAATGTGCTGACCATCTGGTTAAAACTTTCTGTGGATGGTTCAGTAACCAAGGCGAGCAGGATCTTTTTGAAGCTCACTCAAATGGTAAGTGGAATGAAGAAATCCAAAAGTGGGAAGAGCAAACGACGTATTTGGCTACTGAGGGTTATGGTATTAATGAGCCTATTCGCTTAGTTGAATATGATAAAGAGACCGACGAGAGAGTCCCTTATTTCGACGGTGAGAAGCTTAGTGCCATACAGGCGATGGTCCCTAACACAGGTCAAATCTTTGAATTGAGGATGCCGAAATGATTGAAGATATTAAAGGCTATAAGCCACACACCGATGATAAAATCGGTAAAGTGAATTGTATCAAAGATGCTGAAGTTCGTCTTGGTTTGATCTTTAAAGCACTAGAAGAAGAACATGTAGCTGCGTACATGGCTCTTGATGTAGACACTATGAGCGATGAAGAATTCGATTTAGCTCATTCTAGAATCACTCAGATTCGTAATGCAATTGATCGTCTGAAAGAAGCTAGTATGTGGGCATGCCGTTCTGTTTTCCAACCTGAAGAGAAATACTAATGAATGATTTGATCCAAGCTTTACTCCGTGTAGAAGATGAGTGTGCTGGCATTTTATTAATGGCTAAGTTTGATCCATTTGGTCAAACTGGAATTGATGAAATCAGAGAAATTCATCGTAACACTGTAAAATCTTTAAAAGCATTAGTTCAGCTTAAAACTGAAGAAATCTAACCGTTTACATCTCCTGCAAGATGTGTTACTATGATCTTACACTTACAGGAGAAACAAAATGAACACAACTGAAGTATACATCCGCAGAAACAAACTCCGTCGTCTCTTTGAAACGGAGTTTCATAAAATCAATGCTAAAATCAAAGACGCATCGAAAGCAGCTGGGGTTCCTGGCTTCCATTTGAAGTACTCTCAGCATTTGCTTGACCGTGCTATTCAACGTGAAATCGATGAAAATTACGTCTTTGAACTTTTCCACAAGCTTTCGAATCATGTGGTTGAAGTAAACGCTTTCCTGGAACTCCCTGAGCGCCCGGACGTTGAAGAAGATCTGGATCCGAACATCGAGTATCGCCCTCTCCGTCTTGAAATCACTGACCAAAAGTTGTGGTTAGGATTTACAGTGTCAAAACCAGTTCCAGGTAAAACGTTTTCTACTCCATACACACTGAATTGTCGTATGGCTTTCATCAACACAAATCGTCATGAAGGAAAAATTAGTAAAACTGTAATCAATCTATGAGGTAAACATGAAAAAAGCTCTATGCGCAGGTCTCTTGGCCTTCTGTTCAATGGCCTATGGGTCCGAGCACAACTTCAGTAATGTCCAACTCGAAAATCTGAATTATGCGTATCAGTTTGGAGAGCAATTTGCAAAGGATGGCAAATACAAGACACAAGAAAAGCTATATGACAACAAAGGCCTAGGCTATGTTATGGCTGCTTTACTTTGGCAAGAATCTTCCGCTGGGTTAAAAACCAAAGGAAAGTCAGGTCATCAGGCGTATGGAATGTTCCAGAATTATTTGCCGACAATGAGAAATCGAGTCGCCGAAATAGGATGGAAAATGACTGATGCTGAAATTATTAGAATGTTGAATAAACGATCCAATTCCGCTTCATGGGCGTATATTGAACTTTCTTATTGGTTAAATAGACATAATGGTGATATGCGAAAAGCAATTGCCAGTTACAATGCCGGGAACAACTGGAAATCTGGAAACAAATATGCCAGTCAAGTCCTAGAAAAAGCATATTACCTGAAGTCAAATAAACTTTTACATATTGAGGTAGAATAATGCAGAAACTAGCTCTGGTACTTGGTCTACTGATTTCATCTGGTGCTTATGCATCAGGTGGATCACTGGAGGAATCTCTTAAAATTGCTAAATCATTTTGTGCGACAAACACAGAATGTATTGACATCTTGTCATTGCAATTAGATGGAGCATATGAAGACGGAGTCAGAGCATCTAAGTCTAAGGTAGAGTGGAATGTACTCATGAACCGAAAGACTAAGCAATTGAATAACCTTTGCGATAAAGCACCTAACGTTGAAATCTGTCTGGATTATAGAAATCGTTTGATGGAGCAATATATGAAAGGGTTAACGGAGTGAAAAAATATTTATGTTTGTTGATGGTTCCGTTTGTGTTGAACGCCTGGGATATTCTCCCAGGCTATCCTGAAAAGATACTTGCGGTCCAAGGAAAACAAATTGAAACAAGCGGCTCATTTAAACGAAACGTTGAGTTAATCTTCGTTCCAAGTAAAGAGCTTTTAGGGATATCGTTTTATAATTATAAAGATAAGGGTGACCAAGTAACAATTCCTTATGGCACCTACAATATCAGAGGTTGTGAAATGAAAGCTTCTGGTGAAATTGAAGGACCTTACTTTGTCTCTTCGCTGAACAATTACAACATCAGCAAAAAGATTATTCGATCATGCTCTACGTTCTTCATTAGAGTATACGATCAGACCGATAACTACTCAACTTACGTGGTGGAAAATGATTAAGCAATATATCAAAGGTGATATTGTAAAGATCTTCTTGGAAGGTCATAATGTGGCTCACGGTTGTAACTGCTTCCATACAATGGGTGGAGTGGCTGGACAATTAGCGAAGGCTTATCCTCCGATTCTAGCAATTGATGTTCATGAAACTGAGCATGCAGATCCGGATAAATTAGGGAATTATACCCAAGCCACAGGTGAACGCGGACAAATTTGCTTTAATCTTTATACTCAATATATGCCCGGTAATAATTTAGATTATGGCGCATTGCTATATGCTTTCCAAAGTCTAAATTATTGGGCTAGTAAACGCCAGGAAACTCCTACGGTTTATATTCCACGTATTGGAGCTGGTATTGCCGGTGGTGATTGGGAAAAGATTAAGACTATTATCGATTGGTTCACTCCTGATGTTGATATTATCGTTGTCGATTGGGATGGTGAATAATGACACATTATATCCATCCGTTTGACCCGAAGAATAAAGCTAATATTCATCGGCGATGGATTGAAACCAGAAAAACTAAATGTCCAATCGATAGCCCGCATAACGTAGACCGTTGGTATATTGGTGAATATGTCGAGTACACTTTTATTGATAAAAAGAAACGTGTACAATATGTTGAAGAATATTGTCTAAGGATTAAATGGTTATGATGTCCAAAGAAGAACGCGAGCGTATTATTGATGATATTGATGAATTGATTCGTTTAGCTAAACACGCTGGTGTTATGGCTGAACTTGGTACAGATGATGAATACGCTATGGCCGCTTCAGCTTTATGTAAACAACGATATAATGTATTAAGCAAGGACGGAATCGAATGATTACCAGAGAACAAGCTCGTGTAATTTATGATTTAGTCAAAGACATCGAAGATGATTCTGCTTTCTACACCGGCCAATCATGCGAAGGGACTTATTTTGGATTAGAACAAGCTAAACTTGATTTAAGTAATTCCAAAATAAAATTTGAACAATTTATTGAGAGTTTAATTGAATGAGCGGCCAATACAAAATTTTGATAACTAGCAAATGTTACGCTTATGGTCAAGGCGAAGCAATCTCTGTTCATACTGTTATTGCTGAATTTGATACTAAAGAGCAGGCTGATTTAGCATTTTATAATATGAAAAATAATTCTGGACCGAGTGATATCGGCGTTCGCCAAGCTTATATAAAGTTGTATTAAAATGATTACTAAAGAACAGAAAGAGACTATTGTTGATTTAGCTCGGTGTTGGGCCCAAGCTGAATCGGCAGTAGCGTGGGAATACTCCTCATGGAGTTCGAGCCGATCTGCTAAAAAGCAAGCTGAAGAAGAATCCGCCGAAGCAGAAGCAGATCTTGAACAGTATCTTGATGGGATTATGGCATAATGCAAACTTATATTAAAGAAAAGCACCGTTGCAAAGATTGTAAATGGCCTATCGTGTTTTCTTTATGTAATGATGGTTTGATGGATACTCCACCATATAAGATGTGGGATTGGTGGTTATATTGCTCAAACAAAACATGTAAGAATCATGCAGGTGAAGGATTTTTCCAATATACTCCAGAGTGGATTGAATCAGGGGAACCAAAATAATGGCACAACTTTACTTCAACTATGCGAGTATGAATGCCGGGAAATCGGCTAACCTTTTGACAGCTGCTCATAACTATAAAGAACGTGGAATGGGCACTCTGATTCTTAAACCAGCAGTTGATGACCGTGATTCTGCTTCAGAAGTAGTTTCACGAATTGGTTTAAGACAAGATGCTAATATAGTTACTCCTGATATGGACATCCTGGAGTTCTTTAAATGGGCTCAGACTCAGCGGGACATTCACTGTGTATTCGTTGATGAAGCACAATTTTTAAGTGCAAGACATGTTGGAGAATTAGCTCGGATTGTAGATTTGTACAATGTCCCAGTTATGTGTTACGGGCTCCGTACAGACTTCCGGGGTGAATTGTTCGAAGGTTCTAAAACGCTTTTAGCGATAAGTGATAAATTAGTAGAACTTAAAGGTGTTTGTCATTGCGGACGAAAAGCCACAATGGTAGCCCGCATTGATGAAAATGGTAACGCAGTTCGTGACGGTGAAGTGGTTGAAATCGGCGGAAACGATAAGTACGTTTCCTTATGCAGAAAACATTGGTTTGAGATGCTCGATATATGATTGAACTGTTAACAATTCTGGCTGGAGTAGCTGGGATATTCGCTATAGGCTTTATCCTTTACGTTATTCTGATTTATTTGGTGTGCTTATGAAATCAACAACTTATAATAGTTTTTTGCTATTAATGACAGTGTTATTATTCATTTGGATTGCTGTTGCAGCTTCTACTCAATCAGAACGAAATAAACAACTAAAAGATCAAAACACTATTTTATGTGAATCCAAAACTGATGGCGCATTCATTGCCAATAGTCTCGGATGTTTTATTAAGGTAGAACAATGACAGAACAAGAAGCATGGCAAGAACTTCGGGCTTTACTTAAAAAGCATAAAGTTGAATTACATTTGTCTGAACCTCCAGTATCTCTTGAAGAGATTATTAACATCCGTGAAGGCCATGAAGTTTTGCAGAAAATTGACGAGGTATTAAAATGAAAACGAGTTTCTTTAAATCTGGATTTTACTATCGATTGTGTAACTACAACCGAGGTAAATCAAAATGTCAAGAACTATCCGTCGTAAAGGCTGGCATGTAACAACTTCTTCTAAATGGCACAATCAGAAGAATAACGAATTCGCTTATATCAAGCGTTATACCGAATACGTTAAAACCAGCAAAGATAAAGCAAATCAAGCTAAATATGTCGAAAGATATATCGCTGAAAATAAGAAAGAACCAGTTCGTCTTGAGAAGTTGATGAAAGAACGTCATCGTGATTCATTCTGGAAGACTCTACGTTGGAGTCGCTATGCTTCACCTATTCCTAGAGTGTTTCACAAGATGGAAATTAAAAACTCGTTGAGAAACGACACTGATTATAACTGGGACGAGAAAGCCGCTCGTAAGTGTGAGAAAGGCATCGCTCAAATGAATTGGGATTAAAATTTCGGAGTACAGATGTACTCCGTTATAAATACGTTTACTAACTAATGAGGTGTATATGCAGCATTTAGACGTTAAAAAGCTTCGTAATCTTACTGTAGAACAACTCGATGAAATCAAACGTGAAATTGGGCATGCTGTTGCAAGTCTAAATGAAGAAATTCGTCAAAGTGGCTCACGGGCAGATTATATGCGTAAGCGAAATCTGGAAAAATACCTCGACAATGTTAAGGCTGTACTTCAGCACAAACGTAACACTGGTCAACGATAGGAGGCCTTATGGCCTTAAAAGCACTGGCATTATCCGCGCTTATTGGAATCATGATGATTCCTGCTTCCTACGCAGAGGTCGACTTCAATCCGAAGTTTGATGAATATTTTGAGGGTGCATTGAAGGTTTACTCTCAATATAAGATATACAATAAGCAGGAAAGTGAGCAGTTCTTCACATTTGTTAAATCAAAATGGGAAAGGCAACCATGCACTAATAACTGTGAAGCTGATGGAGCTTTGGTTGCGCAAGAGTATTACACCAACCGATTGGTAGAAGGCAAACATGAAATTTGAAGACTTTGCTAAAGGCAAAGCATCTGAAGCGGATGCTTATCTTGGGTTGTTGATGGCTTCTCGCTCTTACTTTCATTCAGCCCACTTTGAAACAGAAAGCTATGCTCGTCATAAAGCATACAACTTCATATTCGACGAGCTTCCGGATTTGATTGATAAGTTCGGTGAACAATGGCTTGGCTTTTCCGGAAAGAAATATGCTCCTCAAATTCCAGAGCAAAAATCTCTTCCTACTGACACTATAAAAATGATCGATTTGATCTTGGCTGAATCCGACAAGATCTACTCCAAAGTCCCTCGTGCTATTCAAAGCACCTTAGATGATATCGTTGGAACTTTCTACCAACTCAAGTATCTTCTCTCCCTGAAGTAACACTCTGCCCTGGCTTCGGTCAGGGCATTTTTGTTTATGCTGTTTACATCCTCAAAAGACTATGATACTATAGACTAGTAATCAACTAGGAGAACAAAATGAAAAGTTTGGTAGTCGTAGCTTATCTCTACGTTCAGTACAATAATCCGCTTTTCACTCGTAATGTTATCGATTTTATCTGGAGCCAATTATGAACGAAGAGAACAAAATCAAATTGCTCGATTTGATTGAAAAATTGCGTCAGGCCGATTTAGCATATGTTGCCCGGTATGAAGGTTCCGGCACGGCAATTCCTCAATACAAAGCTATGCAAGCTGCTCAAAAAGAAATGTTTGATTTTATTCAATCTCTGTGAGGTTTTATGGAAATCCAAGAAAAAGTTTTAGATTATGGAAGTCGTTTCCAATCTATCAAACGCACTATTGAATACAACAACGGTCATGATGAAAACATGCTGATGGTTGATTTTGACAATGGCGAAGCTGTCGGAGCTTCTTTCAAATTCAATGGAACTTTATCATGTGGAGGCGGTTCTTATAAGATTGAAGAACTTCGTCGCTTTAAAGCACTTTTGAATAGTTTTGAGGAATTGTAATGGCTGTAGGATTTGCAAAAGACGGAGCAGAACAACTTGAAGTTGAAGCAGTAGTTCAAGCTGCAATAGTTCATGCACGGTCTCAATTTAACACTACACGAGAGTCTCTTTATCGTTGCTTTGATTGCGAAGAGCTAATTCCAGAATCTCGTAGACAAGCAGTTAAAGGTTGTTTGTATTGTGTAAAATGTCAAGAAATGCATGACGAAACTTTTAAACGTGAACCCCGTAATTGTTGGCACAGGAGCATGAGATGAGCTTTCCAAAACTTGAAGTTGGTGATCTAGTTTTAACTCGTACTTACACTGGTGGACAATCAGTAGAAATTTGTCAATATCGCGCACAGACCGGTAATTTGATGTACATGGCTTATCATCCAGAAGCTATCTTAAAATGCCAGCTGGAGCGCTTCATTAAAGATACAGATTCAATGCCTTATAGTGTAGATATTGTACGCAAAAGTGATTCTGAAAAATGGGCAAAGGTAATGATGAGCATCCAAAAGAGGCCGGAGTGATTATGAATTTTGTTTCGCTTTACGGGTATGAGATTATAATTTCATTACTGATTTTAATCATCGCAATTTTAATGACGAGAAAATAATGGCTAAATTAATTTGGGAAGGTGTCGGATACGGCGCAAAAATTGAAGAAAACATTCCAGGTTCTAATCAAAAGTGGTACACAGAACTTGATGTTATTTCCAACCAGTCGCATGTAAGCATTTACGATGTTGATAATGGTGATGAAGTTTCACTCACTAAATCCGAAGCGGAAGCTTTGGTGAAATATTTAAACTCTGTAATTCCAACTATGAAGGAGCATCATAATGAATATTAATGAAAAATCTTGGCACTGCCGTTTACATGACTTTGCTTTTGACAAATACTCTCGTCCTCGCTCTCTTTGCCCGTACTTCTGGAAAGTAGTATTTGCTTTATTTGGTATGACGTCATTGATTGTATTATTGTCCATCGCATTTACTTTAGTTGGTTGGGAATTGGCTGCAGGTTGGTTAGCTAAAATTGGTATTACTTCGGTCTGGGCTATTGGAGCTTCTGGATTTACTATCGGGGCAGTTGGTATTTTGAGTTTAGTTGGTGTAGTATTTGGCACTCTGTTCGGTTTAGCCAAATTAAAAGATTTGATTGAAGATAAAATCAAAGAACGTAATTATGAAAAATATATTCAAGAATTAGAAGCTCGTAAAGACCCAAATTACGTTCCACCTAAAAAGAGTATTCTGATGGAATTCATCCGAGCTCGTAAAGAAAAATTCTGTCCATCTCTGACTTTCACTGAGGAATAAAAATGATCGGTATACATAAGTTTGAATCATTCGAAGAGACTGTTCGTTTGGAAATTGGTGATCGTCTGAAGGTGACCCTCAAGGGAACTACAAAATCTCTGCTAATTAAAGTAATTGGTATCACGAACTATGGTAGATGGACTGACGGTGATCGTCTAAACGTTATTATTGGCAAAATTGATGATGTTGCCGGTCATTCGGTAGTTTACATTAATAACGTAAACGGACAGGTTATTCATTATCTTCCTAATGCAATTCACACATACAATGTTCACGATATAACTCACAATGATACTTCGATCGCGTATGAGGATGAAACGCTTTATCCATCACGAGTTAAAATTGCTCGTAAACAAGTACTGGTTCCTATTAAAGTCGGTGATGAATTGACTAAGCCAAATCGTTCTGGTACTTACACAGTAGTTTATGTAAACAACACTGTAAGTAATATTGTTGTTGAACGAAATACTGATAAGAAAATCGAAGTTATCAATTTTAAAGATACCGTCGCGCTAAAAGCCTTCGGCCTTAAATGGAGAAGTTGATGAAGACAGTTGTAAAAAGTTATTTTGGGTCCCAGCTTTATGGGACCTCCACTCCAGAATCCGACACCGATTACAAAGAAATCTTTATCCCACATGCAAAAGATATTCTGATGTGCCGGGCAATGAATCACACTAACCTGAATACCAACAACTCTGCCACCAAAAACACTCATGATGATGTAGATCATGAGTTGTATTCCTTGAAATATTTCCTGGAATTGGCACAGAATGGTGAAACTGTGGCACTGGATATGCTTCATACTCCTCCAGAATTGGTCGTTGCTTCTGACCTTCCTGAAGTGTGGAAATTTATCCAAGACAATCGTAGTAAGTTCTATACCACCGACATGAAAGCTTATCTTGGTTATGTGCGTAAGCAAGCAGCTAAGTATGGTGTTAAAGGTTCTCGTTTAGCTGAACTTCGTCGTGTATTGGAAGTTATCAATAAATTTCCTGAATGGAAATACGAAAATCGTCCGAAAGATAAAGCTAACAACAGTCGTTGGAAAGTAGCTGATATTGCAAGTAAACTTCCATTGAGTGAATTTTTGTTCTGGGAAGATTTTGTTGATGCTAAATGCGGTAAACAACGTTTCTATCATGTGCTTGGTCGTAAATTCCAGACAACAATCACTGTAGCTGAAATGAAGTACTCCTTAACTAAACTTGAAGCTGAATATGGTGAGCGTGCTCGTAAGGCAGAAGCTAACGAAGGCGTAGACTGGAAAGCATTGAGTCATGCATTACGTGGTGGACTTCAACTTCAAGAAATCTACTCTACCGGTGACTTAAAGTACCCACTGAAAAACGCACAAGACATTCTAGACGTTAAACTTGGTAAACTTCCGTTTGTTCAAGTCCAGCAGATGCTTGAAGATACAGTAGATGAAGTTGAGCGTTTAAGTATTCAAGCTCATAAGAATGGTATGCCTTCGAAAGTTGATATGACATTTTGGAATGATTTCCTAGAAAAAGTTTACTTGGAAAACCATGGAGCTTACTACAAATGATATGGTGGTACATAGTGCCTGTGATAATTGCAGTGATTTACCTCGTAGCTGGTTGGTATATCGTAAACGCTCTCGTTAAACGAGGGGCAATAGAGACACCTCAAGGCTATATCTTTATATTACTATTATGGTTACCTGTCGCGGTCGTCTCGATCATCTGGCGAACCCTAGCATGGTTACTACTGTGGCCAAAGCGCTTTGCTGAATCCCAGATAAACAAACACTCTTCTTAACCTCCTTCGGGAGGTTTTGTTGTTTTTGAAAAAATGTTGTACATCTTAACTCAATGTGTTATTATAGACTTATCAAATAAATGGTAACCCGGAGAAACAAAATGACAGCAGAACAAATTAAAGAGATGATCGCAGCAGAAGTAAAACGCGTCATCCGTGAAGAACTTAAAATTGAGTACAAATCATCAGAAGATGCTTTGGATATCGATTTATCTCTTGATGGTGAAATTGTATCAACGATTCAACTGTCTAAGTATGATTTACCGATTTAATTGCAAATATTTTTGCTGAACCGTTTACATCAGTTCAGCAATTTGATATTATTACCTCATACCAAACAAATAGTAACTCGGAGAATAAAATGACAACCATCACTATCAACAAAGGTATTAACTTCGGTAAAGAAATTTCTGGCACTTTCGAATTAGTCGGAGAATGGTTCCCAGAAACTCTGAAACCCGAAGATGCTGCTCAAGGTGATGGTAAAGTTTTCGTTATCATCGACGGTAAGAAAAAAGGTGTTTGGGTTTACAAATCAGACATTTCTTATAACGGAGTAGCTAAAAAGATTGAACTGATTGAAAGTGTTGATGATATGAAAGCTCGTATCAATAAACGCTTTAACGTTATGGGGATGATGACTGCCGGAATCATTAACGGAAACATTCGTTCACTGATTATCTCGGGAGCCGCTGGTATCGGAAAAACTTACTCCTTAGATAAAGCATTGAATAAAGCAAATGATGAGGATAAAATTGAATACAAATCAGTGAATGGTAAAATCTCGGGTATCGGGTTGTACTGTCGCTTATGGGAATCACGCTTCGATAATTCAGTTCTGCTTATTGATGATGTAGATGTATTCTCTGATATGGATATTCTGAACCTTCTGAAAGCTGCTTTAGATTCTGGAGAAAAACGTAAAGTTTGCTGGAGTACTGCTTCATCTTACTTAGATGAAAAAGGTATTCCAAATGAATTTGAATTTGAAGGAACAGTCGTTTTCATCACTAACGTTGATATTGATAAAGAATTAGAACGCGGTAGCAAATTAGCTCCACATCTCGCTGCTTTGGTATCTCGTTCGGTTTATTTGGACCTTGGTGTTCACTCAAACGAAGAAATCATGGTCCGAGTTGAAGAAGTAATTATGAATACTCGGATGTTGCAAAGCCGCGGTTTACGTAATTCCCAGGTTGTTGAAGTATTAGATTTTATGCAAGAAAATGTATCTCGTCTTCGTAATGTATCTTTACGTACTGCTCTTTATCTCGCTGATTTCGTCGCCACTGACGAGAAAAATTGGAAAGATATCGCTGAAGTTACGATGCTTAAATAATACTCCGGGAGGAGAAATCCTCCCTAAATTTTTGAGGAAAATATCATGGCACATTTAATCTCTTATCAAACTAAAATTGTTCTGTTTCGTAATGGTAGCTTTGTATGTGATTCTAAAAGTCGCGAGTCTCTGAAATATATGTCAGATGCTACAGCAATTTCTTATATTGACTTAAACGGGAGCTGGGTACAATGAGCTACAAATACTATGTGAGAACCCACGCTTGTATTTTCAAAAGTGTATGTGAAAAAGACACTGCTGAATATATTCTTAGTCATACTAGAAATTTAACTGCAATTCTTTTCACTGATTTACAGAATCCAGCTTCAAATCACATTATGGAAAGAATTCGTTTTAATATTGAAAATCGTGATGTGCAAGCTTTAGAACGTCGCCTCAAAGAAGGCTATGAATATGCTGAAGAAAATAAGTGGAGATATTAATGAGTATTTTAATGGGAAATTGGGTGAACAACACCGCTTATTATCCACCTGCTCATATCTATGCTGGAATGGTCCAGAGTAAGGCTGAGAAGAACGCAATCCGCATCTGTGAAGAACTATACAGATTCAACTTCGGAGATTCCCCTAATGTATTGGGTGAATTGAGAACGGCCTTTCGTGAATTAGATGTAATGCTCCATATGAAGAATTCTTACCCATCTCATATGGAACTTCGTCACGAACACGTTGCTGAAGTATTTGGCACGTTTCTTTATTGGGCTATTCGTGCTAATACTGAAATGGAGCGAATCTATAAGCAACACCAAGACCTTTGGAAATGGTATAACACATCCAAATTAACTAATCGTGAAATTAAAGATTGGTGCAAACAACAACTTGATTATAATTTGAATTGCATGATGATTGATGTTTACGATAATTTAGTCAGGAGCAAAGGCTAATGGGCTACGGGTTGGATGAAGATTGGGAATACGAAGACGAGGAAGAATTAGGCACTCGTTACAGCATAATGAAAATTGTTTATGAACGAAATGCTTCAGCGAAAGTAGGGGCAGAAATGTATTGTCCTTATTGTCGAAAGGTTATTGTAAAGCGTAGTTGGCAACATAAGTTTTGTAGCACTCCATGCAAAGACAAGTATTGGAACTGCGAACCTAAGCGTGCTCATCGAGCAGAATTCTTTAAGGGCAAATTATGCAGGTAGAACAATTAAAAGAACTTATTCAATTAGTTTCTAAAGAACAAATCAAGGAACTTATTCGTAATGAGCTGAGAATTGAAGTTCAGCCAGCGGATTACATGGACCCATGCCGAATTCAACTATGGTGGGATAACGAAGTTATTTCCGAAGAATGTATTTACTTGAGTGATATTCAACGATGATATCGAAAAAAATTATATTATCTCGTATTGAAATGATGAGAAGCAATTATGAAATGGCTATGAAACTTTCCGTGTCAATTGCTTTACGTAATATTGGTGACGAGCGAAGAAGCAATTTAAAGTTTTGTGCACCTGATGACCGCAGAGCGCAATTAGTTGAAATTACGAAAGCACTTATTCAAATGGACCATTACCAAATCAAAGATGCTAAGATGCTAGCTACCGAAAAAGAAATTTGTGCTAAAGCTTTAAGGGAGCATCAAAAACAAACTCCAGTTTCATCTTGGTTCCATGGTGGAGCAGACAAACCAGCCTATTTTTAACTCTAAGTTCGCCCCGGCTTCGCTGGGGCATTTTTGTATGTTATCCATATAATCAATCATTCCCTTCTAGAAAGTTCCTCTCAACCGTTCTGGTGAATCCAAAAATTTTTAAATCAACCGTTTACATCCTCCAAAGATTGTGGTATGATAGTCTCGTAATCAACTAACGGAGAATAAAATGTTAACTGAAATCATCACCTCGCTTATCGAAGAAAATCGTAAAGCTCATCAAGATCGCCGAGCGAAAGTTGAAAAACGCGCTATGGAATTAAATGCTGGATGGACTAAGACCCGCTACGGTCGTGAAGGATTTGATAAGGTAGTAGCCCCAACTTGGGGAGTAGATGATCGTCCTCATGCACCTTTTGATGGGTACCTCTGGGAAAATGAATTAGGAGAAGTTGAGTCTTATCATGGTGGTAGTTATCTTCCATACGTTACTGAACTCGACTATCTTGATAAGCCTGAATACACAGGAGATCATGGTTGGTGGAAGCTGCGTCTCACTTCAGACATGCTTTCTGAACTCATGATTTTAAGGCATGAAACTCAGTGTATTGAGATTCGTACACCTTACAAAAAGTGGACACTCGAAGATAACACTATTGTGGTAATGAGTGAAGTACGTGCTCATAAGACGATTCTTAAGGCAATTCAATCTGCTTCAGAAGAATGGTTCAATAACTACTACAGTTCACTTAAAGTTAACAAAGGTGAAGCACCGGTTGGTAAGCAAGTAGTTAAAGGTAAAGTCGTTTCAACTAAAGTATACCAAGACTATTGGGGTGTATCTGCTAAAATGATGGTCCGTCTTGAAAACGGAGCTACAGTTTATGGTTCTTTACCTGGAATCGTAGATATCAACTATCGCGGTACTATCGAATTTAAAGCAACGTTTGAACAAGCAAAAGATGACTCAACTCACGCTTTCTTCAAACGTCCATCTTCTGTAAAAATTGAAGAATAAACGCTTTAAGAGAGTCCGTGTTATAATGGTTTCACGGATTCTCAATCAAATCATACGCCTGACAATGAAAGAAGAGGAAAAGATTATGAACTTCAAAACCAAAGATGATTTCTATGTAGAAGTATTTGAATTGATGGAAGTGGTGAACAAACATTCAAGTACAGTGTTTGCTAATCAGAAGAATAAGATGCTAATTAGTCTACTCCGTGATCGTCTCGTATCAAAGCATAATATCATTGCAGGTACTGAATTGAACTCTGTTTTGGCTAAATACGACCAGTACACTCCATGGACAAAAATCGCTGTAGTAAAATCTTTAAGCAAATCTAAAATCACAACTTATGTTATGTCTCACATGCGCTTGCGCAATTATCTGAGCATTGATATTGAAGATGAGCGTAACCGTTTGAGCCAAAACCGTGTTGTCGTTAATACACATCTCAGTATTATAGCTGAAGTTGTACGGACAATGTCCAGTGATATCAAAGAAATTATTAACATTGGTCGTAAACTATGTCATGCTATTGATAGTCAGAAATTTGAATTCATCAATGATTTCTTGGGCTGTGATAAAACTGTTTATCCGAAAGTTCGTGTTGGTGTATCTGGCCGCCCTGAATTTGATATGGCGATCAGAGTAAGCGCTGGTTATCGAGTCAAAAATACTCCAGCCCAACGTAATGTAGTTGCTCGTTTGACAACTCAGCTTAAGAAAGCACTGGAACAAATTCCATTCATCAATACAATTTCTTTGGTTGAACGTGAAAATGATAAGGTGGTTCACTTCTGTGTCGACCAAGAATTCTTTAAGCCAAAAGAAGTTGCATTGAGTTCTAAAGAACTTCATAATTTTGTTCATGATACTGATGTTCAACATATGTACTTGACACCAATCAAACCATTGGTTATCGAATCGGTTATGACTCAGCAGCTTAATGAGTTGATTGCTAAAATCGATATTGAAATTGAAAAAATCGATGCGGATATTGAATCATGGCAGGAACAAATTGCAACTAAACGCGCCGAAGCAATTAAGCTTCGTAATCGTCGTCAGAAATTGGCATCTGCTGTAGAGGCTTTAAATGAATAATCAATTAAAAGAAGATATTGATTTTGGCACGTGGTTTGAACCCTGGACTGATGTGGACCTTGAGAAAGGTCCAGAATGGGAAGCTCCTGCTGGATTCGATAAAGGTCTTATAGATTGGAAAGCAGTTTTAGAAATGGCTGATCGTCGAGAAGCTGCAGCAAAACAAGTTTCGCCTTGCCCTAAATGTGGTACAATTCAGGTTCAATTGATAGATTGGCGAACTGATACTTTGAAAATGAAGTGTCGTCATTGCAAACATAAATTTGAGAAGAAATTAAAATGACTCGTATTAAAGCAGCTATTATCGCACTGATTCTTATTGTTATTCCATTAACAATGAACCATTTCAACGATTATATGACATACCAAAATTATGATGTTAAAGTTGTTAGTGTAGTATCTGGTATGTCACCCGGAAAGTACTCATCATTAGAGTTCATTGCCATTTACGAACTTGAAGATGGATATCGGTTTGACCGACGGATTTCCGCCGCGTCATCAACGCAACTCAGTCCTGGTCAAAATATTACATTAGAACTTCGACCGTTTGATGTTAAGCAAACCCCAATGGAAAATACTATCTGGTTCATTGGTGGTGTATTAGTCAACTGTGCCGGATTTGTTTTTGGCGCAGCATTTGCTTTAATCGCTATTTCTCGTCGTGTTAATAATTGGATGAACTCATAATGATTGATTTAAAACTTGATACCAACGCAGTAATGAAGCTGTTTGATACCGAAGAAGCTCGCGTTAATCTTCAGCAAGCAGTTATTAATAATGTGGTCAAAGAACTTGTGCTGAAGAATAGTAAGAACAAAGTACGAGAAACTATTCAGAAAGAAATTTCTTTGGTTGGGGCTCGTCTTCCTGATGTACAGCCGATGGTTAAAGAACAACTCAAATACTTCTTTGAATCTAAAGGCTGGAACAAGGTTCAAGGTACTTTTGAATTAGAACGTATCATGCGCGAAGAAGCAAACCGTATTGCTTCTACTCAAGTACTTGAAGCAGTCAATGCTCAGGTTGATAAAGCAATGAAAGATCTTGAATATAAAATTGATCAAGTGCTTCGAATGTCAGAAGTACGCATGGAAGAAATGGTCAGTAAACGTCTTATTGATTCATTCGGCTCTGTAATTGATAAAGTTATTGCTGAGCGTCTTAAATCTGTATTTCCAGAGGTGGCAAAATGATTGATCACAACCCATTTAAAACCACTGGAATCGCTGAATCTGATGAAATGAAAGCTCTTTTCAAAGAGCTTCGTGAAATTAATGCTAGAATTTGTTTTCAGTATGCAGAAGAAAAAGGAATTGAGTTTAACGTAGATACAGTTCTTCGCAATATAAATGCTTTAACTGAATTCGATATCGTAATGTTCAGGATGTTTGCATATACCGCATTAGCCAATCAGCCTGAAAATACTCTACCAATTGATGAACGAATTATCATTGCAGCTAATGAAGCATACAACAAGGTTATTGAAATTGGCTAAACGAAAACAATATATGCTTACAGCCGAAGAAGCATTGATGTCAGTTTATCGTGCTTATTTTGCTGAACATGGCGATATCCCATCAAGCCCGGCGGTTATTAAAGCAGCAATGACTAAAGCGCATAATGCATTCCATGCTCGAGTCTCTGAAGCAGCTAGGAAAAAATTTGGAAAAAGGTATTATAATAGTCCTAATTACTTCGATGAACTAGACCAAATAAAAAGAGAAATGTTATGCTAACAATTTACGGATATGATTCTTCAATTCACCGCTGTGTTCACTGTGACAATGCTAAACGATTAGCTGAAGTTAAACGTGAAATGTATGAATTTAGGAATGTAATGCCAGAAAAAGGCGTATTCGACGATGAAGTTATTGCTGAACTTCTGACTCGTTTAGGTCGTGACACTCAAATCGGTTTGACAATGCCTCAGATTTTTGATGGCAATGGCGCTCACATCGGTGGTTTTACTGAACTCAGAGAATATTTCAAATGAAAGAAGGCGTAGACTACATTCATGATTACAGAGGCACAGCTATTGGAGTTGGTGATGTAGTTGCGCTTTATTACGGATATGGCGGCCTGGAAACAGGCGAAATTATTCAAGTTAAAAATAATCGTGTTAAAGTTGAAGTAACTTATAGCAATGGCTCAAAAGTTATTTCTAAATGGAAATACGGCGAATGCATGGTGAAATTATGAGTGATATGAAAGAAGTGGATTTAGTATTCTCAGCCGGCGATCAAATTGATTTAGAGCATCTGCTTGCAGTTGAAATGATTCGTCGTGCTTCTGAAGATATTCAGTACGCAATTGATAATCCTTGGGGTGAATTCCGAATTCGTCAGGGTAAAGAAATTCACGGTGTTCAATGGACTTATGTTGGTCTGGAACCTGAAGATTACGAAGAAGTAATGACTGAAGACGGGCGGATTGACTATAAACCTATCGGTCCTTGGCACTGGGAGTATGGCGGCCCAGATTTTGAAGTTTCATGCTCGTGGTTGGAAAGTAAAGATGAAGACTGATTATATCCAAGTATCTGTCAAAGAGTTAGATCGTTTACGTCGGTGCGAAGAGCTGCTCTGGGAAGTGGAAAGTTCTTTACCATCGGGTTTAGAGAGCTGGATTGATTATGAAGAAGAACGTGAATTAAGAGGTGAAGAATGACTCCTGAATTAAAAGCAATTTATAGTGAAATTATGGAAGACCATGATGGATACTCCGAGAACTACGACTTCGAAAATTCTGATTACTTAGAAATAGTTGACGAAGAAGAATGGACTCAAAATCATAAGTATCAATATCGTCAAGTGGTTTATTATTCCAAGAAGCATGATGTTTATGTTGCTGTAAACGAATCTCGTTCAGGTTCTTATCACAGTGATTGGTACTACAGCGATCCTGAAGTTTCATTAGTTGAAAAGCAAGAGCGAGTTGTTACTCGTACAATCACGGAATGGATTACGCTTTAAAGCCTTGGTACACGGCTCGATGGAAAACCGTTGAGCCAGAGGAAGAAGAACGCTTTCCTGAAGATGATTATAATGAACCTACTACAAATGATCTAATTGATATGGAGTTTGGCTATGAGTTTAGTGAATAAGTGCTTCAAAATTGTTAAAGAAGATAATGACGGCGGCGTTTTCGATATCTATCCAGAACTTACCATTGGAACTGAATTCAAAGTTCTTTCTGTGGATAAAGAAAATCCAGATGGTATCACTTCTATCTTGATTAAGAACGGTCCTTACCTTCATATTGGTTCTCGTGAATCTTGGTATTGGTGCTTCTGGGAACAAGACACGATGGGTGAAATTGAAGAAATTGAAGAGCTTTCTTCTGATCAGTACAAGATCCCAGACACAGCTCATTTGTTCAAAGGACGTGATATCGCATCTCAGCTGTTTAAAGTTGCTGGTGCTGAAAATTGCGATGCCGAAGAACATGATTTAATGCAGGCGGCAGGCGAATATATCCGTCAGCTTGAAGCTCAATTGAAATTTTCCGATAAGGCTTTCTAATGCAAATTGAATTAAAATACGTATCATGTCAAGAATCTGGTTGGCATCTGTCGTTTGAATTTGATGATGGATTTGGAGTCGCTAAATGGTTCCCTTCTAAGCCGACCAAAGCTCAAATCCGATATTATAAGAAATGGGCTCGTATATATTGGTTGTATGATTAACAATAAATAGGTTCATCTGATTAAGAGGTGAACCTATGTTATTGACTGGCAAATTATACAAAGAACAAAAACAAAAATTTTATGATGCACAACATGGCAAGTGCTTAATTTGTAATCGCGAATTAAATCCTGATGTTCAAAGTAATCACCTTGATCACGACCATGAATTGAATGGACCAAAAGCCGGTAAAGTTCGTGGGTTGCTATGTAATCTGTGCAATGCTGCAGAAGGACAAATGAAGCATAAGTTCAACCGCTCTGGTTTAAAAGGTCAAAACGTTGACTACCTCGAATGGCTTGAGAATTTGCTTGTCTATCTGAAAAATGATTATACTAAAAATGACATTCATCCTAATTTCATTGGCGATAAGTCAAAAGAATTCAGTCGACTTGGTAAACCCGAAATGATAGCTGAAATGAATGCTTACGGGTTTACCTATTCTGAAGATGATTCCAAACCAAAGCTTGTTGCTTCATTCAAAAAGCAACTTCGTAAGAGTTTAAAATGACAATTGAATCAGAAATCCAGGGGTTAATTAACCGCACCAATAAAGATCTACTTAACGAGAATGCTAATAAAGATTCTCGTGTTTTTCCAACTCAACGAGACCTGATGGCGGGGATTGTTTCAAAACATATTGCTCGTCAAGTTATCTCTCCTACTGTTCTAAATGCTCATGATAAAGGGCTTATTCATTTTCATGACTTAGACTATTCTCCAGCTCTTCCATTCACTAACTGCTGTTTAGTTGATTTGAAGGGAATGCTTAATAACGGATTTAAACTTGGTAATGCTCAAATTGAGACTCCAAAGTCAATTGGAGTAGCAACCGCTATCATGGCTCAAATTACGGCTCAAGTGGCTTCTCATCAATACGGCGGAACTACATTTGCAAACGTAGATGTTGTGCTTGCTCCTTTTGTAGAGAAGACTTTCTTTAAGCATTTACGTGATGCAGAAAGATATGGCATTGAGCATGTTAATGACTATGTATACGCAATTGAGAAAACAGAAAAAGACGTATACGATGCATTCCAAGCTTATGAATATGAAGTCAATACTTTGTTCAGCTCAAATGGCCAAACACCGTTTGTAACAATTACCTTTGGTACTGGCACAAACGAATACGAGCGGATGATTCAAAAAGCTATTCTCAATAACAGAATTAAAGGTCTTGGACGAGACGGAATCACTCCAATCTTTCCTAAACTTGTTATGTTTGTTGAGGAAGGAATTAACCTTCATCCTACTGACGTTAACTATGATATCAAACAGCTTGCGTTAGAATGCGCAAGTAAGAGAATGTATCCAGACATTATTAGTTCAAAGAATAACCGTCTGATTACTGGCTCTTCTGTTCCAGTTTCTCCGATGGGATGCCGTTCATTTCTTAGTGTATGGAAGAACAAGCACAACGAAGAAATTCTAGATGGACGCAATAATCTCGGTGTAGTGACTATTAACCTTCCACGAGTAGCACTTGATTGTATGGTTGATGGCCGTCCAGATTTAACTAAATTCTTTCATATTCTTGATGATCGTTTACTTATTTGTAAAGAAGCTCTTTTAGCTCGTATCGAATCACTTCGTGGTGTAACAGCTTCGGTTGCTCCTATTCTTTATCAAGAAGGCGCTTTCGGTGTTCGTCTTAAGCCAAATGACGAGATTATTGATATCTTCCGAAACGGTCGTTCTTCAATTTCATTAGGGTACATCGGAATTCATGAAGTTCAAACTATTCTTGGATTTGAAATCGGTTTACTTTTGCTTAAATGCATGAATGATTATTTGAAAGAATGGACCAAAGAAACTGGATTTGCTTTTAGTCTTTATTCAACTCCGGCAGAGAATTTGTGCTATCGCTTCTGTAAGATTGATGCTGAAGTTCATGGAGATATCAAAGGAGTTACTGACAAAGGTTGGTATACTAATAGTTTCCATGTTTCAGTCGAAGAAAAGATTTCTCCATTTGAGAAAATAGATCGAGAAGCTCGTTACCATTATATCGCCAAGGGCGGTCATATCAGTTATGTAGAACTTCCTGATATGAAAAGCAATCTAAAAGGTCTTGAAGCTGTGTGGGACTATGCTGTTGAGCATCTTGATTACTTTGGTGTAAACATGCCAGTTGATAAGTGCTTTACTTGTGGCTCAACTCATGAAATGACTCCAACCGAAGATGGTTTCATCTGTCATGAGTGCGGCGAATCAGACCCTAAAAAGATGAACACAATAAGACGCACATGCGGTTATCTTGGCAATCCTTCTGAGCGCGGATTTAATCTTGGTAAGAACAAAGAAATAATGCATAGGACTAAACACTGTGAGATATGACAGAATTTATCCTTGTGATTTTGTAAATGGCCCTGGATGCAGGGTCGTTCTTTTCGTTACAGGATGCTTGCATAAATGTGAAGGATGTTACAATAAATCTACTTGGAACCCAAGCAACGGCCAATTGTTCAATGCAAACACCGTAAAAGAATTAGCTGATTACATTTCGAAGCCTTATATTCAAGGACTTACTCTCACCGGTGGAGATCCTTTATACAGATCTAACCGCGAAGATATTGAAGCTCTTGTAAAATGGGTCAAATCGCGGTTTCCAGAAAAAGACATATGGATGTGGACTGGTTATAAGTTCGAAGATATCAAGGACTTAGAACTGCTTAATTACGTAGATGTTATTATTGACGGTAAGTATGAAAAAGACTTACCGACTAAAAAACTATGGCGTGGTTCTGATAACCAACGTCTGTGGCAAAAACAAAATGAGGTTTGGACACACGATGCAATTACATTACCCTTGGATTCATGATGTACAAGTTCACATGAACCGTTATGTTGAAAAGATGGGCGAAGAATTTCCATCACTTTATTTTCTAGTTTTCTTTGGAATGTACTAATGAAAGTGGAAATTTATGGAATACCAGAAGAGGTTCATAGATGTCCTGGGTGTGTAAGCGCTCGTCATCTTCTTGATTCTCTTGGTATTGAATATACTTTCTATTCTGTCATTAATAAAAGCCAAAATTCTCTCGGTTTTGATTATGACCGAGAGCGTATAACTGAATGTGCAAAAAGAATAGGATGCTTTCCTAATCTTATGCTTCGTTATCCAGTTATCTTTATTGATGACAAAAAAGTTCCTCGTTTAAAACAACACCTTGAAGATCTAGGTTACGATACTGATCTCTAACACGGTTCTAAGACACTCTCTCCTCTCTTCCATATGTTTATATGGTCATCATTAAGGGAATCTCTCAGGTTCCCTCATTTCTTTCAAACAACCGTTTACATCCTGTACTCTCTGTGTTATTATACTTCTATCAACTACGGAGAAACAAAATGATTATTAAATCTAAAGTATCACACATTGTTATCGATTTCAACGTTTCAACTGAACGCGGTCGTACTGATCTCATGGTTGAAATTAAGGGACAGGAAGTTATCTTCCGAGCTCGTTCAATTCGCTGTGAAATGTCCTTAAATATCGCTAAACATCATCCAAACGCAATTAATGATTGTGTTAAAACCTTGATCTCTGATATCTACCAAAGCGAAGCTGATCTCGTCGTTCGCGAAGTATTTCATACAGTAGGATATGCATAATGTTCAATATGACTTGGGAAGAAGCCAAACAGGCTATGCGGGAAGGTAAATCTGTTCATCATCGTTACTTCTGTGATGAATGGTTCCAAATGACAAACGGTCGTATCGTTGATGAAGCTGGCTACTTCATGGATAAATGGTACACAGGCGAAGAGTGGCAAAACACTGGATGGGCAATTTATGACTAATTTAGATCTATTTCACAAATCAGCACGGTTTTCATACAACGTTCCCGAAGGACGTCTGTTTGTAGATATCACATCTGATATGTTTTTGAAATTTATTCATAACAGGCCCGGAAATAATAACTGTATGGAAGTTCTGGACGTTAAGAATGGATTCAATACTCTTGATGTTCAACACATCATTGCTAAAATTGGGGTTGAATTATCAGTAGCAGATGCTTATCTGATAAAAGAACAAGTTACTAAATTCCTGGCATAAGTTTGCTATAGAGATTTTGATATAAGATCTCTATGTCAAAATAACACACTGAGGAAAATACTATGTCACAGGCTATCAAAAACGTTCTGAATTCTTTCGCATACCCGAAAGTAGAAGCTATCATGGCAGCAGGTGCTTACGTAACTCCAGAAATTCTGGACAAGTGGGAAGTTGAACTTCATGGTACGATGAAAGAGAATGGCCAGAAGATCGGTAAAGCTCGCATTCGTGAATTGGTGGTAGCTTACATCATCTCTGAATTTGATATCGATGCTTTCGGTATTCCTACTCCGAAGAAGAAAGAAATCTCTGATACTGCGATTCGCAAGATGAAGAATCAACGTAAGAAAGGGTTCTCTGATCTCAAAATTGTTAAGGTCGCGAAATGAGTCTGAATATTCAAAACTGTCCGGCTGATGTGCGGTTTGTAGTACTCAAAATGGAACGATTAGATTTTTGGCACTCAAAAGTTCAAATAGTGCATTCTTACATCGGTTCCATTGAGCTTAAAACTTATTATGACGCTGGAGTTCTTCATAATTGTCGAGTGCTCCCACGACCAAAAGGCGGATTTGATACTCATTATCATTGGTCTGAACCACCGCTCAGCGAAATGTGGGAAGAAGGCCTGAACATGAAAGAACTTGAGGAATATCTTGATGCTTAATTTGCCTGAAGACGTTTCAGTTATAATGACCTTTAAAGAATTTGATGGTAAAATTCATCGAGTTCGTAAAATGACCCAAGGCTTCATCATCGCAAAGGCTTGTGTTGCATTCAGAGAGTCAAGACGGGATTTTAGAATATTCCCAATGAACTCTAAAACGAAGTACACTAAAGTGTCTACTGAATTAGCTTGGAATGAAGGAATGACTCTTTCCGAATTTGAGGAATATCTGAATGACTAAAACAGAAATTGTTGATGATCTTCAATTAGCCGGATATTTTGCTTGTGTTAAAGATGACCGCATCTGGATTGAAGGAACAAGTGAAAATGGGATTGATTGGGTTATCGAAGAAGACTTTGATGCTTGGTGGCTATATGAGTTCACCGGAAAAGATTATCATTCAGTAGATGCTTTTGGTAATATGGATCACGCTTTGAATGGAGCAAACAAATTATGATCAGAGAAATTATTTTATCATTTGAATTTGGCAATGTGACGGTAGAAAAATCCGGTAAGGTTGAATTTTTCGATCCATGGGCAGAAATCTATTGGACTTCAACCGTCAATGAATTCCAAATGGAGTTCGCTGAAGTTCAATTAAAATCGTTGTATAAAGAATACGATGACTATTCTCTGATGCCGCCGGATATTCAGATGACTGATATGCTTTACATCCGTCGTATGGTTACCAAAACATGGGAAATGCTTAAATGATTTCTGCACTCAAATTTGATAGTCTAAAACTTGAAGTTGCCAATTATGGAACTTTCACAGTAACTCCTTTGATGGGAATTACTTTAGACATTGAGTGGTTTGATGAATTTCAGTGGGTGTCTCATTGCTCTTTGTTGAATGTTAATGGGTATAAGATTGCGTACGAAAGCCTTGATAAGTTCTGGAAAGAAAATGAGCTTCATCATGCTGCTGATAATATCTCTTTCGATGAGTTTTGTCGTATCGGTGAAGCCCTGTTCCAGATGTATTTGATTCTTCGTAACAATTAAGTGCTTTAAACCTATCGCTCGCAACTATGTTATAATTGATATATAAACTTGAAGCGATGAGGTATTAATGGCGAACTATGTAAACAACAAAGAATTGTATCAAGCAATATGCGATTGGAAGGAAAAATGTCGCAATGCCCCCGAAGGAGTAATCGTCCGTCAGAATGATATAATTGGTAAAGCAATTATGCTTATATCTGAGGGTCTGTCAAAACGTTTTAACTTTTCAGGATACACCCAATCTTGGAAAGATGAAATGATTGCAGATGGAATTGAGGCCGCAATTAAAGGTCTCAAGAACTTCGATGAAGAAAAATACAAAAACCCACATGCATACATCACTATGGCTTGTTTCAATGCCTTCGTTCAGCGTATCAAGAAAGAACGTAAAGAAGTTGCAAAGAAATATAGCTATTTCGTTCACAACGTTTATGACGCCCGTGACGATGATATGGTTGCGTTAGTAGATGAAACGTTCATTCAGGATATCTACGACAAAATGACGCATTATGAAACCTCCACCTACAAACAGCCAGGGTCTGATAAAAAGAGCGATATTGTAGATGAAGGACCGACTTTGGATTTTTTATATGAGGCTAAAGATTAACCTCTCCGGATTCTTGGAAGAAGTGCCAGACGCAGATGCTATCCCTTATTTGCTTAAAATGTATATGAGGGAAGTTCTCGAAATGGACATTCACATTGACCCCAAAGATCCACATGATACAGAGTTCAAGTGTGATGGCAAGGACTTGAACTACAACTACCACATATCTGATGATGACTTTTATATCACATTAGAATACTTTCCAGAATGAGGAATTATGCTACAACCCGGCGAAGCATTCCAAGCAGAACTTGAATATCAAGATAAGCTGATTGAAGATCCAGACCACCAGAAATTAATGGAAGAAGATCGTCTTGCAGCTATCGAAGAAGCACAAGCTCGAGTAGCTGCAACTGCTAAATCTCAAGCTGATAAAATTATCAAGAAAAATAGTCGCGAACTTGAACGTTTGAATAAACATGCTCAACAATCAGTTCTCGATAACAACTTCGCGGCGTATAAGTATGCGATTGAAAAATCTCGTAAAATCTTACGTCAACCATTCAATGACGAGCTTATCAAAGTCCAATGGGAAACCACTCGTCGTCAGATCTGGGAAATTGTAAATGGCTATAAAGCAGGTTAAATTCAAACGCCTTAAGGTAAATTCAGGTTTCACTCTTTCTGTTGCTGATGGTGTAATGGCTATTAAAGTATCTGAAACCCATTACAAAGTCTTGGGTGAAACAGGTCCTATCAATCCAGTAGTTAAAGCTACTAAAAAGGAATTAGTCTGGGCTGATACAATTATGGTGAAGCCATGGTGGAAGCTGTAATATCAAAAGCTGCTGTAGTATCCCGCAACGGAACTGTTTATTCGGCTGAAGCTTTAGAAAGAGCTATTGATTATGCAAAGATTCATAACGGCAAGACTGAAATGATGAGGCAGTTCAAGATGTCATATGATAAAGCTAAGGCTGAATGTACAATTACATACAAGAAAATTTAAGGGCTTCGGCCCTTGCTCTTTAAGGTAAAATATGGAACAAATTCATGTAGGTGGAACCGACTTTCTTGTCGCAGTGGTTATTCATCCAGTTGATAATCAAAACGAATTCAAATATGATGTGACAGTTCGTCATTATCAGTTTGACCGAATTAAGCACGTCGATATCATTGCATTACGCAAAGAATACGATAAAGTTGGATATACGGGTGAGCTTAAACTTGTATTAAAACAAGGCTATGAAGAAGATTATCCTTGTAGTTCATTTATTAATAATCCGGCTTTCTTTAGTTCAATGACCGAAGAAGAACGAGACGAATTTATTGATAGAGTAAATAAGTCTAAAATCCCAGAAATATTACGTAAGAAATAAAGGACCTTCGGGTCCTTTTCTGCTTTTTGGAGCATAGAATACAATATCCTTGAGGTAAAATATGATTACTTACTTAGGTGTACTCTGTTTAATCGTAGGGTTGTACTTGTTTGGCCGAGCTTGTTGGGTTGGATTCTTTTCTACACCAGATGGGTTCATTTCTATGATTTTAATTCTTTCAGCTATGACGGCACTTGAAATATGAAAATTTTGCATACAGGTGATTGGCACCTAGGAGTAAAGGGTGATGACCCTTGGATTCAAAACATTCAGCGAGATGGAATTCGTCAAAAGATTGAATATTCTAAAAAGCATGGAATAAAAACTTGGATTCAATATGGAGACATCTTTGATGTTCGTAAGGCGATTACTCACAAGACAATGGAATTTGCTCGTGAAATAGCTACAATGTTAGAAGAAGTAGATATCCACATGATTACCGTCGTGGGAAATCACGACATGCACTATAAGCATAAGATCACTCCCAACGCTTCAATGGAAGTTCTCGGTAAGTATAAGAACATCACAGTCGTTGAAAAACCAGTTACAATGGATTTCGATGGTGCTTTGATTGACTTAATTCCATGGCTTTGCGAAGAGAACGTTGCTCAAATAATGAAGCACGTAAAAGAATCTTCTGCTGAGTATTGTGTAGGCCACTGGGAGCTTAATGGCTTCTATTTCTATAAAGGGTTAAAATCTCATGGTCTCGAACCAGACTTCCTCAAATCATATAAGCAAGTGTGGTCAGGACATTTCCACACAATCTCCGAAGCAGCTAATGTCAAATACATTGGAACCCCGTGGACGCTTACAGCGGGTGACGAGAACGACCCGCGAGGATTCTGGGTTCAAGACACTCGATTACGCACCTTTGATTTCATCCCTAATGAAACAACATGGCACAGAAAAATCTTCTACCCAGTAACTGGGCCAATTGATTTCAACGACTATAAAGACTTATCAGTTCGTGTCGTTATCACAGAAGTTGATAAAGATCTACCGAAGTTTGAAAGCGAACTTGAAAAAGTAGTCCATGAACTTCGAACTGTTTCAAAAATCGACAACTCTCTTGAAGTTGAAGATAGTGAAGAAGTTGAAGTAAAAGGCTTATTAGAAATTATGGAAGAATATATCAATGCTCTCCCTGATTTATCTGATGACGACAGAACTGCTGTAATTCTGTACGCCAATCAACTCTACACTGAGGTTACTAACTCGTGAAACTCCATGAATTTAATTTAGGTGATGGATGGTTCGGTAATATCGAATACTGGCCAGAAGATGGCGGGTTTAAAGGCATTATGTTTGTTACATCTGAATATTCATTGGGCGTATCATGGCAAGAACATTTTGATGTAATGTATGTGTCTGAAGATTTTATGTTAGAATGTTGCCGCAACTATATTCGTGAGAATAACACATGAAGACGTTTAAACTTAACCGAGTCAAGTATCAAAATATTATGTCAGTGGGCGGTCAGCCCATTGATATTCAACTTGACAAGGTTCAAAAAACTCTAATCACCGGTAAGAATGGTGGTGGTAAGAGTACAATGCTTGAAGCAATCACGTTTGCTTTATTTGGTAAACCTTTCCGAGATATCAAGAAAGGACAATTAGTTAACTCAGTTAACAAGAAGAACTTACTCGTCGAGCTGTGGATGGAATATGATGGTAAGTCTTTTTATATCAAACGAGGACAGAAACCAAATGTCTTTGAAATTTCAAGAGATGGTGTCCGACTTGATGAGTCCGCGAGTGTCAAAGACTTTCAGCTCTACTTTGAAGAACTCATCCACATGTCATATTCATCATTTAAGCAAATTGTCGTACTTGGAACGGCGGGATATACTCCGTTCATGGGCTTATCAACACCAGCACGACGAAAACTCGTTGAAGATTTGCTCGAAGTGTCTACATTGGCTGAAATGGACAAATTGAATAAGTCTCATATCAGAGAGATTAACTCTCAGGTATCAGTGATTGACGCAAAGAAAGATGGAATCATTCAGCAGATTAAAATCTATGAAGATAACGTTGAACGCCAAAGAAAACTTTCAGGTGAAAACGTTGCACGATTCCAGAGTATGTATGATGACTTGGTTCGTGAAGCTAAGTCAATAAAGGCTGAAATTGAAGATGCTACGACTAGATTGACTTCAATAGTACTAGATGAAGACCCTCGTGAGTCTTTAACGAAGATTGGTCAAGAATCTTTCTTGATTAAGTCCAAGATTGACTCATACAACAAAGTGATTTCTCTGTACTCTTCTGGCGGTGATTGTCCAACGTGTTTCCAACATTTAGACCAGGGTTCCTCTCTGATCACCAAGATCACTGATAAGGTCTCTGAATGTAATCATACAGCGGAGCATATTAACAGTCAGAGAGCCGTTCTGGAGTCACTAGTGCATGAATATGAAGCCAACCTCAACACCCAGCGTTCACTGGCTCAAGATATTCGTGCTAAGAAGCAAGTGCTGATTGGAACTGTAGATAAAGCCAAAAAAGTTAAAGCTGCATTAGAAAAAGCTTCACAAGAATTCATTGACCACGCAGATGAAATTAATTCGCTTAATGAAGAATTGAATAAAATAATTGATACCAAATCCAATATGGTGATGGAAAAATATCATCGTGGCATTTTAACTGAAATGCTCAAGGATTCTGGAATAAAAGGCGCAATCATCAACAAATACATTCCATTGTTCAATAAGCAGATCAATCACTACTTAAAGATAATGGAAGCTGATTATGTCTTTACATTGAATGAAGAGTTCGCTGAAACTATCAAGTCCAGAGGACGAGAAGAATTCAGTTATGCTTCATTTAGTCAAGGTGAAAAAGCACGTATTGATATCGCTTTGTTATTCACATGGCGAGATATTGCTGAGAAAGTTTCTAACGTTAAGATTAACTGTCTTTTCTTAGATGAAGTTTTCGATTCTGCAACCGATGTGGAAGGTGTAAAATCAATTACATCAATTCTTAATGGTATGCTAAACTCTAACGTGTTTATTATATCACACCGCGATCATGACCCTCAATCATATGGACAACATCTTCAAATGAAGAAAGTTGGACGATTTACGGTGATGGAATGAGTAACTTTGTAAACGGTCAGAATCTTCTGACCGCACCAGAAATAAAGCGGTATGTATTGAAAAATAATTTTTCAGGACAAGAGCATCTTGCAACTGAAGAACAACTTCGTGCTGCTTTTAAAAATAAGTATGATAAAATAACATCCAATCGCGATTCCGCGTGGACAGTATACGAATATTTTGAATAGGAATTATTATGAACCTGAATTATGCAATCGAAGTTAAAGACATCCAACCTAAAAACGTACGTTGTGACTCTAACCCGAATAATCAAAACAAAATCCGTCGAGCATGGGTAACTATTCTAGGTGAAGAAGGTGCCGAAGCTATTCGCAAACGTTTCCCTGTTGCTGAAGTACGTCATGCTTATTATGCGGCGATTGATAATTCAGTCAATGAAAAGTGGATCTCTATTATGCAGAAACATTACCAAGACTCTATCAAAGCCGGCGCTAAAATTGTTCTTGATCGTTGTGGTGGTGAGCGTCTGGAAGATCAATACTGTCTGGATGCTGATGAACAATTAATTTCAGCTGCTCTGATTGTAGCTGAAGAAGTAGCTATTGAAATCTCTAAATAAGACTTGAAAGGAAAAATAATGAAATTCACTAAAGAAACTCTCGCAATTCTGAAAAACTTCTCTACCATCAACTCCGGTGTTATGCTTAAGCCTGGTAAGTTTATTATGACTCGTGCGGTCAATGGTACAACTTACGCAGAAGCTAATATCGCTGATGAGATTGATTTTGAAGTTGCGATCTACGATCTTCCGAGTTTCCTGGGTATTCTGGGGCTGGTAAGTGAAGATGCAGAGATCTCTATGGCAGATGACGGTAATATCAAAATTGCCGATGCTCGTTCAAAAATCTTCTGGCCGGCAGCTGATGCGTCTACAATCGTATTCCCGAGCAAGCCAATTCCATTCCCAACCGCTTCTGTTATCGTTGATTTCAAAGGCGAAGATCTTCAGCAGCTGATGCGTGTATCTCGTGGTCTTCAGATCGATACAATTGCTATCGCAAATAAAGAAGATAAAATCGTTCTGAGCGGTTATAACAAGGTAGAAGATTCTGCTTTGGTTCGTCCGAAATATTCTCTGACTCTGGGCGATTATGACGGAACCAATAACTTCAACTTCGTTATCAATATGGCGAACATGAAGATGCAACCAGCAAGTTACAAACTTCTGCTGTGGGCAGATGGTAAGAAAACTGCCGCTAAGTTTGAAGGTGAAGCTGCAAGTTATGTAGTAGCTATGGAAGCAGATTCTACTCACGACTTCTAAGTACCATGGGCCTTCGGGCCCAATCGTTTTGAATAAAAATTTATGAGGAAATTATGTTAAGCATTAATGAAAAAGAGCACATCCTAGAACAAAAATATCGCCCTTCAACTATTGAAGAGTGTATCCTTCCAGCTTTCGATCGAGAAGTATTCAATACTATCGTTAAGAAAGGAAAAATTCCTCATCTTATTCTTCACTCTCCATCACCAGGCACCGGTAAGACAACAGTAGCAAAAGCATTATGTAACGATGTCAATGCTGATATGATGTTTGTCAACGGTTCAGACTGTAAGATTGACTTTGTCCGTGGGCCATTAACTAACTTTGCGTCTGCTGCTTCAATTGAAGGCCGTCAGAAAGTTATTGTAATTGACGAATTTGACCGTTCAGGTCTTGCAGAATCACAACGTCATATGCGTTCGTTTATGGAAGCATATAGTTCAAACTGCTCAATCATTATCACTGCGAACAACCTCGATGGAATTATCAAACCTCTTCAAGACCGCTGCCGAGTAATTGAATTTGGTAAGCCTACTCCTGAAGATGAAGCACCGATGATGAAAGAAATGATTCGTCGTCTGATTGCGATTTGTAAAAATGAAAATATCGAAATCGCTGATCTTAAAGTTGTAGCAGCTCTCGTTAAGAAGAACTTTCCACGTTTCCGCAATACAATCGGTCAACTGGATATGTACTCTTCGAAAGGGGTACTTGACGCTGGTATTCTGAGCGTAGTGACAAAAGAATCTGGTTCAATCACCGATGTTTTAGATGCTTTAAAAAATCGTGATGTGAAACAACTTCGTGCATTGGCTCCAAAATATTGCACCGATTATTCTTGGTTCGTTGGCAAACTTACATCAGAACTTTATACTATGCTCAAAGGCCCTGGTATCATGTCGATGTATGAAATCGTCGGTGAAAATAACCAGTACAAAGGTGTAGCATCTAACGCAGAACTTCACGTTATGTACATGTTCTTACGTTTGACATCTGAACTTAAAGATGAGTGGAAATAATGAGCTTATTCGATGATGACGTTCAACTAAATGAGCACCAAGTAGCTTGGTATTCAAAAGACTGGACTGAAGTCCAGAAAGTATCTGATCAATTCAAGCAGACTGCTGAGAACGAATTCTTCGAAATCATTGGGGCAATTAATGAGAAGAAACCTTGCTCCATAGCTCAAAAGAATTATTCAAGGCATATGGTTGAAAATGCTCTGTCTCAACATCCAGAGTGCATGCCGGCAGTTTACGTTATGAACCTCGTTGGTTCCGAGCTTTCAGATGAAGACCACTTCAATTATATGATGGCTGCTATTCCTCAAGGTCGTCGTTATGGTAAGTGGGCTAAGTTAATCGAGGATACCGGAGAGTTACTTGTACTCCGGGTATTAATGAAATATTATACGATTAACTTGAATGACGCTCAGGTTTATAGAGATACCCTGGTGTCAAAAGGGAAACTATCCTTGGTACTGAAAGAAGCTAAGGCTTTGGTTACTGACGAGTTCCTGAAGGAATTGACGAAAAACGTCAAAGAACAAAAACAATTCAAAAAACAAGCATTGGAATGGTAAACATGATTGAAATTACTTTGAAACAACCTGAAGACTTCCTGAAAGTAAAAGAAACCTTAACTCGTATGGGAATTGCTAACAACAAAGATAAGATACTATATCAAAGTTGTCATATTCTTCAGAAACAAGGTCGTTACTACATCGTACACTTCAAGGAAATGCTTAAACTTGATGGTCGTCCGGTAGTGATTGACGAGGAAGATGAAGTACGTCGTGATTCAATTGCTCAACTGCTTGAAGATTGGGGTTTAGTTGATATTGCTCCAGGACAACGTTCTTATATGTTTGAGATGGCCAATAATTTCCGTGTTATCTCTTTCAAACAGAAAGACGAATGGACTCTTAAATCCAAGTACACAATAGGTAATTAATATGGACGATATCAATTACAGAAAACTTCGAATCGAGTATGGTCTGAGACAATGGGAGACTATATTCGATCTATGCGAAGTCGCTCAAGAAGAATTCCAACGTGAACTCGCCATTCGCAATGGCGCTCAACCGCGTGATGTTCTCCAAGTCTTTATCAGAACTGAATGCGAAGATGATGACACAGTAGATTACAAAATCACTCGTAAAACTATTGAAATTTAAGTAAGGGCCTTCGGGCCCTTCATGCTATTCTCTCGGATGATAAAATATCTACAACAAAGAGACTAATAACTCGGTCTATAAACTAAGGAAACTCATGCAATTCTATATTTCAATTGAAACAATCGGTAATGACATTGTTGAACGTTATATTGACAATGGTGTTGAAAAAACTCGTCGTGTTGAATACGCTCCGACAATGTTCCGTCACTGCACTCATAAGACTAAGTTCGTTGACATCTATGGCAAAAACTGTGAACCTCAAAAATTCGCAAATATGAAAGATGCTCGCGACTGGATTAAACGTATGGAAGACGTCGGTCTTGAAGCAATGGGTATGGATGATTTCAAACTGGCTTATTTGTCAGACACTTATGGTTCTGAAATTGTTTATGATCGCAAATTCGTTCGTGTTGCGAACTGCGACATCGAAGTAACAGGTGATAAATTCCCAGACCCAATGAAGGCTGAATATGAAATCGATGCCATTACTCACTATGACTCAATTGACGATAAATTCTATGTGTTTGACTTGTTGAATTCATTGTATGGGTCAGTTTCTGAATGGGACATTAAGTTAGCTGCTAAGTTAGATTCTAAAGGCGGTGATGAAGTTCCACAGGATATTCTTGATCGTGTAGTTTATATGCCGTTTGACACCGAAGCTGAACTACTGATGGAATACATCAATCTTTGGGAACAGAAACGTCCAGCTATTTTCACAGGTTGGAACATCGAAGGCTTTGATATTCCATACATCATGAATAGAGTCAAGAATGTTTTGGGTGAACGTTCAATGAAACGATTCTCTCCAATCAACCGAGTCAAATCGAAAGTTATCACTAACATGTACGGCGATAAAGAAGTATTCTCGATTGATGGCGTAACAATTCTCGATTATTTAGATTTGTATAAAAAGTACTCATTCACTAACCAGCCGTCTTATACTCTGGATTATGTCGCGAAGTATGAGACTAAAAAAGGCAAGCTTCCATATGACGGACCGATTAATAAACTTCGTGAAACTAACCATCAACGTTATATTAGCTATAACATTATGGACGTTGAGTCTGTCGGTGGTATTGACCGCGTTCGTGGTTTCATTGATCTGGCACTTAGTATGTCTTATTATGCTAAAATGCCGTTCGGTGGGGTTATGTCTCCTATCAAGACTTGGGATGCGATCATCTTCAACAGTCTTAAAGAGCAAAATAAAGTAATTCCGCAAGGTCGTTCTCATGTTAAGCAATCTTTCCCAGGTGCTTATGTATTTGAGCCATTAGCATGCGCTCGTAAGTACATTATGAGTTTTGACTTAACATCTCTGTATCCAAGTATTATTCGTCAGGTGAATATTTCTCCTGAAACGATTGTTGGTCAATTTAAACTTCATCCAATTCATGAGTACATCGCCGGAACAGCACCGCGTCCATCTGATGAATACTCATGTTCACCTAATGGTTGGATGTATGATAAGAACAAAGAAGGCGTAATCCCAACCGAAATCGCGAAGGTATTCTTCCAACGTAAAGATTGGAAAAAGAAAATGTTCGCGGAAGAAATGAACGCAGAAGATATCAAGAAAGCTATCGCTGCTGGGGTGTTTGGTTCAGGAAGCTGTGAAGAAAAACGATATGTTCGTTTCACTGACGAGGAACGTGCTGCACTGAGTAGTTATTCAAAACTTGTTCTTGAAGCAATGCTTGCTCGTTGTGAAGCCGCCGCGATTTTGGCTGATACGAACCAGTTGAACCGTAAGATTTTAATCAACAGTCTTTATGGTGCTTTGGGGAATATCTACTTCCGTTATTACGATCTTCGTAACGCAACTGCAATCACTCTGTTTGGTCAGGTTGGTATTCAATGGATTGCTCGTAAAGTTAATGAATATTTGAACAGGGTTTGTGGTACTACTGGTCATGATTTCATTGCAGCCGGCGATACAGACTCAATTTATGTTTCTGTCGATAAAGTTATAGAGAAGGTTGGTTTAGATCGTTTCAAAACTACCGATGAAGTGGTTGAATTTATGAACCAATTCGGTAAGAAGAAAATGGAACCGATGATCGATAAAGCTTATCGTGAACTTTGTGAATATATGAACAACAAAGAACACCTTATGCATATGGACCGTGAAGCAATCTCTTGTCCTCCATTAGGTTCTAAAGGTTGTGGTGGATTCTGGAAAGCTAAGAAGCGTTATGCATTGAACGTATATGACATGGAAGATAAGCGATTCGCTGAACCACACCTCAAAATTATGGGTATGGAAACACAGCAATCAAGTACTCCAAAGGCGGTTCAGGCTGCATTGGAAGAATCAATTCGTCGTATGCTTCAGGAAGGCGAAGAATCCGTACAGGAATATTTCAAAACATTTGAAAAAGAATATCGTCAACTTGACTATAAAGTGATTGCCGAAGTTAAGACTTGTAACGATATTTCTAAATATGACGATAACGGTTGGCCAGGTTTCAAATGCCCGTTCCACGTTCGTGGTGCTCTGACTTACAATCGAGCAACTGCCGGGTTCAGTGCTACTCCGATTCTCGAGGGTAACAAGGTGATGGTAGTTCCATTGCGTGAAGGTAACCCATTCGGTGATAAATGTATCGCGTGGCCGTCAGGTACTGAACTGCCGAAAGAAATTCGTCAAGATGTTTTGGCATGGCTTGACTACAGTGCTCTGTTCCAGAAATCTTTTGTTAAACCTCTTACGGGTATGTGTGAGTCCGCAGGTATGGACTACGAAGAGAAAGCGTCATTAGAAGATATGTTTGACTTCTAACTGTTTACATCCACATGGAAGTGGATTATAATGTTCTCACATTAACCAAACGGATAACAAAAATGACTCATCGCGAAATTCATGCTCTTCGAGCTAAACCCGGAAAAGCTGCCGAAAAGAAAATCCTGATGAAGGATTATGAGTTGATGAAATCTGTATTATGGAACTTAGTAATTCTATCATGCGGGAATGAAAATTCCACTTATAACGGTCTTTACCCTAACGGTGTAGGTGCTGCTTTAAAAGCTCATCGTGAAAACATTAAAACTCTTGAAGATAAAATAAAAGATATCTGTCATTAATGAATTGGGCCTTCGGGCCCTAAACGGAGAAACAACATGAAATTGAAAATTGCTTTAATCGCTGCTGCGCTGGCACTAACTGGTTGTCAGGCTTACCATGGACCTATCGTTGGTGAACATCAAGTTGGCCAAATTTCTTATAAAGGCGGAACTGGACTTGTCTATACTCGAGCAACTCAACAAGTTTCGCAAGAATCTTTGAGCGCAGGTGACGAAATGGAAGAACGTCGTCGCAACAGTCCATTAAGTAAAGCTATCAATGAATCAGTAGCACGAGGTGATGCGTTTCAAAAAGAGCAAGATCGCCGTGAATCTGCGCAAAATAAGTGTGAATTCATTGTTGAAGCTCATGAAGCTGTATTGACCGAAAACGCTATCAAAACTATGAGTGACAAAGACCGCCTGGCTTTGATTCACTATCGTTCTTCCGGTAAAGTTCGTGCATTCAATAAGTGCATGCAAAACGCTAACAAATAATTTGATATAATAAATCAACTGAGGATATTGTAATGGAAATCATCGCAGGTATTATTTCACTGGTAGTTTACATGATTCCGGCTATTATCGCGTTTATTCGTGGTCACGGTTCAAAATGGGCTATCACCGTAGTTAACTTTCTGTTTGGCTGGACATTCATTGGTTGGATTTGGGCATTTATCTGGTCTCTGACTGGAAATAAGCCTGCTCAGCAACAGGTTATCATTATTAAAGAGGCAAAATGATTGTAACACCTTTGACAGTAGAAGATATTCGTGATGAACTTTGCTATGCGCTGGAAAGTGAACAGTTTGTAATTGACAAAACTGGTGCAAAGACAATTGAAATTATTGGCGCATCATTTATTGCAGATGAAGAATTAATCTTTGGCGCAGTGAATAATGAATATGTTGAACGCGAACTTGAGTGGTACAAATCTCAATCTTTGTTCGTGAAAGACATTCCTGGCGGTACTCCATCTATTTGGGAACAAGTTTCATCCAAGAACGGTGAGATTAACTCAAACTACGGCTGGGCAATTTGGTCCGACGAAAACTGTTCGCAATATAATATGTGTCTTGGCGAGCTTGGAAATAATCCAGATACTCGTCGTGCTATTATGATTTACACTCGTCCATCAATGCAGTTTGATTATAACCGTGATGGTATGAGCGATTTTATGTGCACTAACACTGTGCAATATTTGATTCGTAATAAGCGAGTTCATGCTATTGTTTCAATGAGAAGCAATGATGTAGTCTTTGGATTCCGCAATGATTATGCATGGCAAAAATATGTTCTTGATAAATTGGTGTCTGATTTAAACGAGGGTGATTCTTCTCGTGAATATAAAGCTGGTGATATTATCTGGAACGCTGGGTCATTACACGTATACGAGCGTCACTTCTATTTGGTTGATCATTACCTGAAAACTGGCAAGTCTCACGTGTTGAAGAAAGATTATAAAGGTGAATGGAAATGATTCAGTTTGTAATTCCAAGTTATAATCGTGCTGGGGCAGTTACTGCCCTGGACATGTTCCCTACTGGTTATGTTGCTCATTTAGTAGTTCGTGAGTCTCAGAAAGAAGAATATGAGACTCACTATGGTGCAATTGCTAAAATTGTAACTATTCCTGATGATGTTAATGGAATCGCTGGTACTCGACGGTTGATCACCGAAATGTATCAAGGCATGCGTATTTGGATGCTGGACGATGATACAACAATTCATACAACAGAAACTCGTGAACGAGACAATCGCCGAATTCTTCATGACGTCGGTATGACTTGGGACGAATTTAATAAGCTTTGCCAGTATGTTGAAGCTGCGATGGATTGTGGATTTTATCATGGTCATTCTCGTCTTCCAATCTTCAAAATCTCTGGTGATGATGCAAACTTTCGTGAGAACTCTTATGGATTCACGAACACGTTCTACGACTTAAGCAAACTTTCTGCTGATGACATTGGATATGGTATAGTAGACCTATCCGAAGATACATACGCATTCCTTAAACTCATTAATATGGGTTATCCTCATCTGGCGATTTTCAAATATCTCGTCAAATCGGGTAAAGGTCAAGCTCCAGGTGGTGTATCGTCTATGCGTAATGCCGCTAAACAAAACCGAGCATTAGAAAAAATCCATGCAGACTTCCCTACGCAAGCTCGTTGGAAATCAGAAGGTGACCCAACCAAAACTATGTTTGGTACTGATGAACCTTTGAAAGTACTTCGTATGTGTGTTGCTAAAAAGCAGAAGTCTGACGCATTCCATAAATTTAGTGAGATTGAACCTAATCTATGAAAATTGCTATCATCAACATGGGCAACAACATTCAGGGGTTTAAAACAACCCCTGCTTCTGAAACCATTTATCTGTCTGAGTGCTTGAAAGATATGGGTCTTGATGTAGACCTAATTTCAATGAAGAACACTCAATATGGAATTTCTTTTGACTCTGTAGAAGACCCGAACGTATATGACCGTCTGTTGGTTGTTAACGCTGCTTTGAACTTTTATGGTGGCGAAGAAAACGCAATGAACAAAGCGGCTTATATGTTCATGAACAAATATAAGTCAAAGATCTATTATCTCTTCACAGATATTCGTTTGCCATTTGAACAAGCATGGCGTCGTATGTCAAAGAAAAAATGGTCCAGCAAGTACAAAGAAGAACAATTCATTGTAACTGCTCCTATGCGTATTGTATCGCAAGGTCGAGATCTTGAACAAGCAAAACGTATTCACTCTGAACGTCTGGTGGGATGTCAATTCGGTAAACTAGAGTTCACTCACTTCGCTTTAGACCGTCATAAGATGTATCACAGCGTCTTTAAAATTGCACCAGATGGAATTAAAATGCGTGACCTGATTTACGGCGGAACATTCCGTTCTGGCAACCGTGAAGCTAAGATGGTTGAATATCTGTTTGATACTGGACTTGATGTAGAATTCTTTGGTTCAGTTAAAGCTGAACAATTTAAGAATCCAGAATTCCCATGGACTATTCCTCCAGTATTTCCTGGTAAGGTAGATTCTCGTGAAATGGTTCAACGTAACTCTACTGCTTATGCGACTATCGTATTAGGCGATAAGACTTACGATAATAACCAGATCACTCCTCGTGTATGGGAAGCACTAGCATCAACTGCAATTGCATTCTTTGACCATACATTTGACCCTGACATGAATATCATGGATGGGAACGAGTTCTTTTACGTTAAAAACCGTCAAGAACTAGTTGCTAAAATTAATCGCATCAAAGAAGACGAAGATTTCCGAGTTCAAATGCTCGCATATCAGCACTCTATTCTCCAGAAATATCTGGATGAAAAGCCACAATGGCAAGCTGAATTTAAGAAAGCTATCGATCTGTAATACAAAGAGGGTTTAAAATTTTAATTAGCTTTAAACCCTCGGTTATATAATTAATCATCCTTTAAACCAGTGAGAAAAATATAATGGAGATCAATGGAAAATATTGAATGTCTGATTTAAAATCTCGTCTGATTAAAGCATCCACTTCTAAAATGACCGCGGAACTGACTAAGTCTAAATTCTTCAATGAAAAAGACGTAATCCGTACTAAAATCCCGATGCTGAATATCGCAATCAGTGGGGCATTAGATGGTGGTATGCAGTCTGGTTTGACAATCTTCGCTGGTCCTTCAAAACACTTCAAATCAAATATGTCTCTGACTATGGTCAGTGCTTATATGACGAAGCACCCAGATGCAATTTGTCTGTTCTACGATTCTGAATTCGGTATCACTCCGGCTTATCTGAAGTCTATGGGTGTAGATCCTGACCGTGTAATTCATACACCAGTTCAGTCTGTTGAACAACTTAAAATTGACATGGTGAACCAGCTCGAAGCTATTGAACGTGGTGAGAAAGTTATTGTCTTTATCGACTCTATCGGGAACTTGGCTTCCAAGAAAGAGACCGAAGATGCTTTGAACGAAAAATCCGTCGCGGATATGACTCGTGCTAAAGCATTGAAATCTCTGTTCCGTATCGTTACTCCATATTTCAGTATCAAAAATATCCCATGCGTAGCGGTTAACCACACAATCGAAACTATTGAGATGTTTAGTAAAACTGTAATGACTGGTGGTACTGGTCCAATGTATTCAGCAGATACCGTGTTCATCATTGGTAAGCGTCAAATCAAAGATGGTACAGATCTTCAAGGTTATCAGTTCGTTCTGAACGCTGAGAAATCTCGTACTGTCAAAGAGAAGAGTAAGTTCTTCATTGATGTTAAATTTGATGGTGGTATTGATCCATACTCTGGTCTGTTGGATATGGCTCTGGAACTTGGATTTGTAGTTAAACCTAAGAATGGTTGGTATGCTCGTGAGTATCTTGATATCGAAACCGGTGAAATGGTTCGTGAAGAGAAATCATGGCGCGCTGCCGCTACATCTTGTGTAGATTTTTGGGGTCCGCTGTTTAAGCATCAACCGTTCCGTGACGCAATCAAGCGTAAGTATCAACTCGGTGCTATTGATAGTAACGCAGTAGTTGATGCTGAAGTTGATGAACTGATCAATTCGAAGACTGAAGTCTTTAAAGCACCAGAAGGCTCCTCTGCTCCTTCAGCTGCTCAGTTGGAAGATGATCTGGACAATTTTGATGATGTAATGGGGCATCCAACAGAAGGTTTATAATGAGTGATTACGATTTAAGTGATCTTGACCTTGAAATCGTAGAAGATACCCCCTCTCAGGAGGGGGAATTCGAAAGGATGGAAAGGATATACCAGCGTTCCGCTGAGATTGTTAAGAAGGCTATGGAGAATGTCATCCAGGAAATCCTGATAACACTAGAGGATGGTTCAAACCATATCGTATATGTTACCTCATTAACTGTTGTTGAAGGCGGTGGAGTGTCACTAGAGTTCTCTACGTTATCAGAAGATCGTAAAGCCGAACTAACACCACACGTTGAAAAATGTATTAAAATGCAGATAGAAAACTCTTTTAAAGAGAAGAAGAAAAACCGTTTCAAATTATTTTAATGAGGCTTCAAGTGGTAGAAACAATATTATCGCATTTGATTTTTAACCAAGGCTACTTCGCAAAGGTGTGGCCTTATATGGACTCTGAGTATTTCGAGCATGGTCCAGCTAAAAACGTATTCACCTTACTACAAAAACATATCAATGAATATTCAAGTGTTCCATCGTTGAATGCTTTGAATATTGCATTAAGTAATTCTTCGCTGGGTGAATCGGAAGCTGAAGGCGCACAAAAGCTTTTAGACAAATTAGCCGATACTCCTGAAGACTTGTCATGGTTAGTTAAAGAGACTGAAAAATATGTCCAGTCTCACGCGATGTACAATGCCACATCAAAAATAATTGAAATTCAAACTAACGCTGAATTACCTCCAGAGAAACGTAACAAGAAGCTTCCTGATATCGGTGCTATTCCAGATATCATGAGACAAGCTCTTTCCATCAGCTTTGACTCTTATATTGGTCATGATTGGATGGATGATTATGAAGCTCGTTGGTTAGCATATCAAAATAAAGCTCGTAAAGTTCCATTCTTGATGAATATCCTGAACCGAATCACGAAGGGCGGCGCAGAAACAGGCACACTGAATATTTTGATGGCTGGTGTAAACGTCGGTAAGTCGTTAGGATTGTGTTCATTAGCAGCCGATTATCTTCAGACTGGTAAGAACGTTCTTTATATCTCTATGGAGATGGCTGAAGAAGTATGTGCTAAGCGTATTGATGCTAACTTGCTTGATGTGTCTTTGGATGACATCGATGATGGTAATGTATCTTATGCTGAATACAAGGGTAAGATGGAAAAATGGCGACAAAAGAATACTCTCGGTCGTCTGGTCATCAAACAATATCCTACTGGTGGTGCACACGCAAATACATTCCGCGCACTTCTGAATGAATTGAAACTCAAGAAGAATTTTGTGCCAGATGTCATTATGATTGACTACCTCGGTATCTGTGCTTCATGTCGTATTCGTCAATACACTGAAAATAGTTACACATTAGTTAAAGCGATCGCAGAAGAACTTCGTGCACTTGCGGTTGAAACTGAAACTGTAGTTTGGTCTGCTGCTCAGGTTGGCCGTGGTGCTTGGGATGCTTCTGATATGAACATGAGTGATATTGCAGAATCGGCGGGTCTACCAGCAACAGCAGACTTTATGCTAGCAGTGATAGAGACAGAAGAACTTGCACAGATGGAACAACAACTCATCAAGCAAATTAAGTCTCGTTATGGTGACAAAAATAAGAACAATAAGTTTTCTGTTGGTGTTAAGAAAGGTAATCAACGCTGGGTTGAAATCGCACAAGAAGGCGGTGATAAACCTACACCAGTAAGCGAAACATCTGGTGGTCAGCAGCGCGTAGCAGAGCAAAATCGTATAGCTAAGGTTGAAGTATCTCGAGCCAAACTCGACGCATTAGCCGAAGATATGAAATTCTAACCGTTTACATACACATGGAAGTGTGTTACTATGATCTTATACAAACAAGAGGAAAACAGCATGAAAAAGATTATCTTAGCAGCAATTTTATCTCTTTCAGCTTGCGCTGGAACCCCAGCAATGGCAGCAGATGGGTATTCAAGCATTCCATGTATTAAGTTCATTGAAGGCGACTGGAAAGATCAAAAGCCTCGCGTCATTAAAGACTTACTAGCTGTTGCAGATAAAAATCAGGCAATGCTTGTAGAAGATCTCGATGACAATGACCTGGTAGTTGCTGGTACTAATCTGTACTGCGAAAATATTCCGGCTAAAGATGTTCTGACTTGGGTGGGACTGTAATGAATATCATGTTAATGTATCAACCAGCATCAGAAATTGTGCGAGGTATGAAAGTTGAACACCGAGTTCCTGCATTATGGGAAACATTCCTAGATACTGGTTCTAAATTAAACTTACCATTTGGCGAAGTAACAATTTTCCAGACCGGTACTAAACCAACTAAACGCCAGCTCCGTAAGTTCAAACGTATTCATCGTGTCAATATGGTTAAAAGCATAGCTGAGCATGAATTTAATAATTCTTGGGAAGGCATCCATTGTGATGTTATGGGGCTGTAATGCATATTTTTATTCTGATTCTGGCTCTGACAACCGGCGATTCCGGTGGCGCTGCAATTGATAAGGTTGAAATAAAATCTCAAGATTATGCTGAAGCCAGTAAGATGTGCGACCGAGCGGGTGAAAGTTATCGAAAAGACGTTAAGTCATTCAACGTTTATCCGGAATATACTTGCATCTACGCTGGTGTTAAATAGACCAGGAGGTGTTTATGAGCACTATTAAAGGGGCGATGGACGCAGTATATGCGTACAAATTTATTCGCCTGATGTCTAAGCCTTTCACTGAGTGGAAAGCATATGAAGCAAAAATAATTGACGAAAAGGGAACTGTGCTAAAGCGTCCTAGCACTCCAGAAGAGAAAGTGGCTTACTCTGCCTTTCATGCGAGTGTTCGGTCAATTAAGCGTATGATGTCTACAGTTCCAGGATTAAACGGCGTCGCGTCGATGATGTCGGCTTGGAGTACAGTAGCATCTCGGTACAATATAACAGAATCCGAACAAAAAGAGATATTTGAGGCTCTTCCATTGTTCGAGGACATGGTAGCTGGTGATTCCGGTGGAAGTGTCCAGAATATCGCCTCTGGTACCACGACCGGAGCAATCACAAATAAAGGTCCTGAGCAAATCCCCGCAAAACGTAAGCGAATCAAAATCAATCCTAACAAGTTGTGATAAAATGGCCTTAGAAATAAGGCCAAGGAGAATAATATGTCATGGGTTCACAATGAGTTCGCATTCCGCGCACTATCTCATCTTCCAAAATTCACTCAAGTAAATAACGCAGCACAATTTAAACTTCGATGTCGTTGTCCGGTGTGTGGAGACTCACAAAAGGACGAAAACAAAGCACGATTCTGGGCGTACGGTCTACCTGATGATGTGCTATTAAAGTGCTATAACTGTGACTATGTAAAGCCGATTGGGATTTATTTGAAAGAGTATGAACCAGATCTTTATCGTGAATTCATTCTTGAGTTACGAAAAGATAAAATGGTTCAACGTGAAAAACCTGTTGAAAAACCTAAACCTGTTGTGGAAGAGACTAAAGGAATTAAGCTCATTCACTGTGAACGTCTCGATAAAATGGACCCTAATCATCCAATAGTTCGATACATCGCCGGACGTAAAATTCCAAAAGATAAATGGAATAGACTTTATTTTACGTTGAAATGGCCAGCATTGGTGAACTCAGTAAATCCAGACACTTATAAGACGGAGCGAGATGAGCCTCGATTGGTTATTCCAATATTCAATTCAGAAGGAATAATTGAATCATTTCAAGGCCGTGCTTTAAGAAAAGATGCTCCTCAAAAGTACATCACTATTAAGTCCAACGAACATGCGACCAAAATATATGGGACAGACACTGCAAAGCCAGGTAAAAATGTTTATGTACTTGAAGGCCCAATAGACTCATTGTTCTTAGATAATGCTATTGCGATTACTGGCGGTGCAATGGATTTGAGTTTAGTTCCATTCAAAGAAGATAGAGTCTGGATAATGGACCATGAACCACGAAAAGATGACACAATTAAGCGAATGAAACGTTTGATTGATGCAGGTGAAAGGGTTGTCTTTTGGGATAAAGCGCCATGGGAAAAGAAAGATATAAATGATATGATTCAAAAGGAAGGGGCTCGTATTGAAGATATCCAGAGCTATATCGAAAACAATATAGCGTCTGGTTTAATGGCACAACTCAGACTCAAGAAGTATAGTAAGATCGGTGTTTAAATTCCAACCATTATATGAGAAATAACTTGTTCCAAAGGAACAGGTGGAAGTGTTATCCCGTATGCTAACGCAAAAGGTATGATAATATAATTCCAAGTTGCTACAGCAGCAGAAATTGCTCCGACCAGAATAATCTTACCTTTCTGGTCTTTTATTTGAGTCTTTAGAGATTTCTTTTCAGTTTCTTCAGACATATATCCTCCTAAGGCTATTTAATATGAATCTGCAACAACACACGTTCTTAAAGCTTGGAGAAGAGTGCAACGAAGTCGCGATGCTCTGTTCCAAGATAATGCAATTCGGTTTAGACTCCGAGTATCAAGGAGTTACTAATCGGCAACGATTGCAAAATGAATTAAATGATATAATGGCTTCTATAGAATATATCAGACAATACTCTGATTTCAAATTTGAATCTTCTGAATATGAAATTCACAAAAAGATTGATAAAATGAACCACTTCCGAGATATCTCAGAAGAACTCGGTCTTGTAACTAATTAAGAATTGAAAGGAAAAATAATGGCACACTTTAACGAATGTAGTCAACTGATTGAAGGCGCTGATAAAGCACAAGCAGCTTATTACGATACCCTGGTATCTCAGCACAAAGACCCACTACAAGTAATGCTCGATATGCAGAAATCTCTGCAAGTTCGTCTGGCAAATGATAAGCCTGAGCATAATCGTCATCCTGATTCGCTGGAAACAGCTGGCGAAGTCTTGGCTTGGTTACGTGCAAACGATGATTACATCACTGACGAAACGCGTGAACTGTATACGGCTCTTGGCGGTATGTCCAATGGTGAAAAAGCAGCATCCGCAGTATGGAAACCGTGGAAGGCTCAACATGCTGAAATGCAGGCTCGTAAGATTTCTGAACTGTCTCCTGAAGACCAGCTCGAAATCAAATTCGAACTCATCGACCAGCTTCATTTCTTCCTGAATAAGTTCATGGCTCTGGGTATGGATGCTGAAGAAATCTTCAAGCTGTATTATCTGAAAAATGCTGAGAACTTTGCTCGTCAAGACCGAGGCTATTAATGAATCATACAATATATGAAAAAGATGGGGTGTTTTTGCTCCATTCCAGATAGCGAAGATATTTCACTGAACAATATTCTTATTTCTCATGGATTTGTTCCAACGTCTGATCGTCAAATTATTGCATGCGAAAACAAAGAAGAACTGAACGAATTCTTAGCCTATTTTTATGGCGAATATTAAAAGGTGAATTTGATGCAATCGAACTTTGATGTCTATCAATGGAACAAAGATGGTCGCCCAACTGAGCCGGCCTATGGTTCTGATGCATATGAACTTCGTCGTCACTGGTTGTTTGCGGTAAATAATTACTTCATGCTCAATGGCAATCCAACTCGACTACATATCAGAGGCGGTGGGTATGTAACCGTTGATTCAAAATATTATCGCGGTAAAGACTGGGAGTGGTATCAATGATTTCATACGCTGATATTGAAAATGCTTTAACCAATTATTGGGGATTGACCCACCTAACTCTCGAAGACCGATGTGAGTGTCTTCGAGAACTGATTGCTGATTCTGAAGACATTATTGCAGATATAGCAGAAGCTCTTAACAACTATTGATATAAATACTCCTGTAATCAACAAAGGAGAGTTTATGAGCTATGTAAATATCAAAACCTTCGAGCATACCAATGCCGATGGAGTAGTTGCCGCGATGGAAGTTTCTGTAGCATTTAAGTTGTACAGTGACGTTCATCGTATTGCTCGTTCTCATTATCAAATTTTCCCTTCAGAGAAAGCTGCTTACTCTACTGTATTTGAAGAGAATCAACGAGACGCATGGATTGCTAAAAACGCCGATATGTTTAAGGGCGTTCCAGCATCTGGTGGTTGATTTTAGGGACTCCTTCGGGAGTCCCTTTTTTGCTTTTAAATGATGTGATATAATTCTTTTATCAAATGAGGATAACACAATGAGAACACCGTTTCAAAATCCACTACCATGGATTAAAGCTTGGATCAAAAGTCGACAAGAACCTAATGATTGGGTAGAAGAATTTCATTCTGAACTACGAAAAAATACTAACGCTGAGTTCAAAGAAAAAGAAATTAAGCATCAGTATGAAGAAGCTGAAGCACTTGCTGACCAATATCTTGGAGATAAGATAAAATGAAAACATCTGCTTGGATGAAACCAGTTGAATCAGTCGGTGGTATTACAAAACTTATTACTGATCGTTTAATTCACGATCATCTTTTTATCATGAATAGCCCAGATCTTTATGATCTAGTAGATATCTTTATTCATTGCTATCGTGAAGAAGGTACTACATTACGTGTTGTATATGAAGCTCATTTTCACTTCGTTGGTGAGCAAGCTGTTATTCGCTTTGGGACATCTTGGTTATGATTAAATGGCTTAAAACTTTATTCACTCCGGCTCAACCCGATGATCGTCTGGTTCCTTTATCAGTTAATGATGTTATTGTTCCTATGCAAGAACCAAAAGAGTATGTTTATATTGGTGATGGAAAGATGGAAGAAGTTATTCGTCCAAAGGAAACCGATATGCAATACCTGATTCGTCGTAATCATGAAATTCAGGCAGAACGATTTAAATCTAGGTCTCAGCCAAAAGCTAATCCAGGCCCAAGTGCTAAGCCGTTGAATGCAAAAGAACTTAAAACTCGAGTACAGGTTGTTAAAAGTCGTCAACAAACTTCATCGAGTGCTCAATATAATTACAGTCCAAGCAACCCGGCTCCATTTATTTCAGGAGATTCATATGACTCAGGTTACTCATCCTGTGATTCAAGTAGTTCAGGTGGATGCGACTAAGTATAACAGACCTACATATAAAAGTCCACTAAAGAAATCTAATTTTGATATGTGGTATCGTTCTATGAAGGCTGCAGCATTTTTGATAATTGCTGCACCTGCTATGATTAAAGCAAACGATAAGTGGTTTGAAGAAAATAATATTGAAGAAGGTGCTATCTGTGGAAAAATGCGTAAACATCAGTAAGAAATACTCAATTGAACTATCCAAAAAAGTAAATGGAAGAACTATAATTCAGCAAAATGATGTGTTTACAGTTATCATTTCAGCTTTTGCTTCAAACTCTTCAACGAAGCATGAAGACTATTTCAATGAGCAAATCGATAAACTAATTAATGGATTGAGTTTTCCTGAATCTGCAGTATGCTTTATTAGACATGAAGCTGACGTTACTCAAAAGCCTGGGACTCCATTTGGTCATATAGAAGCATTAAATCGTCTTGGATATGATGTACCTCGATATCAGCCCGGTGATAAGTTGTTTATTAACACTGAACAAAGAACGATATGGAAAAAGTTCCTCATCATTGATAACAATGATTTTGATGAGCTCCAAAAATTCATCTGGAACCACTATGAAGATCGTGGATTGATCTTCACTGAATCTGAATCGGCAAAACTCGCTCGCGAAAGCCTATATGAGCAAATGCGTCTTGATAACCTATCACTTCGGTACGGTCGATAATGGATCTGTTTGATATGCTAGAGCCGGCTGAAAAGCCGGTTGTCGATTTACATAAGGTTGATATTTCAAAAGAAATTTTTGAAGTGCTTAAATCACACGGTATCGAATCTACTAAAGCTGCAGAAGATCTAGCTGATCTATTCTGCTTTCCTCCTCCCTGGGCTCCTTGGGCCTAACCGTTTACATCCTCCTCTCACTATGATATGATAGCTTTCGTAAACAAACGGAGGCTATCGTGTTATATCAAAAAGAACACCTCGAAGAAATCCGCGAAAGCGCGGAACACAACTCGTCTTACTACGAACAAGCTATTTCACAGTTCAGTGACTACGAACAATCTGTTTTATGGCAATGCTTCAACGATAAAGCGGACCCTAAATTGCATCTAGATTTAGACCCAATCGTTCGTCGCAACATCACTTCAGACGTGCCAGTAGAACTATATCGTGGAGTATCAAAGAAAACCGCCGCTTGGCTTAGTCATATGGAAGTTGGTCGTATTATTGCTGATAATCGTGTCACTTCATTCTCGTCTGATTTTGCCACTGCAAGACAGTTCGCTGGCGCTTATTGCTATAACACAAAAGTCATTCTTTCACTTCGTAATTGTCCATTTGCTTTTAACTTTCAAGAGCATGCAATGAACTTGGTTCTGGCTGCGCCAGATTCTGAGTTTAGATGTAATGCAATTAATGGTGATGAGAGAATGGAAAAGTTGGAGATGATTAACGCGGAAGATGAGTGGATGTTCCCTATCGGGACTCAGTTTGAGATAGTCAGTATTGAAGATTATCAGTTAGACCCGTTATCTCCGGTCTACAAAATCTATCATTTGAACTTCTATTCTTTCTGACCGTTTACATTCAACGGAAAGTGTAATAGAATAATCCTTGAAACCATTATACCACCTTCGCAAATAAAGCAAATAAGGATTCGTCATGGCTATGCCTCGTGAAGTTGTTATCGCTCAACGTTTAGTTCAAACTTACAAAAGCGCATCATCACGCAGCAAAGAGTTCAATCTGAGTATGGACTATCTTTTGAACATCATGGCACAAGACACTTGTGCATACTCAGGTGAAAAATTTCATAAAGAGCCCGGTGATCATCAAATGACACTTGAGCGTTTTAACAACAAAATCGGATACGTAGAAGGAAATGTGATCCCGGTCAAGTTGAAGTACAATCGTCTTCGCGCTAATCATGAAATTGAAGATCTTATTCGTCTCCAAGAAACAACTGCAGCACGTATTGTTGCTCGTGTAGATGCCAAGAAAGATGTCGCTCCAGTAGTGAAAGAAAAGCCTATTCAAGACGTTCATCGCATTGATTTACCTGGATTTGAAGACATTAACTTGATCTATGTCCCTAAGACTCAACGCGAAGAAATCCGCCGAATTGTTCAGAACATCAAATCTCGTCAAGCTCATATATTACAAAAAGGTGTAACTAAAGAACATAAAAAATCACTGGAAGTTCGTATTCACGGCGGAATCACTCGTATAAAAGCGATAATCAAACAAAAATATAAAGCTCCACAGGTTGTGACTTCCCGCGCTGCGTCGAAGAAGACTTCTAAAGCAGAAAATACTTCTTATGATTATGGTATAATTATCCAGGGTTTGAATCGTTTTCAGAATCTCTCTCGTCTTGATAAAGCTAAACTGAAGAAAGGTTTGCCACTTTCCGCCACCTTCTTCCAACTGTTAAGAGGTAAAATGTGATGCACTATGGTTACATGTTGGTCTACAAAGACAAATCCGGGTATGAAATCCCGGTATATGAATTCTACCGAAATAATCCAATCGGCGGAGCTATGATTTACACTAATAAGAATGACGCTCGTCATGCTTTAGCTCAAGAAGTTGCTGAGTTACAAGAACGTCTTGATCGCGGAATGAAAGTTGTTACTCAGAAGAAAAAATGGCTTTTCTTCAAACGTGATATTATTACTTACATTCCAGTTAAAGATGAAGAAACTCGTCGTCATCTGCAATTGCTCATTAACACCATAAAAGTAAAACGAGTTTCAGTAGCCTAGGAGTCATTTTGAGAATTACATTTGAACAATTAACTCGAAGCCAAAAAAGTACGTTTGATACGACTATCACGGCTATTAAAGAGAAGAAAACTCACGTAACAATTAATGGTCCAGCAGGTACTGGTAAAACTACTCTTACTCGCTTTATTGTAGACCATTTAATTTCTACTGGAGAAACGGGTATTATCTTAGCTGCACCTACTCATGCGGCTAAAAAGGTGTTGTCTAAATTGTCTGGTATGGCTGCTGCTACTATTCATAGCATCCTCAAAATTAACCCGACGACTTATGAAGAGAATATGCTCTTCGAACAAAAAGAAGTTCCAGATTTGGCACAATGTCGAGTGCTTATTTGTGATGAAGCTTCTATGTGGGACCGTGAGCTGTTCAAGATTTTAATGGCCTCAATTCCTAGTTGGTGTACAATCATTGCAATTGGTGATGAAGCTCAGATTCGTCCGGTATCTCCTGGCGATTCTTCAACTCATAAATCGCCTTTCTTTACTCATAAAGATTTCCTACAATTAGAACTCGACGAAGTAATGAGAAGTAACGCTCCGATTATTGAAGTTGCTACTGATATTCGTCAAGGCAAATGGATTTATGAGCATACCAGAGATGGTCATGGTGTTCATGGATTCCAAAGCTCGACTGCATTAAAAGATTACATGATGCAGTATTTTAGCATCGTAAAATCTCCAGAAGATTTATTTGAAAACCGAATGCTAGCATTCACAAATAAGTCAGTAGACAAATTGAATAGCATTATTCGTCGTAGGTTGTATCAAACTGAAGATGCTTTCGTTACTGGTGAAATCATCGTTATGCAAGAACCTCTCATGAGAGAGTTGATGTATGATGGTAAGAAATTCACTGAAACATTATTCAACAACGGACAATATGTTCGTATATTAGATGCTCAGTACACATCAACCTTTTTAGGTGCCAAGGGAGTCTCTGGTGAACACCTAATACGTCATTGGGTGTTAGATGTAGAAACATATGGTGATGATGAAGAGTACGCCAGAGAACAAATAAGGGTCATTAGTGACGAACAAGAAATGAACAAATTCCAGTTCTTCTTGGCTAAAGCTGCTGATACTTATAAAAACTGGAATAAGGGTGGTAAAGCACCTTGGTCTGAATTCTGGGAAGCTAAACGTAAGTTCCATAAAGTTAAAGCACTTCCTTGTTCTACGTTCCATAAAGCTCAAGGTATTTCTGTAGATACAAGTTTTATCTATACTCCGTGTATTCACGTTAGCAATGATAACAAATTTAAGTTAGAATTGCTTTATGTGGGTGCTACTCGTGGTCGTCATGATGTTTTCTTTGTGTGAGGATTTATGTACAGTTTGAATATTGATGATTTTGAAAAATTAATTGATGCTGTTAAGATTAACAAGCCTGATGATAAATGGTGGCAGTGCCGTCAAACTGAATTAGTGTCAGAGCTAAATGAAATCCGTGACAAAGCTTTAGCTATTGCATGGTTCCAAGGCGAATGTCCGCTTATCGGAATTAGTGATAATATTGCTCAACAAATTTATGATTTGAAGGTAGAACTATGTCGTTAAGAGATTTTATTATTGACTATGAAACTTTTGGAAACGTTTCAAATACTGCTGTCATCGATTTGGCAGCGGTAGTATTCGATCCTAATCCAGAAGTTATCGAAACATTCGATGAGCTAGTTTCTCGTGGAATGAAATTAAAATTCAATTTGAAAGCACAAAAAGGTGTTCGTCTGTTCGGTGCTTCTACAATCGAATGGTGGAAAAAGCAATCCGCTGAAGCTCGCGCTAACTTAGCCCCATCTCCGGAAGATATTGACCACGTTGAAGGCTTGTATAAACTTCTGGCATTCTTGAAAGAAAATGGAGTTAATGCTTGGGATTCATTCGGCTGGTGTCGTGGTCAATCTTTTGACTTCCCTATTCTGGTTGATATTCTCCGCGAAGGAGAACGCCGTAAAGGTATCGCAGATAAAGATATCGATACGTTTGGTTTAGAACCATGCAAATTCTGGAACCAACGAGATGTTCGTACCGCAATTGAAAGTCTTTTGATGACTCGTGGTCTTACAACTACTCCGCTGCATAAGGGTGTTCTTGACGGATTTATTGCACATGATTCTATTCATGACTGTGCTAAGGACATCTTGATGTTAAAATATGCTCAACGTTACGCACTAGGCTTGGACGAAGCTCCTGTCGGTGATGAAATTGATCCACTCTCTTTACCTAAAGGTCGAGGTTAATATGTTTAAGAAAAATGATAAAGTTAAAGTTATTTCTGGTAAGAATGCAGGCGTAGTAGGTGTAGTTCTCGGCCATTCAGTTCGTGATGGTTATCGCATTCGTAGCAATAAAGATAAAGTGATTTACGCTAAACCTTACTATGTAGTTGAAGATCCGATGGCTGAACGCACTGAAATCCGCGAAGGCGATGTGGTTATCGTGATGGAACCTTTCGCTGCTCATTATAGCACGGTTTCTAAAAGTCCGTATGAATGCTTATGTAAAAACAAAAACGCGATGGTATCTCTGATTTACACCGACGAAGAGTATGGTGAAGTCGCGAACATCGTTTACCAAGGCCAGTATGCAATCATCCCTCTGAGTGCTCTCCGACGTAATCCTACCCGCATCGCAGGAAAACACATCACAGTATAACTCTGCCGTTTACTTTCCTTGAGGGCTATGATACTATAGCCCTATCAACAAACATGGAGAAACAAAATGAAACAGCAACTCACTCAAGACCAATTCGAAGATATTCTCTTCAACCCTGATCTTACTGTGGTTCAGAAAGATGTATCTGGTCATCTTGAGCACACTACATACGCTTACGTGTATCAAGGAGCTTTGGCGGTTTACGCTGCAGTTCGTCATATCACTGAAGCCGGCACAACTTACTGGAAGGAAGCTATATAATGAAATTTGAACAGAAATTTGAACAAGGTAAATTCTACGCTTTTCGCGGTGAAAATTCTCGCGATAAATTTGAGAGTAGCCATCACACAAATAAAGCTATCGTAGATGCTATTATTGCAAATGGCGGGGTATTTGAAGCAATTCAGGTTAACGGTTGGGGTGCATTAGAAGTTGCCCGCTTTACATCTACTGGCAAAGTCTATCATGAAAATGATGATTGCCAATTTTATCTGTCAAGCGATGAAGCTGAATTCTTCATCGAAGTCGAGCCTAATGGAAATCCAGCGAACCCTAAGCCTTCATTGATTCAAATTGATCAGCAGATGACTGCTGCTAATGATGAAAAATTTGAAGATTCTGAAATGATCACCGATGATATTCCAGTGCCTCATACTACTCTGGTGATCACTAATCTTTCTGAAGCGATTTCTGCTTACAAAATGTTGAAAGGAATTATTCCAGATGCCAGTCTATAACTATAAATGTCCAGCATGCGCTCAAGAAATTGAAGTCATTCGTAAAATTTCTGAGCGTGATAATGAAATGATTTGTCCAGTACTTTGTTGCTCGAATCAAATGGAACGTACAGTGGCCGCTCCGAAATCAGTTCATGGCGGCTTTTACGACAACTTAAAATCAGGCGGTAGCAATCTATGAAATGGGAATTAGGAAAGACTTACGCATTTGCTGATGCTAGTGCATTTCAGATCGGTGTTAATCGTGAGATTCGCGAAATCATTGAAAGTAATATAGATGGATTGTTTCAGGTTTCGCGTTTGAGCAAAAATCCACTCACTGATGTTGATTATCATGTATATGAAATTGTATTATCTGATGGTCGCATAATTGATGGTGAAGTAGCTCGTGAATTACATGGTTTTGGCAAACATGATATTTTCGCAATTTTTGCTAGTGAGCGCAAACATTTTAAAGAAGTAGAATGTAATCGCGATTTCAAAATTTCTATAGATGATTGTCAATATGACGAATTTGACGAATTTGACAATGAATCAGAAGAAAATGTGATGCCCAAAATCGAAGTTGAAGGTCGCATTGCTATTGGTTCTATTTCTTCCGAAGAAGAACGCCTTTGGTTGATTGATTCACTAAACAGGATTAAATTCAAATGAATTCAAAACCTCGTAACATCATCAAACCAGGTGAAACTAAAATAATCAAACTCGCTGATGGGCGAGTTTTTAAAATCAAAAAGGCTACGAAATGAAAAAGATTCTGATTACTCTAGCTGTTGTATTTGCAATGGTAGGTTGCACCGATGCCGATAACGCTGTGAAAGTACTGCAAGCTAATGGTTTCACTAATATTCAAACCACTGGATATAGCTTCTTCTCTTGTGGTAATGATGATTCTCAAGCTACCGGATTTACTGCAATAGGTCCTACTGGTGTTCCGGTTAAAGGTGCCGTTTGTTCAGGCATTTTTATTAAGAACTCAACTATCAGGTTTGAATGATGGAAATTATTAAAAGCTTTGGCAAGCACAAGTATGAAGATCGCTTGTGCTTTATTACAACATTAAAGGTTTGTACTCGTACATTGACAAGTTACACCACTGCTCCAATCACTCCAAAGCATTTGCGTGGTATGAAGAAAAATATCCGACTACTAGCTTCAGGAAGACGTTTTCCTCATGAAGTTTTAGGTTGCAAAAACAAAAATTGTAAGCATTGTAAATAGGGCTTCGGCCCTATGGAGGATATATGATTTTCGGATTAACAACTGCTCAAAAACAAGCCAAGGCCCATCTTGAAGTTGTTGAACGTGCTATTGGTCGTTATCGATTTGCTTGGTGGCCTACTCGAATCACAACAGGTCAGACGATTTGGCTTCAAAAATATTATGAAGTTGAAATCAGAGATATTGTAATACAACTCGATAAAACTTATGGTGTAGATACTAATATTACGTATGCAGTATATGCTTATTCTGATATTTCAAAAGCCGATTGGAAAATATTCGAAGCTTATAAACAAAACTACGGTCTGTATTACGCAAACAAATGTCATAAGGAAATAAAAGGTAATGAGGCCTTTGATCATTTGATTCGTTACAAAGCTGAATTAAATGCTTTACTAAATCCGTGATAATATTTCACCACTAAACGAGGAAATGAAATGATCAATAACGAAATTAAAATTCTTAGTGACCGTGAGCATATTATCAAACGTAGTGGTATGTACATCGGTTCTTCTGCTCATGAATCTCATGACCGTTTTATGTTCGGTAAGTTCGGTGCAGTGAAATATGTTCCAGGAGTAATTAAACTGATTGATGAAATCATCGATAACTCCGTAGATGAAGCAATTCGTACTAACTTCAAGTTTGCGAACAAAATTTCTGTAGACCTTAAAGGTAACAAAATTATTGTTACCGATAATGGTCGTGGACTTCCTCAGGCTGATGTAGTTACTCCTGAAGGTGATACTATTCCAGGTCCAGTAGCTGCATGGACTCGTCCTCGCGCAGGTGGTAACTTCGGTGATGATGCTGAACGAAAAACTGGCGGTATGAATGGCGTGGGCAGTGCTCTGACCAACATTTTCTCAGTCACTTTCGCTGGTGCAACATGTGATGGTAAAAATGAAATTGTAGTTCGTTGTTCTAACGGTGCTGAAAATATTTCATGGGAAACTGTTCCAGCAGAAAAGAAAGAGCACATTCAAACTAAGACTGGCACAATCGTTTCATTTATTCCAGATTTTAGTCATTTTGAAAGTACCGGACTGACTCAAATTGATGAAGATATTATTCATGATCGTCTTCAAACTCTGTCAGTAGTATTCCCTGATATTGAATTCAAATTCATGGGTAAGAAAGTACAGGGAAACTTCAAGAAATACGCAAAGCAATTTGATGAAGAAGCAATTGTATTTGACGAAGAAAATTGTTCAATGGCGATTGGTCGTTCTGATGATGGTTTTCGTCATCTGAGTTATGTGAACAATATTCATACAAGCAAGGGTGGTTCTCACGTTGATTTGATTATCGATGAACTGAGTAATGAACTCATCCCGATGCTTAAACGCAAGTATAAGCTAGATGTTAATAAAGCTCGTATCAAAGAGTGCTTAACTCTGGTTGTATTTGTTCGTGATATGAGCAATATGCGTTTTGATTCTCAGACTAAAGAGCGTTTAACCTCTCCATGGGGTGAAGTAAAAGCTCATATGAATCTGGACTATAAGAAACTTGCGCAGCAAGTTATGAAAGCTGAAGCAATTCATATGCCGATTATCGAAGCTATGTTGGCTCGTAAATTGGCGGCAGAGAAAGCAGCTGAAACTAAAGCTGCTAAGAAAGCCCAGAAAGCTAAAGTAGCAAAACATATCAAACCAGCTAAATATGGTGATGATTCTGTTGAGACTACTTTGTTCTTGACAGAAGGTGATTCGGCAATCGGTTATCTGATTAATACTCGTGACCGTGATCTTCATGGCGGATATCCGTTGCGTGGTAAAGTAATGAACACGTGGGGAATGTCGGCTGCTGAAGCGATGAAGAACAAAGAAATCTTCGATATTTGTGCAATCACGGGATTGGTAATCGGTGAAGATTTTGATACTTTGAACTATAAGAATATCGCTATCATGACCGATGCCGACGTCGATGGTGTTGGTTCAATTTATCCAAGTCTGTTAGGTTTCTTCAGTAATTGGCCTCGTCTATTTGAAGAAGGTCGTATTCGTTTCGTTAAAACTCCAGTCATCATTATGTCAAAGGGTTCTGAACAGAAATGGTACTATTCTGCTGCTGAATATGAAGCTGAAAAAGAAAAATTATCTGGTTGGAAACTTCGTTACATCAAAGGTCTTGGTTCTTTAGAAGAAGACGAGTATGAACGAGTTATTCAACAACCAGTTTATGATGTAGTTTCTTTGCCTGATAACTGGAAAGAATTATTTGAAATGGTTATGGGTAATGATGCAGCTCCTCGCAAAGTCTGGATGAGCGAATAAATATACATGAGCAATTCTGCTCTATAATAAGGAGAGTTTATGTCTCAAGCTTGGATTACACTCGTAGACGGAAGTTATGGTTACATGTGGGCCGACGCATTGCCACTTCCTGGTGATTGGGTAACAATTCGTGTAAGGCAGATTGATAACTCTTTCAAGAAAGTATATGGACAGGTATCGAGAGCTACCTGGTAATTTTAGGGACTCCTTCGGGAGTCCCATTTTTGTATGGTGACTTATGAAAATGCTTAATGGAAGTTATGTTAATTTAGACAACGTAGCAGCAACAATCCGAGACAGTAAGAAGATGTACTTGGATAAACTCAAGAATACACCAGATGATCTCTGGTTAAATCAATTCTCGAGGATGATAGAACATATTGCTGTACTGGTAGAAAGTAACCAAGCCATTCCAGTTAACCTACAACAAACAGCACTGAAGCTGGTCTATTCAGCTCGTGAAAAATATACTATAAGAGAATTCGCCGCAATTCTCAGAGAGGTTGGTAATGAAAAGTTATAATGTGAATTTGACACTCTTTGATGACGCGGTATTCCGTGAGTACAGAATCATTCAGCGGTTCTTCGACATCAATGAAGCTGAAATCTTTAAAGACCGCTTTAAAGAAATTCGTATTAAAATTAAAAACGACACTGCAACTAAAGATGAACTCTTGGAAGTTGCAGATTTAATTAAACGACATAACTGATAGGAACAATATGATTATTTCCCAAGAACAGGAAGTGGTATTTGGTTCTGCGAATCAACAAGCAACTGCTTTCGGAATTGAAAACAACGCAAAGGCATTTATTCTTCTTTCTGATAAGCTGTACACTAACAAGCCTTATGCGATTGTACGTGAATTGTCGACAAACTGTCTTGATGCTCATAAGTTGAATGGTCAGACTCGTCCATTTGAAGTTAAAGTTCCTACACGTTTAGACCCACGATTCGTTATCCGTGATTTTGGTCCAGGTCTGTCTGATGTTCAGATTCGCGGAGCTAATGGTAAGCCCGGTCTGTATAACACTTATTTCGCTTCGACAAAATCTGATTCAAACGACTTTATCGGTGCAATGGGTCTTGGTTCTAAATCTCCGTTTAGTTATACAAAAACATTCACAATCATTTCGTGCCATGATGGCCGCAAAATGGGTTACACCGCGATCATGAAAAACCTCGGTCCAGAAATCATTCCTTTGTTTAATGAACCGATGGGCGAAGATGATGTGACTGGTATTGAGATCACCGTCCCGGTTAAGACAGACGATATCTCTAAATGGGAAACGGAAATTAAGCGAACATTCCGTACGTTCGTTGGTGTTGAACCTAAGATTCTAGGCTCGAAAGTTGAAATTAATTATTTCCCTGAATTCACTCCAGACAAACAATGGTTCAGTCTTAATTCAAGCCCATTTGAAAATGATCAATCGTTGTACGCAGTTTATGGTCGAATCGTTTATCCAATTAAGATGAGCGAAATTCCTGATATCAAAGCCGACTGGCTTCTGAACCGATATGGTCGAGTTTATGTTCATTTTGATTTAGGTGAACTGGATATTACTCCATCTCGCGAAGAACTTTCCTATAATGAAGAGACTATCGAGAACATCCGAAATAAAGTTAACAATCTTGAAAATATAACGTTAGCTGCTGATTTAGAACGTTTCCAAACAATTGAAAATAAACGTCAACTGTCTCGTGAATTACAAGCATTAAATCATCGTCAGCGGACGATTTTAGGCACTCGTTCTATTCTTATCCAAGATAAGCCATATCAAGATTGGGTATCGATGTTCCACCATAGCAAAGTAGAGAATTTGGTCTACAATGCGAATATGGTAGCTTATTATGTCGGTACAGATGCTGAACGGCGTCGAATTTCTAGTTCATGGAATGTTCGTAATCGTCTGTCAGCACAAAGTTTGTTCTCGATTGATCACAAGAAAATAGTATTCATGATTGATGATAAACCATCTCGTCGTGCTTCTACTATTCGTGGTATGTATGCTCTTGATATTCACAAGTACTGCTATGTTATCTTGGTTAATCCAGATAATGAGAAAGAAGTTCATGTGATGAACGAAATCACTAAGTTGTTTGAAGGTGATGAAGTTATATGCTTTAAATGTTCTGAAATGGAACAGGCAAGAGTTAAAGACGCTGAACTGAATGCAGCCAATTCAGATAAAGAAGGCGCTAAGCGTCCTAAATCTCCTAACATCCAGAAATGGTCTAAGACTGATGGAAAATGGGAAGTTGATTCGTTCTGCATGAGTGCTAATGAAGTTCGTGAACTTGAAGGTTACGCAATTGGAATATCTCGTGATTCTATCGTCGAGTTTCCAAGCGGTAATGAAACATCATTCGACCAGACAAATATTAAAGGCGCTTGTGACTATGTGAATGTTTCAGAGTTCTGGATGATTCGTCCAGCTGCAATGAAATACGCGCAAGATGCTGCATTGGACCCTCTGATGGATGAGTTCGTCAATAAGTTCATTGAATTGATTGATAAAGTTGATGCTGATGTTATTCCACCTTCGACTACATCTCGACGTCAAATTAATAATATTCTGTCAATTAAAGCGTTGACTCCGTTAATTAAGAATTTTTACGACGTTAAAGATTGGCAATCTTCTGTAGAATTGAACCAGTTTGTCAAGACATTTAATGGGTCAATTCATGGTGAAGGTGAAAACGCTGAGAAATTAGCTTTATGTCAGAAGATTTATAATAGACTCGTAGAAACCGCTAAGTCAGATTTTGAAATAAAAGCGGAAGAGTTTGAAGAAAAATATCCGGTCATTTGGTATATGCTTGATGAATACTACATCCATGAAGCTAAAAATCACAATGATCTTGCTAAAATTGCGGCGCTGTTAGGCGCCATCTAA